CCTTATCCGCCGCGGCCTTGAGATTCTCCATGACGATCACCAACGGCCCCATCGCCTTACCGATCTTATCCGCGATCTCCTGAAGAACCTTCTTCAGCGAATCACGGATGGTCTCGAACATCTCCTTGAAGTACGTCTTCGCGCCCTCCCACGTAGTCTTGATCAGCTTCCACGCATCTATCAGCGGGTCCGTTATGAACTTGATCGCCTTCTTAACCAGAGGCTTCAGCTCCTTCTCCCACTTAGTGGGGTCAAACATCGTCGTAAAGAAGCCGACCAGCTTATCCCACAGCGTCTTCTTACCCTCCTTCGGCACCAGGAAGTCGAAGGCCCCTAAGATCGTCTTCTTAACCTTCTTAAAGACGTTCTCCACGGCGGTTTGAACAGTCTTAAACGCATCCTCAAGCCCCTTCTTCGAGTCGGTCCAGATCCTCTTGACGCCGTCGAGCGCCTGTTGCGCCTTAGTCTCCGCGGCCTTCCACATCCCAACCGCCGCCTTCTTGAGTAACCCCCACTGCGTCCCAAACCACTTAAAGAGCTTGCCTGCCGTGGCCTTGATGGCCTTCCAGGTGTCCGCGAAGAACCCCACAGCCTTGTCGAGGTCAGCCTTGATATCAGTGCTGATCGAGTTACCGAACAGGTTATCGACCCATGTCTCGATGGTATCGAATACCTCGTCGACCTTCGTATTGAAGTTGTCGAAGTAGCCGATAATGTCCGAGATCACGGTGTCAACGGTGGACCCCACGTCGCCAAACACACCCTTAAAGAACTTCTTGACCCCGTCCCAGATAGGCTTGACGTGCACGTTCCAGGTGTCGATGAGCGCCTTCTCTATCGGGTCCCAGTAGGGCTTGATGACGCCCCACAGAGCCGCGAAGATGGCCTGGAAGGCTCCCTTGATACCCTCCCAAACCGGCTTGATATGCTTCTCCCAGACCGCAATCGCCTTGTCCTGGATGAATACCCAGGCCGCGGCCGCCTCGGCTACGAGATCTGCCCAGATGACCTTAAAGAAGGTCTTGAGGTCGTTCCAAGCGCTCTCTATCTCGCGCCAGGCGGCCGTAGCGGCGCCCGCGAGGAGCTTCCAGCCGATGATGAGCACACGGTGGATAATATTGCCTATCGACTCCAGCACCTTCCAGACCGCTACGGCGCCGATCTTGATAACGCCCCAGATGGGCTCGACCACCACCCACAGCGCCTTGAAGCCCACCACCAGGCCGTCCCAGATAACCCCCGCAACGAACTTGAGAACAGTCCACCACACCTTGATACCCTCCCAGAAGACCGAGAGGATTGGCTCGGTAATGGCCCACCACACCTTGAAGCCGAGCACTAGGAGGTCCACGACCGGCTTGGCGGCCTTCCAGACCTTATCAAAGGCAACGCCAAGACGATCCATGATGCCCGGCCCCTCCTGCATCTTGGCCCACGCCTTCTTGACGTTCTCCCACATCTTGGTCAGCACTGGCCCGACAACAGCCCACATAGCCTGGAAGCCCTTGACCAGGTGCGTGCCCACCCAGATGACCACGTCCCAGAGGACGCCAAGGACAAACTTGAACCCCTTCCACCAGAGCGAAAGGATGGGCTTAGCTATCGTCCAGAACGTGTTCCAGCCGAGGATGAGACCATCAAAGATAAGGTCGACAACGACCCCAAGAACCTTCTGAACCGTCTGCAGAGCACTGACGATCCCGTCAAAGATAGGCAACGCCTCGGGCAGGTGCTTAGCTATCAGCTCCCGAATCTTCCCCAGCATACCCATGAGAAGGCTGCCCACCATCTCGCCCAAGGCACCAACCGCCTTGCGGAGCGCAGCCAGCAACATGGGGACACCCTTGATGATTAGGTCCGGGACCGTGGTAACAAACCAGTTCCAGATCTTCGGCCCCCATTCCGCGAGCTTATCAACAATCCAGGCCCCAAGACCCGCTAACCACTTCTTAGCCTTCTCTACAAACGCCTCGGTCTTCGCAGGCGCCAGCATAAAGCCAGCAGTCAACGCCGCCAGCGCCGCCACCAACGCAATAATCGCGCCCTTCACCGAGAAGATGGTGCTAATCACCGTGCTCAGCGCGCCCCCCACCGCCTTGGCGATGACCACCACGGTGCCCCAGTTGGCTACGAGGGAGACAGCCGCCGAGACTAACCCCCCGATCGCACTGATGACCCCCCCGATAATCTTCCCGATAGGAAGAAAGGCCGACAGGGCAAAAGCACCAATAATGCCACTAGACGCCCCCTTGAACGTCCCGGCAGCCTTCTCCTTAAAGGACTTGCTCGGGTCCGCCCATAGGTCCGTCATCCCCTTCCACCACTCGGCAAAATAGTTCTTGGCTGCCTCCTTAGCCATCCCCAGGCCCGCCTTGATAGCGTTGCCAATCGCGCCGCCGATCTTCTTAGCCGCTGACGCCCCCTCAGCAGACGACGGGTCAAAGCCCTTGGTCAGCCCCGCAAAGACGCCCTTAGCTAGGTCAACAAGCGCCGGCAAGAGCTTGGTGGTAACGAGCCCACGGAGCTTCTTAACAGCCGCTACGATGGCTCCACCGAGCGCCGCAGCAACCCGCGACGTAGCCTTAAGCCCCTCCGGGCCCTTCGGATCAAACTGGCCTGTGAGGCCCAACCAAAAAGCCTCGGCGACCCTAACGAAGCCGGCTCCCAGCTTCAGAACAGACTTCTTGAGGGACTTGAGCACGCTCCCCCACGTCTTGCTCCACTTGACGCCCTTGAAAGCCTCCTCCATCTCGCCGGCGAATCCCTCAATACTCTTTGCCGCCTTGTCTATCTCGCCGGGGAGCTTCTTTGCGAACTTCTCTACATCCTCACCTATCGCGTTGAAGGCGTCCCCCCACGTCTTACCCTTACCCAGACTCTTCTTGACCTTGTACAGATAGCTGAGGAAAACCGTCAGCGCGACAGCCGCGGCACCTATCACCGCTCCTAGAGGTCCGAAGGCTACCGCCAGCACCCCGATGCCTGCACCTACCGGAGCCAGCGTCTTCAGCAGCATGCCGAGGATGTGCACGAAGGGCTGCAGGAACTCAGGCAGCAGCCCCTTGGCGCCAAGCGCATGCATGTCCGCAAACATACCCAGGAGCACCTTGGTGGGCCCCTGAGCACCCTTCATCGCCTTCTGCATCTGCCCCATGGTCTTGGTGGTGTTCTTGACGAAGGCTTGGCGCCCCTTCCCCATCGCGCGGAACGCTGTCTCAAACTGTTGCTCCGCCATCTCGAACGCCTCTTGCAGCGTCCGCCCCGCGCTAAAACCCTCCTTCTGCAGCTGCCCGAGAGATGCAGTCGAGTTCATCGTCGACGCCATCATCTTCATCGTGCCTTCATCTGCCTCCTGTAAGAAGCGGATGAAGGCGCTGGAGTCAAAACCCTCAACGCCTTCCAGACGCCCACGGATGAACTCCAAAGCCTGCCCTACATCCCCTCCGCTCTCCTTAGTAGCCTTGAGCAGCTGATAGAGGCCCTGCACCATCCCTGCTGGCCCGTGCTGCATGAGATCAAAGGTGTCGCCCATGTTAATACCCATATGGGCGAACCTCTGCATAAGCTCGGGGATGTCCTCAGCAGCAGCCACGCGCAGATTCTGGAATTGCTTCTGGGCCGAAACCATCGACTTGGCCAAGCCCATTGCAACCTCTGGAGCCTCCTCCATCCTCCCCGTAGCCTTCGCCATCGCGGCGCCTAATGCTGCCGTCTGCTTTGCGAACGACGCCAACTGCTTCGGCTGCAGGTTCATCCCCATCAGCGCCGCCTTATCCGAGAGAGTCGTGATCATCTCGGGCAGCTTACCCAAGGACTCCCCCACATTACCCGATACACGCCCCATCTCAATAAAGGTGGCGGTCACCCCCTTTATGTCCTCCCCCGACATATGAAGCTTGTGCATCTGCTCCATCATGTGGGCGTATTGCTTAGCACTCAGCCCTGTAACATCCGCAAGCGCTGCTAGGTCCTTCGCTGACTTGATATTTGTGTGCCGAAGCATCTCCGCGCTCTTGCGCCAGCCGACGATCGCCTCGGTAGCCTCCCCGGCCCCGATATTCAAAGCGATCGCCATCCCCCCAGCCTGCTTGGTTACCGCGCGCAGCTCCTTTCCCGTGAGCCCTAGATTGACCGCCGTCTTCTTTGACTCCTTGGCCATCGCGACGCCCTGAGCCTCAAGACTGTTGGTCAGGTTGAGCGCATCGCCCTGCAGCGCCTGCAGCGATGATCGAAACTTGTCGAGGGTCCGAGAGGACAGGCCGCTGATAAACTCCCTTAGCTTGTTAACGTTGAGCGACTCCCCCATCTTGCGGATAGAGTCTCGGACAAAACCAAAGCCCCCCTGGATAGTGGTCAGCGTCTTCTCGATCTTCTCTCCGATCTGCTTAAAACGCTCAGCATACTGGGAAAGCTTATCCGTCGACTCGTTCTGCTTCTCCGCGACATCCTCCGCCGCCTTCCCGACATCATCCAAAGCCTTCGTGGCAGGCTCGACCGACTTAACATACTTATCCCACAAGCTAGTCAGCCGCGAGGTAACAGGCTGTGCCGCCTCAAGGATCCCGCGAAAGCTCTCCCCCACCCCAGCTATGCGCCCTTTAACCGACTCGACCGCCGGCCCCAACGTCGCATCCCAGGCCATCGACACAGCCTTCATGCCGCTCTCGAACGTGTCCTCCAACGGCTTGAAGTGCTCACGCAGGCTATCCACACTAGCCGCAGCGTTCTCGTATTGGGCAGCAAACGAGCGGCTCCAGCGATCAACCGTGGCAGCCGTTCGGTCCATCTCCCCAATCACACCATCCAACGCTTTATTGACACCAGCTGCAGCAGGCTGAGCAACCTTGTTGACCTCACCGATGCCCCGGACGATGCCCGTGAAGCCAGAGGTGACCGACTTCTGCATCTTCTCTAGCCCCATATCCTTGGCGCCGAAGGAAAATCCAAGCCCGAGGAAATTCAAACCCATGACGCCCTCAAAGTTTCTGTGCTAGAGTTAGCTTTATGCGGAAGTACCGTAGCACCCCCAAGCTTACAGAAAAACAAGTAGAAGAGATACGAAGAAGGGCCGCTGAAGGAGAGAAGGGTAAGGACCTTGCGGAGAAGTTTAGTATATCTCGTGGAGCCGTGTCCCTGATACTCCGAGGTCTCACCTGGCCAGACGTCCCTGGCCCGCTCAAGCGCGTCCGACCACGTACCCAAACCGACACGAAACGCGAACGTGTCGAGCTCTGGCGCCCTGTCCCTGGGTACGAAAACCTCTACAGTGCCTCGAACCTCGGCAACATCCGCATCGAGGTCACACGCCACAACATCCGCGCGGGTACACACCTCCGACAGACCCGCGACCGCGACGGCTACCTGACTGTCACCCTCACTGACACGAAGAGCCCCAGGGCATGTCGCGTGTCGCTGCTGGTCCTCGCGGCCTTTGTCGGACCCCGCCCCGCGGGCCTGGAGACCAACCACAAGGACGGTGATCGTCAGAACAACGCGTTGAGCAACCTGGAATACGTAACCAAGGCTGAGAACATCAAACACGCTGTCGAGGTGCTCGGTAGTGACCGCAAGGGGATCAACAACCCTTCGGCGAAGCTTGGCGAGCCGGAGGTCTTGGAGCTGCGCCGCCGCGCGGCCACCGGCGAACCCTACACCACCCTTGGAAAAGCCTTCGGCATCACAAGCGTGATGGCCCGGAAGATAGCCACCGGCGAGTGCTGGGAGCACGTGGGAGGCCCCCGGACAACCAAGCGCAAGCTGGGGCGGCCGCCCCAGAGGCACCCCTAAGCATCCCAGGTTGTTTAAGGGCATTTTTCGCTCACCTCTTGTCTTATCACGAACCGTGTGGCCACGACAACGTAGCTGCGACCACGTGGTCGCGGCTGCTAGCGGCGCCGAGCGCGCATCTTAGCCGCCTCGGCCTCTTGCCGCCTTCGCCGTTTGTCCTCTAAGTCTAGCTTCTTACGAACAAGCCTCCTGCGTCTAGTAGTTGGGATGCTCATGTAGTCCTGATAGGACCCATGCCACACCTCCATCAGGTAGAAGATCTCTTCTTCGAGGCCCTCAGCACCGAGGACGGGAAGAAAAAACCCGCCTGGCTAACGTCCAGCTCCTCCTCAAACTCTAACCCACACTCGGGGCAGACCATCTCCAGAGAGGTATCCACACCCCCCTCAATATCCTCAAAGGCATCCCGCAGGGCGTTGCGGTCGCGAAGCCCGAGAGCCTGGACCATAGGCAACGTCGGCGGAGCCTCGTTGAGCATCTCCAGGCGCTGCAGAATGCCGAGCGACATAGCCTGCTTGGTGTTAGCGGCCTCCGCCAGGACCTCCTCGTCACGCCCTAGCAACGGGCGGTACCGCGCCACCTTGCCCGATGGGAGAGTAATGTCGTAGATGCGCTTCTTGGGGTTTGGCATAGGCTTCACCTCAAGATCGGCTAGGTCCAACGTGAACAGCCCGCTGTACTTGCACTCCTCAGACGGACACTTCCCCCGGAAGGGGTAGGCATCTCCCAAGGATGTGCGACGAATCGCAAACATCAGGAAGATGCGGTCACCCACCGTCAGCTCGCCGGCAATGCCCGAGAGAGTCTTATTGTCCGTTATCGTGCCCAGCCGCGTCGTGCATGCTGAGATGAGCTTCCCTACCTTCTTGTGGCCCGGTACTGCCTTGGAGGCGAGCATGTCCTCCTCGTGCCCCGTAATCTCCCTTACATCCACATCAACGTGGAGTACCCCCTCGGGGTCCAGATACCCGCAGGGCAACGTAAACATCCCAACGGAGCTTTTAGGCTCCTCCTGCTGTGCCTGCTGGACCGCCTCCAGCACCTGGTCTCGTCCTTGATCTACCATCGTCCCTTCCTATCTAGTGCGCCCCAGCGCGATCTTTCAGTAAGCTGTCAGCCTCCTCCTCGTACAGCCGGATAAGGGCCTTGAGGGAGTCTGTAACCGTAAGTCCTCGGGAGTTTACAAGCACCTTGAAGGTGGCATACGCCTGCCGGTCCACCCACACGTTGACCTTCACATCCGCACCCACGTCCTGCCAGCTGACAAGGTCATCAAAGCGCTCGGTGTCCCGCACGTACATCGACATGAGATAGCGCACCAGCGCCCCAGCGCTCCTGAAGCCGTTCAAGGCTTTGATCTTGTCGTACATCCGCCGGCTAACCCAGAAGTTCACCGGGCGCCGGGCCTCGCCGTTCGAGGTTGCCCGAGAGACCGCATCCCTCGCCATCTCGCACGCTCGGCACAGCACGCGGCCGTTGTCGATTGTGAGCTGGCCTCCGGCCTCCACCGGCACCAGCATTATCACCCGCAGCTTATGCTTTCCGCCGCAGTTAGAGCAGCAGTCCCGAGTATTCACGAGCACCTGCTTCTCCCACTCGGCCCGCAGCTGTCCGGGGGTCATCTTCGCCGGGTCGAGCCCCTTCAGAAACTCGATGTGCTCCTCCACCCCTACCTGAACCTTCGGCTCCTCATCCTTAGACATTACCCTCTCCTTTGATCAAAAAGGCGGCGAAGCTCGGGTGGCTGCTCCTCAGCGGGCACGTCCCGCACCTTGCGAATATCCGTCCCCCGCAACCGCACCCACTCCCACGCAACCTCAGCCGAGCACGCATCCAGATCCAACGGCAGACTAAACACCTCATCAAACGCCGCGGTCACGCACCGCGCGCGGCCTGCGGGGGTGTACATCCACACGTCCACCACGGTGGCCTCGATCAGATACGACGCCAACGTCCGCACGTCCGCCTTGTGCGCGGCCCCAATCCAGATATCCCCGTCGAAGATGTCACTGAACACCACCGACGCGCTAAACCACTCATCCACCGACTCGTCATAGCCGAGAGCGCAGAGCGCGAAGCGGTGGCTAAGATACACGTCGGTCACACGTGACCTTGCCATACCCTTGGTCCTTTCCTGTAGTGTGTACCTGGAGGTTACCTCACCTTTGAGGTAGGGCCAAGCGCGAAAGCTACCTCAGCATCGAGGTAAGCTACCTGCGCCGTCGGCGCAGCCGCTGGAGCTGCTCCTCTACACGCCGAAGCAGCTCCTCATCCTCCTCGTCTCCATCGGCATCGGGGTAGGAGGGAAAGGTACGACGGAGGGGCGTCCCCAACGGGACCGTATAACCTCCAGCGCTACCCGACGTGGTCTGCTCATCACTCCGCTTTCCGCGGCCCAGAAGGGACAGTAAGGCGGCTTTTGCAATAGCCATAGGCTCAGGGTACCCCAGAGCAGTAAGGACGTCTAGGAGGCGCCTAGGCGCCGAGACGACGCCTACCCACCAAGGGTGATCTCCTCAAACATATCAACCGCGAGCTCTAGCTCCGCGACATGGACAGCGGATGAGTCGCCAGCCATGTCGGTACCTGCCTTGTACCGGACGGGTATAGCCCCCTGCAGCACATAGGCCCGCGCAGGGACGCGAATAGCAAACTGAAAAGGGCCGACGTTGGTAGTAAGGGCTGTTGCGGCCGCCAGGCCCACCGAGGCAGCTACCCCTGCTGCCAGCTGGATGGGGTTGACCCCTCCAACACCCGCGGCCATCACCGCCAGCCCGGCCACCCCGCCCAGCTCCGTCACCGCTACCAGGGGGTTGTCACTTATCCCCGAGCTAGCAAAGAACTGGATGAGCATCAGCGTGCGCCGAGGCGTAGGACCGGCATCCCCAAGCCCAATGGGCGCAAACGACGTGCTCGTCATATCCCCCGAGATTGAGGCTATGATCCAGCGCCAAAAGTCGTTGTCGTAGAAGAACACCCCGCGGCTAAGAGTGATGTTGCCGATGCTCCCCCGCCTCACCACCTTACGCGTAAAGTACCAGTTGCCCTCGTTTACGTCCTGGGTCTCCAGCGATATCTCGGGCGCCGTTATCGCCGAGAAACCAAACAGAGGCGTAAGTATGGGCATACCCATCGTGTCGCTCGGCCCGACATCCATAAGCCAGAAGCAGTGGCTCTGTAAAGGATCACCGAATTTAGTCCTAGGCATGTCTCTCCCTCAGCTCCACGAAACGCCAATACTTCCGACCTCCCCGGATGCTACTAGGAACACCACCCCATAGCCACCTACCCAAGCCCACCGCTTGTGACCCATACACCCCAACCACGTATACCGGAGGCCCTCCTGGGCGCCGCACGGCCTCTTGTAGATTCCCACGCGTCCCTGTCACCTCCCGAACCACTCGCAAAAGCTCCTCCATGAACAGCCTACTGGCCGATGTCGCACGAAGCGTCACCCTCCTCTGGCCATTTGCGGTGCTCTCACTCACACACCCATCCGCCTCCCAGAAACCCCGCACGAAGTGAGACCTCAGCCCAGAGGGGAGGCTTCCGGGCCACCGCATGTCGTGAGTCTTAGCAGGCCCCAACCCAAAAACCTCCAAAGACTGCGCGAAGCGCACATTGTGAAAACGCACGGCATGGCAGCCCCCCGTTAAACACCTAATGCGGTGGTCCGCACCAAGGACGGCACAGACCTTCTCACACACATCCAGGTCTCCCGCCAGCTCCACCCCGTAGACCCGCCCCTTACGTCGACACACACAACCGTCGCCGTAAAGAAGACCGAGAACCCAGGCCCCGGCTGGTGTAAGAGCCCCTCGGAAGTAGCCCTCGTTCATGTGGTAGCGCCGTCGCCGGTCCCCGTCCCGAGAGGCATTGCGAGCCCCCGTGCGATACGCACGCCGAAGCCCCGCACTCTTCGAAAGCTTTATCCCCGCTGCACGGGCCCACGACCGCACAGCCCCAGCCGACGCCCCCACGGAGGCCGCCACCTCCACGGGAAAGCCTCCCTCCTGCAGCAACCGCACCGCCTGCTCCCTAACCTCGACAGGATAGCCCATAGCCAACTGTAACGTGGCCACTACCCTGTATCAACATCTAAGGGCCAACATGAGCTTGTAACGGGTCCCCAAACTTCGTCCTGGGCATAGCTCCTCGACGTTCAAACGCGTAAGAGGCCACCAGCGCGAGGCGCAGGTAGCCTCACGACCGGACACACATTGACCCCGCTAACGCTGCGACTACGCCGCAGCGTTACCCCGCACCGTCATACGCTCGACGGTTATGGTCATCTCAGCAACTGCGATGTCGCTGGAGGTTGCATCCAGGTCAGAGGAGGGCTTGCAGGAGGACGGAAAGCAATTCCACAGCTGGTATTGCTTCGCCCCTACCAAGGAGTCCACGTCAACCACCGTCGTCCCCACAGACGGTAGGTAATCACTGCGGTGGTAGTGGTTGATAGTCACATCCCCGCGGTAATTAGCCCCCACCGCCGCCTCGGAGCCCTCAACGCATGAGAGGGCCCAATCCCACATAGCCGTATCCAGCCGAACCACGCCCCGGCTGAGAGTGCAATCACCCACCGTGGGGTTGCCGGGGAACTTCATCGGGTAGATGTACGTGCCCTCCTTATACTCGACGGCCTCGATCGAGATATCCGGAATAGAGCAGGCTGTGAAGCCCGCCTGCGGACGTGCCTGGGTCCCTGCAGGCTCCTCGGGACCGCTCCGCGTGCCGGGGACAAGTGGGTCCACCTGCTCTGAGTTGGCCACGGTCACGTGGAACCGCATATTGTGTAGGAAGTCTGATGATGCTGGTCGCATGTGTTCTCTCCTATTTCCCGAGTCTACCTCAGAGGTAGAGTAAGCGGTAGTCTAACCGGCCTCTGCGACCCGCACCAGATCTAAGACCCTACAGCTCGGGACGGATGGTAAGCACAAGCTCACCCCCCACTCCGTCGTCGGAGCGGCGCACGAAAAGGCCCTTCGTAGGCCCCGGTGTAGCAATTGCTGTAGCTATCTCCACATTAGGTGAGCGCCCGATAGCGGCCGCTGTGGTCGAAGCTAGTAGAGTACCAGCACCGCCTGGCTCATCCCTTACCTCGACCGATGCTGCTCCCACGGCCACCGCAATGTACGCCACCATGTCCAGAACCCGCATCTTAAACGGAAGGGCCCCCACCGGGTAAACCTCCACATCGTCAGGAGCACCCCCACCACCCGCAGCAAAAGCCTTGTAGATCACCGCAAGACCCGCCACAGGCACCGCCGGGTCCACCGGCGCAAGGTCTCCTGCCTCCACCGAGGCAGGAGGTGCCTGCAGGCCCGACCCCACCTCATCAGCATCATAGGCGACCGAGAGCGTCACCTTGCCCGCAGCCATTGCGGCCTGAAGCGACCGCATCGCAGACAGCTCGGAGGCCGCTCGCTCGATCTCCTTCGATTCACCAACCGCAATAGAGGTGTACAGGTCCCGAAGATACACGTCCTCCGTGGACACGTTCGTGATGTTCAACGTCGCCATGTTTGTCCCGTCGTCCTTTCTACAACCCTCGTCCTATCATAAACCCTACCTCACTGTCGAGGTAGAGTACACCCACTAGGACAGAGTATGCGAATGCGCTGTCTGCGTAGGCGTCATTGAATAGCGGTAAAAGAAGTCGTAGACATGCGCACCGTTAGGAGCCGTCGTGGGATTGATACTCTTAGCAGTAGTATCTACACCTGCGACTGTCTCATCCGCCGCATCTACCACGGTCTTTGCAACAGCAAATGATGCGGCGGCTAAGGGCACGGGCATACCTAACGCAGAGCCTACTCCCACACTAACCAGGTCGGCCCCAGTTGCACCAGCCAACCCAACAATGGTCGCCGATGTGATCGTCGCATAGGCATAGGTGGTATCCTTGGTAGCCGTTCCCCCAGTAAGGTCCACCGACTCATTGATGGCATCCCCACCAGCCCCCACTCCAACGATATCCAAAGTCCCTGCGGTTACGGAGGCATCTGCGTCAACGATGTCCACCTGCAGCTTTCGAGGGTAGTCCGGCTGTCCCGCAAGTACCTGAGCCCCATCGGCCATTGCTACCTGCGCTACAATGCTCACCAGCTCAGCTGCTATAGGCGCATCAATGTGAGCCGGACTAGCCATCAACAACGGTTGGTTGACTGCCGTCTGGTTATCCACTGCGAGCGCATCAGAACCACCAGCCGCATGCGTCGACTTGTGCAATCCGGGTGCAGGACCCTCAACAGTAAGGGTACCTACTGCATACTCGGGATCGCTAGTCCACTCATACACAAGCGTACCTGCACGCTGGGCCTCCAACGCCGTGTAATCAGGCCCTGTGAGCCCTCTAAGCTCCGACGTCACGTCAACCCGAGTTGGCGGGGTAGTGCTCGCAGGAATTGTCCGAGCAGGATTACCAGCAGCAAGAACCACCGGCGCACCCGTTAAATTGTAAACATAAAGTGCCATATCGCCCCTTTGTTAGCTCTAGGTTAGAGTTAGACCCCAGCCTAAGTGATGACGCCTGCCGCGTCCCGCCAATTCGTGCCGTCAGTCCAGTTGAGGGCCTGGTCGTCAGTGTTCCAGATGGCCGAGTAGATCGGGAAGGCTGATGCAGCAGGGCGCCCTACGTTGCTATAGGCACCCACCACGTGCCCACCACCAAAGCCGCCATCGTCGCCCGTCTCCGTGGCAAAGGTCAAAGTGATGTCCCCTGCAATGATCTTCTTGTTTAGCTCCAGGTCTCCCCGAAGATCCTCTAACGTCCGCGAAGCCGTCACAGACTCCCCAGCATCCAGCTGCTTGTACAGCTGGCTGATGAAGGTCTGCGTGCTACCTGCGTTGGTGAAGGTTACTAGCATGTGTCACTCCAGCTTGTGTGTGATCGCACCCACACACGCGGGCGCGTAGTCCGGCACTAATCTACCTCATCTCCAGCCTAGCACACCAGCTTTTGATCCCCCAAGCCTCCTGTAACCGCCCGAAAGACCCTACTCAACGCGTATCAGGCTGCTGAAGCTCGACGTATGGTGTGGCTTGGCAATAATGGTATCCAGCCGCTCCGGCCACTGCTGGTTAATCCGGCCGTTCGCCTTCAGGTGCTTGGCTATCTTGGCCGCCTCCTCGGGCGAGAAAGGCTCATAGCGCGTGATATCCGCGTACTTCCGGTTGATGCGCTTGACACTCACGGAGCGATCACCCACCAGCTTGCGGATATCCTTCCGGAGCTGCGCCACGTCTGCCTTCGTCGCCCAGCTCAGCGCCTCACCCAGCTCCCGCCGAATATCCTCAAGCAGCCTGTTTAGCTCTCTGTTCATCGCTTCCTCACGCAGCCTTCAACGACGCCACCAGTCATCTCACCTAACAATACTAAATCCTGCAGCGCGCGATCGCGAACGCCGCGCAACAGGCGTGAACGGTTTCACATAGTCTCCTCCCCCCCGCGCAGCCCGCGCCCCCTCAAACTCTAGACTCTTCCCACCAAACCACTCCGCAACCGTCCGCGGATAACGCTTGATAAGGCTACGTATGCGCGCCACTGGTAGGGGACAGCGAGACGCTATCCGCTTGTACTCCATCGAGGACGGCGCCTGACCACCATAAGCGACACGGATGAGGCGCTTAACCTCGTCCTCAATCTCCTGAAGGTCCTCAACGTCCGCAATTAGAACCTTCTCCGCTTCGCTAAGCTCCGCCAGCACCTGCTCCAAGAGATGGTTGATCGCTCTGTTCATCTTCCTACCTCACGCAGCCTTTAACGACGCCAGCTTATCACGGAACGCCGTCACTCGCTCCGCCTGGCGATGATCAGCATACCACGGCTCTACGAGCCCCATACCCACCATCTCGCCCGGCCCTAGCACCTCCAGCGGCAGCTCGGGGTACTGCATCGCCAGCAGCTCCAGCCGCTCCTTCGTCGGATCGTCCAGCCACCCGTGCACCTCAACGAGCTCTAGGAGCTCCCCCTCGGGGCCCAGCACGAAGAAGTCAGGCGTGTACTTGCGCCGGCGCCCGAGAGGGTAGCTGTGCTGCTCATATTCCCAATCCTTCCCCTCCTCATCGAGCTTCTTGGCGTACGCCACCTCCCAGCTGCTCTTAAACAGCCACCGGCGCCCCTTGCGGTCCACATGCGGGGTCACCCGGTACTTGCTCCAGCCCGTGCGTATGCGCGCGCCCGCGCGCTTGAGGGCATCACCTATACAAGCTGTCGACACACCGTAGAGCTTAGCGAGCGCCCGATAGTCCTCACCTCCCTCGTACAGCTTCACGGCCTCAACTACCTGCGCCTCACTAAGCTTCAACCGCTTAGACTTACGCTTCAACCCAAGCTCCTTGACAGCCGCGGAGATGTCCCTCGTCGACACCCTCAACAGCTTGGCCATGGCCCGAGAGGTTAGGTCCTGCTCATACAGCTCGGCCACCTTTGCCTGGAGCTGCGCCTTAGTCAACCCACTGCGATTGCCCTTACCCCTAACCTTCTTACCTGCGCGACGCACAAGCCCAAGAATCGTGTCGTTATCCACCCCCAGGGAAGACGCGATCTCGTAGGAGCCCTCACCCTTCACATAACGCGCGACAGCTTCGCGCTCTTGCGTGGCCGACAGCCCCGTAGCCTTTCCAGGCTTGCGCACAACAACCCCCTCCCGCCGCAGGAGACTGTTCACCGCGGTCTTGGACACCCCATAGGCGTGCCCTATCTCCTCAGTACTGTCCCCTCCTCGGTACAGCTCCACAATCTCACACCGCTGCTGCTCCGTAAGCGCCAGCTGACGTCCAACCCGCAGAGTGACCCCAGAAACGCGAAGGAGCTTGGCGATGGTGGGGTAGCTGACCCCATATAGCTCGCCAAGCTCCTTGCCTGTCTTACCGCCCTCATACAGGCGGACAATGTCCGCCTGCTGCTCCGCCGTCCATTCCTTTTTGCTCATACTTGCAAGGTAGCAGGCTAACCACCACCTTGCAAGGTTTTGATACCATCAGGCCGCGAGGGTTGCTTGCTGGAAGCGGAATCGGACGAATTCTGCTGGTCTGTTTGGCGCGGCGCCGACATCGATGATGACCTGACCCGCCTCGATGGTGGAGGTGGTGTTGTTGGTATCATCTACGATGACGAAGTAGGCTTCTGACGGGCTATTGCCGTAGAAGAGGCCACCGGTGTAGAGGCCATTCATAAAGCCGTCGATCTGCGCCTTGATACGAGACCACAGGCCGGCGCCGTTGTTCTCGAAGACGATCCACGCCGTCGCGTTGTAGATGCTCTTCTCCATGAACATGAACAGGCGTCGCGCGTGGACGTAGCGCCACTCAGACTCCTGCGCGATGGTCCGACAGCCCCAAACGGCGAGGCCGGTCTGAGTCGAGCTGATGAGCGGGTTGATCTTGTTTGGATAGACGTAATCGCGCTCGCCCTGGGTTGAGATGTACTCCAGGCCGGTCAGCCAGTTAAGTGCCCCGTCGACGGTACCGGCTGGAGCCTTACCGACGCTCTTGCTAGAGTCGGTGCGGGCGTAGATACCTGCCACGTGACCCAGAGGCGGCATCGTGAGCGTGCGGCCATCAGCGAGGGGGTCGGCGATCTTAATCCACGGCCAGTACAGCGCGGCCCACTTCGAAAAGCGGCCGAGGTCGTACCTGAACCAGTCGACGGCCTCCTGCGGGTCAGAGCCTACGGGCACCGTGATAATGATGAAGCGGTCGCCCCCGGAGGGGAGGTAGGAGCGAGACGCGGCATAGTCCAGCAGGTCACCGGTCACGGTCACATCACCGGCAAAGTCGGGGATGATAACCTGGAGCAGCTCATCGACCTCGTCGAGAGCGTAGAGCCCCTGCTTGGTCGATTGCAGCAGCGGATTGGTGAACTGCGACCGCGAATAGGTGCTCGTGGTGAAGGTCCCGTCGCTTCCGGCGAGATAGTGGACCACGGGTGTGGCCGCCATGTCGGTGAAGCGCTTGTTGGCGTCCCCAAACAGCTCCTCGCGCTCCGTCTCCTCGGGCTCGGCGTAGTAGGTAATCTTGATCAAGGACCCACCAGCTAAGTTGGCAGATGTCTTGAAGTTAGCATAGCCTGTGGAGTAACTGATGGTATTGGGGTCGAGGTCCTCACCGCCAGCGGTCACAATGGTGGCATAGGCCGGGTCCACATCACCCGTCAGGTTGCCCGAGCCGTCATCTGTGATCTCCAAAGCTGCCTGGTCCGCTCCACCCGACATCCCCGAGGTCGCCCACAGGACTATAGTCGCGATGACCGAGGTAATGGTTTGGTTGCCCGCCGACGTCTCCTGGTCATGATAGAGGTCAACCTGTCCTGCCGTCAAAGCACCAGCGTAGATAAGCAACGTCGCGCCCACACCATTGATGCCTGCTGCTATCGAGTCGCGAACATCGTCCGCTGTAGTGTCCGCGGAGATATCGATCTCCACGTTTCCTGGAGACGGGGTGTGCGTACCCGTGACATCGAACTCAAAGGTGGTCGGAGAGTTGATCCCATCGTTCAGAGTAAAGGTGTCGCCATCCGCAAAGTTGGTCTGAACGTCCGTGGTGATCGTCCCGGTAGCTACTGCGCCTGCCGCAGTAGCAGTGATAGTGACAGCGCGCGCACCGAGATCATACAAGGCAACATAGGTAGGCCGAAGCAGCGTCCCGCCAAAGGTGCCGTTGTCCGTGGTCGTCTCATCGTCGCCGCCGCCGAAGTTGTACTCGACCTGGAGGCCGTCAAGGGAGCCGGGATAGACGTCGTTGCCAGGAGTGTTGACTGAGATCAGGTCCGAGAGCTCATTGACCACATCGGGGAAGTACTCGGTGGAGGTACTGTCGGTGAAGTCCAGAGCCTCGTAGGACTCGGTAACCTCATAGGCCCCAACAGCGTCGTTGTACTGCAGGACCGAGAAGTCGTGCCGGCTGTAGGACTGCGTCGAGACGGTGTAGTAGTCGGCGTTGCCACTAACCTGCACCTTCATCTCGTTGGCCCAGGCCCCGTTGGAGATGGGGTCTAGGTTCCACGCCTGATAGTAATAGGTTGCCAAGATGGGCGCCCCATCGTGCGGGGTAGATGCTGCAGTCGTGGTGAAGGAGTAATCCCCATCATTGTAGTCGATGGTCCCCGCGCTCGCGATTGAGCCGATGACCACATCGTTGAGAGCCCCAGCGCCATCGTCGCTGATCTGCCACGTGGTCGTGGTGGGCGTAAAGTCCCCCGTGAGATTGGTACCATCACCAGCAAGAACAATCCGCTCCGAGCCCGCAAAGAGAACCGAGCCGAAGCCTGTGGCAAAGTCAAACACGCAGACAGACCCAGCTGTGCTGGTCACCGTGCCCACAGTGCCCGAGGTAGGAGCAGGCACCGTCAGAGTGGACGGTGTAGACCCATCCGGATCAAAGTTGAGCACGAAGTCCGCGGACGGATCGACCACGAACTGCTCCATATCCCCTTCGGTCAGAGCAGGCAGCGAGGCGGGGTTAACCCTAAATTCATACGCCTGAACGGGAGTGGTCCCATCCTGCGTGACATCGCCCGAGTCGTCCCGGTTGCGCAGATTCTCAGTGGTAACAGCCGTACCAGCCGCACGCCACCGGATATTGATGCCCACGTTGGTCCCTGTCGGGCCGTTGTAGGCAATGATGGTGGTGTTCAGCGCAGCGCCTCCGGCGGGCGTGAAAACTCCCGTGGACGAGACATAGGAGAACGTGGTCGAGCTGCCATCACCCTCATTCATCCAGCCGTTGTAGACCTTGCTCATAATGTCGGCGTCTGCCTCGACACTGTCCGAGGGGACGACGCGGACCACGAAGCAGCGCTTGCCGCCGTTGGCGAAGAAGGCCAAGACGGAGTGGCCGGTGAAGGTGTTAGCGTTCAGCTCGCCAAACTTGGAGTAGAACTGATCGACGCTGGTTACTAGGGTGGCCTCATCAGTCGGACCCTTGGGGGTAAAGCCGACGATAGCCATGTTTGATGTTGAGACCGCCTGCACCACCTGGGTAGCTGACGGAACCTCCTCGATGAAGACTCCTGGACTTAGATACTCAGCCATTACTCACCTCCTCCAGCACCGCACGACCGGAGTCAAACTTCTTCACGTTACTCAACTTCGAGCACTGCTCACGCAGGTGCTCCACCTTGTCCGGGAAAAGCCTCAACCACCCTTTACGACCCAACAGCTCATCAGTCGCAAAGACCAGGATGGCGCGCCAAATCTCAAAATCCTCTACCTTCTTGCTCTGTAGAGGGAACCTCTCGAAGTGGGGCACGACCGAAGCCACAAGCTCCCTTGGGTCTCGCACCTGAAAAAGGAACTGCGGGTTGACCTGCTTCCTCTTCCTATTGGAGGGGTACTTAGCAGTGTCTCGATAGGTTATCCGACCGCACCCAAAGTACTCCTTCAACTTTAAGAGAACCTCTGCGTCATCCGCTCGCAGCGCTACCGCGTAGCGGATGTCCAGCTCCACACAATCGACCAGGGAACCCTTCTTGGTGCGCTTGGGTCTGAAGTTCAGGCCCGCATAGAAAGTGGCCTCCCCATCGGAAAGACCCGTCACCCACCACCCATATATGGGCGGTGACCGCTCGGCTTTGTCTGCCATGGTGTGTTACCTCCTACAGGTCGCGGCGCTGTTAGGTCGATTTACGCCTGCGACGGCTCTTTGTCTTTGTGGACGTGCCCGCTGTGGAAGGCTTCGGCTCAGGAGCTGCGGGTGCTGGCTCCGGGGCCTCATCCTTGGCGATCGCCATGGTCTTCGCCTCTTCTACCGTAAGCGCTGGAGGCGCTCCGGAAACCTCTTTTTTGGGTCGCGCTGGCGCCTTCTTGGGCGCAGGCGCCTTTTTAGGAGCCGGCTTAGGCTCCGGCAACGGTGCTTTAGGGACAGGCTCAGGCTGTCGGTATAGCTGCCCCTTCCGGACGGCCCGGACCACACTCGCACAGGTCTGCTGCTTGCCCGTCAGCTCGACCCACGAGTTGCCCGGCACCGAGACCGAAACCCCTCCCGGCAAGGTTAGAGGGAGATTGCCCCGTCCGCGGTTGTAATACTTGGCCATGTGTGCTCTCTCCGCTGTAAGGTTACAGCTCCTTAAGGCTTACGGTCAATGTTGGAGGCTGGGTTACGGTACGGTGTACCGCTGGGCTGAACAGATCAAGCTCCGCCTCCACACGAAGACTAAGAGCTAGCCCTATGATCCGGTCAGCGATCTCCGAGTGCTCGTCCAGCACTGAGGTCCCCTGCATAAAGGTATTGTAGTACCGCGGGTCGCCCAGGCTGTCATGGACCTCCACCTTACCATAGTGCCCGTAGGTTTTCAGGATCTCGTGGAAGACGAGCTGAACCTGCCCCCGCTGCCCGATTGCACCCCGATAGTGCGCGACCGCAGAGATCGTATAGGAGATGTCGAAGGGAGTTGCTTGGAAGCCCACCTCCATCCGGTCGTGGCCCTCGCGGCCCGAGAACACCGTATCATCTGTGGGCAGCTTAACCTTTAGGGCCTCCCGCGGAGGCGTTACATAGGTCTGCTTCGAGGGATGCCAGCGCTCCATCGCCTGCGCGATGTCATCACGACGAATAAGCACCATCGGGACCACATAGGACTTGTACTCGTCCTCCGGCCACGAGAAGGTCACCAGCACCCCCGGACGGCCGGGAGGTGCGTCCACCCCGTCAACCGTTAGCCAATATCGTTGATCCTGGACGAAAGCCCCCAAGGTCTCCACGATACCCTGGTCGAAGTCCCGCAGACCCACCGTCCCGGTTTGATCTTCCCCCCACCTCCGGCGCTCGGCCGCCTCACGCTGTGCAGGCGGGAGAGGCTCCTCTAGAACTTTATCAGCCACGTGACCTCCTTACCCCACAGCATACCACCTTCCTCAAGGTTGCACCTTCACCCCAAGCTTGTCCTGGAAGGCCACCAGCTTAGTAGCCTCCCCCACCCCAATCGAGCGGGGCGCTGCGTCCGGCCAACCGCGCCATCCCCCGAAGGACGGATCTACCAGAGATCTCCTAAGCACCTCGTTCGATCTCAGAATAGCCTTAACCCCCCCACGCTGGAGACTAGCAAGCATGGGGCGCCAGTGCGCCTTGCTGTCACCTCCTCCTAGACCAAACTCTAGACGCGCTGCATCCAAAGCCGCCGCCGGAAGAGCACGCAATCCCCGCGCCGGTGCTGTGTCGCGCTCCCGACGTATACGACGCTGCCCCGCCTTCCGAAGAAGCGGCTCCCACTCCGAACGATCCCGACGACGGTTGGCCTCCACCCGGCCCACAACCTTCTTCCCCACCCGTTGCGATATCATCTTAGCGTCGCGTCGGCTAGGGCGGTAGGGTAGCGTGCTGGCCGTCCACGGGCTAAAACGCTCCAGCACCAGAACCGCATCAGGCGTCCGGCGACTACCGCGACGGGGCCGCACATAAAGCAGCACCTCGACTGCATCGACCTTACGCACACGAGCCTCCCGAGGGGAGATGTGGACCGCATAGGCCGCCTCACCGTCCGACAGACCAGAAACCTCTGAGACCTGCAGGCCCTCCCTATAAGCCTTGTAGGCCGCCTTGGTGGGGATCCGGCCTACAAGGTCCTCATAAGCCCACTGCGCAGCCAGACGCACAAACTGAGCTCGAACCTTCCGGGTACGGGCTGGCCACATCTTAAGAAGCTTTAGGATCTCCCTGGTACCCTGCGTAGCCTCAACCCTCAGCATCGTCGCCCTCGTCAGACGGCCTGCCTAGTATCTCCTCGGGCCTGAACTCGTAACCTAACCGATCTGCCCACTCCTTCTCAGTGCGCAGTATCTCCCCAGCCAACGTGCCCGCAGGCGGCAGCTGAAACCCGTTCGTCTTGGGCTTCTCGCGCAGACGACGCCGCATCTCCGAGTCTTGCAGCCACCGAACATGCTCATCGCAGACTCCGATCGTCCGAGACCAGGCCGAGCTGCGCAGCCTGTTGGTGGCCGCGCCCCCACAGACGAAGCAGAAGCGCTGAAAAGCCTCGGCGGTAAGGATGCCCCGGTAGTCGCTGAAACAGTCGCCCGAGAGAGGCGAGCCACACGGCCGTGGCGCGAGGCACCGGTCCCCTGGGATACCCCTCTCGCGCGCCTCCCAGTAGCGCTCACAGGACGCGCAGACCGCCGACAGGCCGCTCGCGCTGGCGGCCTTCATCATCGCGACCGTGATCGGCATTACGTAGGAGCCTCCACCTCAATGATGGTCTCCCCCTCCGACGATATCGGCAGGTGAACCTCCTCACCAGGATTGACAGGCTGCTGGGGATCCTCCTCTGTTGCACGGACCCATATCACGCGCTCCCCCTCGTTGCGCAGCCGGCTACCGTTGAGCAGGCGGAACCTGTCAAAGTGGATAGGCATTGAAAACCTCCTACGTCTGATTGAATAGGCGCCGCTCCGGCGTGAACTCCGTCCGGCGCTTGATGTCACATCGAAACCCTACAAACTCGGCGTTGTCGTTGACGTGGCCATCCTCTACGACCCCGATAATGTCGTAGTAGTAGCCAGCGTTGGGAATGCCGCCTTCCATCCCCTGTGCGAAGGCGTTGAAGTGCGGGAAGTCCCAGACCCGGACAACATCCCCTTCCTTGGGGGACTCGGGCATATCCGCATCCTCGACGCTCAGGCGGGCGATCCACACCTGTCCCGTCCAATAGACCCTGTTCCCCTCCTCTCGCACCTCGTAGGTTTGCTCCGGCCAGGTAAGAAAGGCCCTGAGCTCGAACGGCCCGTGCCAGTCGCGCTCAATAGGCTCGTTGTAAAGGGGGTCCAGGTTAGCTCCGCTCAGATTCTGGCTCCAATACAGGATGGTGGTCCCCTCGGCCTCGGTCGACTCCTGCGCCCAGAGGGCGTCCAGCTCCATGTTCTCCTTCTCAAGGCTGAACTCGCCGGCTGGCTTAACATCGCAGCTAGCGTTCGGACGATACGGCTCAACCTTGGCGCACTTGTCAACCATGGGGACCCCTTCACATCATCGGCAGCTACGCCGTCATAAACATCATCGGCATACCCAGCTGAATGATGTCCTCCTCCAGCTTCTCCATCTCCTCGCGGGCCTCATCCAGCAGCTTGTCCCCATCCAGATTGCGGGAGCCCTGCGCTCCGTTGTAGCTGTCGTACTTCGACCGAACGCGTCCGAGGTCCGCTTTAGCGAAGGCCAGCGCGCGGCGCTTTATCAGATCGTGGTCTATCTCCGGCAGCTGGTCGATGGCAAAAACCGAGGTCTTGAACATGTAGATGACACGCCGAGCATACTGCGGGGTGGGGGAGAAGTAGAGCTGGCGGTTGTACTGCCGCCAATCTAGATCAGCTCCCAGCACCCTCTTAGCCGTCTCGATGTACTGCAGCGTCTGGACATAGCTAGAGTACAGACCGACACTTTGCGGAGCCGCAAAGACGTCGTAAGGTATCTCCTCATTCATCAGCAGAAAAGGTGAGAAGATCGTCGTGATGTCCTGAGAGGGGGTCTCAAACGCCACGTCAATAACGAAGTCCACCTCATCCGGGAGCGGGTAGTCGGGCTGCCCCGAGACGATGTTAATGAGCCCTTGCTTAATCAGCCCCTTCTTCGCGGCAAACCAGCGCTTGGCGCTCGCGATGGCATCATCTAAGTTGCACTGCGTCAGCTCGACCTTCCACTGGGGAGCACCGAGACGGCGCAGGATCCACTTAGATAGCGCCTCCTCATCCATAAGCTGGGAGCGGAACGCTGGCGAGCTAGCAGTCACGGCTCACCTCTAGCCCAGCAAAGGGGTGCCGGGAGGAGCTGGAACCTCGGTAAGCAGCCGACAGCCTCGCTGGTCCTGCACCTCGTTAAAACCACATTCGGTGCACCGCACCTTCTTCGTCTTACCGTCAGGGCTCAGAGACTCCTGAATTAAGCGCTTACCGCACTTAGGGCACTTCATGTTTTCTTCCTCCTACGTATATCGGCCCGTTTCTTAATCTTATCCGAATACGTCCCGGTGCCCAACGTCCCCGTTACGTTATCCTCCTCCTTCTCCAGTGCTGCCTCCTCTGGCGCCTCTGTCGAGGCGAGCTTCGGAGAGGCCCCCACAGTCTTAACCGGCGCCCTGTCATTCACCTTGCGCGGCTCGACGATCTCCAACAACGAGGGGTAATAGACGAGATACTGCTCCCCCTCCAAGATCCGACCAGGCCCTACCCGACCCACACCGGGAATAAATACTATGTCCAGGTCAGCCCTCTTCTGAAACCTCGGCATCATCTACTGTCTCCTTGTCGTCCGTCTCTACCACAACCCCGTCGTCTCCACCCTCCAGCACATCGTCCTCGCTAGCTGCGGGGGCCTCCGCAGGCTCAAGGGCCTCCGCAGGCTCAGCGACCACGTGGTCGTCTGACTCCTCGGGACCCTCCACCTCTACCTCGACCTCGGTTGGCCCACCATCCTCCGTGAGCGTGCAACAGAGCACCTCCGCCGCCTCAATAACCCCCTCGAACGAGTCCCGCAGAAGCTTCAACGCCCCCGCAAGCCGCTCTGCGGCTGCCCTCTGAGCCTCCGTAGTCCGTAAGGGGGGTAACACCTCCACAGGCTCTGCGGGCTCTTGTGGAGCGTCCTGGACCGCCTGCGGAGCATCGTCCTCCCCAAGCTCCGGCGCCTCCGCGTCGTCAATGTCCTGCGGAACCATCAAAGGTTCCTCCAGGCCCAGCCCTGCCAGCTCCTGGGCAATCTGCTCTGCCCTGTCCATACCGCACCTCCGTCCAATGAATAACCCCGCCGCACAGCGGCCGTCCACTAAAGCTTATGCTACCCCATAACACGCCAAGCCACCACACCGCGCAAACAGCATGGTGGCTTGAAAGACGAGCAACGAGGGCAACGTGCAGCAGGCCACGGGTAGAGCATACCCACGGCACTGCTAAGAGCCTACCTGTTTCCGCAGAGGCTTACAGGTTAAGGATACGGATGCTCCCGTAGTACTCCGGACGAAGCAGCTTGCTCGCGTAGCGGGTCCGAAGGCCCTTGCGGAAGCTGAAGTCGTTCGGGTCGAGGAAGGTGGGCGTCACCTGCAACGGGATGTACGGGGCCCAGACAAAGCCGCTGTCCAGGTAGCTGTCACCCTTGAGGCCGACGAGCATCTGGTCAGAGGTAAAGAAGGGATCCTCGTAGACCCACCATTTATTCATGAGGGTTCCGACCTTATAGATCGAGAACTGCCCATGCTGGGTGAGCGGTCGGGGAAGGTCCTCGGGATCAGTCGGGCTCATACCGCGCGCCCACAGAGGCCGGAAGTCGCCGTGCGTGGTCAGCTGGGTGAGCAGCGCTGAGATCTCAGGGCTGGTGACAATCCAGTTGGCCGGTGCGCGGAGGGTCCGCTTGTGGATGAGGTTACTAACCGTACTGATCGTGGTGATGAGCGCCCGCAGGTGGTCCAGCTCACTGATGCCTGCCGGCGGGACGCGGTCGAAGGTGCCCGTGGTCGTGGTAGCCGACTGGAAGAGCGCCTGGATAATCTCCCTATCGATCTCAAGAGCAATCTCCTGAGCGATAGCCGACACCATCTCGGTCTCTGCGTCGATACCATGAAATGCCCGCAGGTCCTCAGCAGCCTCGGCGGACCACAGCGCCTTAAGGCGTCGCGGCACAGCCTCCACAGGAGCCTTTTTCACATCCAGGTTGATCTGCGGGATCTTGGTGTTCAGCTCACCGTCGTAGTAGTAGAACGCCTTGACCTGGTTCCCCGTGGCCGGGATGTTCTGGAACTTGAACGCCGTGATAGCGCCGTTCGAGTAGTTGATAGAGCCACCTACCGAGCCACCAGTAGGCACGAAGGTGAAGCCTCCAGCCCCATCATCCGTCGCCTCCTGGACCGTCGCACCGGTGGTGGCGTTGATCTCACGAATGATTACACTGTAACCCTTCGAGGCATCCAGCGGCCGCACAGGATTGAAGGCCAAGGTGCAGGTCATGACGGCGCCGCCTCCACCGTAGTTGATGCCGTCACCCGTGACGCAGATCTCGCCGTTGATGTACTCCGAGGAGTAATCACGGTCGAAGTCTCGGGGGAACACCGCCCCGGCTGTGGTCGCCCCCTTGGTGGTGCCGTACACATAGTCGAGGAAGAAGACTGCCCCGACGGGTGCCGTCATCGGCTGAACAGAGACGATCTCGTTGGCAATAAGATTCGGGAATACCCGGCGCAAAACAGGAAAGATAAACTTGGTGAACGACCCGACGTTCACCGTGCGAGTCTCCTCGTTTAGACCCTTAAGGTAATCCGCCTGGTTCTCCATAAGGATGGCAGTTACCCCGAGCGTGTAACGCTCCTGGTCAGTCCTGTCTGGCATTCCCTCCAGGAACTCTCGCCACTTCCGGACCAGCGCGCCAACGTACGATTTGTCGGCGATCGTCCGACGAGAATCCTCGCTAAGGATTTGTCGAGCTTCAGTGCCCATGTGTTATCTCTCCTTGATTGTTCTCTCGTTACTCGCTTGTTAACGCGCCTACCCAGTCCGTCGCGCGCCGCCCATGCCCGACAGCGCCCGCAAGGTGCTTAGGTTCACACCCAGACCGTTGTAGTCATCCTCAGTCCGCCTCTTGCGGCGCGGCGCCTCCTCCTCTAACGGAGTGCTACCGCGGCCGCCTTCTGTCAGCCGTCGAACACGTGCCCTCACGTCCTCAAGATCGTGCGTGTCCTTGGCCGGGGCGTCCTGGCCGTGCTCCTCGATAATGTCGTCCACCTCCTCCTTGGAGGTTGCCTTGGACGCCTCGATGAGCCTCCTAATCTGCTTCTTGTGGGGGTGGCCTTCGGTTCGCTGCTCAGCGTACAGCTGCACCCCCAAAAGGCTGTTGGCCTCCAGAGCCTTCTCCAACGCCTCGGTGAGCTTGTCGATATCCGAGGTTAGCTCCTTCTCGATACGCTCGGCCCGTTGGCGCTCCGTCGCAGCAACAGCTTCAATCTCTGCCTGCCGCTTCCGCAGCTCCTCCTTCCGAGCCTCCTCAGCAGCCTCTCGCGCCGCCATCTCATCCAGGATAGCGCCCAGCTTGGCCTTGAGGTCCTCCGCCGCCTCGTACTGAGTAAGATCGCCTAGCAGCTTCAGAATAGCCTGCTTGTCTGGATTGCCCGACAGAGAGCGCTCCAGATAGAACTTGTAGCCGGCCTCCTTGGCCAGCTTTGCCAGGCGCTCTACCTGTCGCTCGCTCTCCTGAAGCTTTGCCTCGGTCTCCCGAAGCTTCAGCTCCAACGCGGCTGCGCGCTCATCTGGTGTAGGCACCGTAATAAACGGCTGAATGACCGACACAATCTGCTCAAGCGCCGAGCGTGCCCCAGCAACAGCTGGATCGGCCTCCAGCTCAGCACGAATACGCTCCCTAGCGGCGGCCGACATCTCCCCTAGATTCGAGATAATGTCCTGCTCAAAGCGCTTCTTCAGCTCGCGCTCATCCTCATCCGCCTGGGCCTCCTGCCTCACCCGCTCAGCAAAGCGCTTGGCCTTCTCGCGGTCCTCCGCTTGCTGGATCTCTTTTCTGCTCCTCAGCTCTTTATCCACGTCCTCACCAACCACCTTCGGATATGCCGACGTATCTGCAGGCTCCGCCACAAAGTCGAACGTCACGAGATTATAGTCCTCTTGAACTATCTCCTCACCCTTTTGATTCGTCTTAGTTGATCCGTAGCCTCGCGAGGACACCCCAACCTGGCAGCCTGAGCGCAGCAACGCCTGCAGGTCCTTCCCGCGCCCGGTGTCCAAGGCCATCGCCTCACCAATCACCTTGCCGTTGGAGTCGATCGAAAGCGAGGTAATGATATGAGAGGTCCGCGAGAGGCTGGTGCGCCCATCGGTGGGGTGGTCCAGCTCCCCATACAGACGCCGCTCATCCATAGCCGAGGCAAGCTTCTTGATCTCACGCTCCCAGAGGGTCTTAGGGTAGACGCGCTTATTCTCCGTAGCCGCGCCACTCCGTGCAAACTCCCCTCGGACAACAACCTGACCGCCCGCCGAGCCGTCCTCAATCAGCTGTAGTCGGATCGGTAGGGTATCCTTTAACCACTGCTGGCCGGGACCTAGCTTGACGGTGTCCTCCGATAGCTGCCCAGTATTCATCAATGCACCTTCCACCTAAACTTACCCTTAAAGGGAGTTGCCCATATCTCTGAGGGGAACCTCTTCTTCCTGACCTTGCGTTTCTTCCTCTTGTTGGGTGGGTTCTTTACATCCTTCTCAAAGCCTACCAGCTCTAGCCGTCCAGATCGATAGGCAGTGCGACGATGACGCCACGCCTCCATCTGGGCCGCTAGCCGCCCTAGCTCTTCCTCCCACGCCGACGGAGAGCACTTAGCGGCCTCTGAGCTTTTCCCGACTTGCGCCTCTCGGCCACACGTTGCCGCACCGCCTCCAGACGCTCCTGGGCGCGCAAAACTCCCTCGTCTACCTCCAGCCCCTCGACCTCAAACTCGTCGTCGTCCTCATCGTCCATCTCCCCAAGCTCGTCCTCATCATCGTCGAACTCGGTCACGGGAGCTTTCATCTCGACGTCTAGCTCGTCGTCGTCCTCATCGTCCATCTCCTCCAGCTCCACGCCGGTTATATCGCTATAGAGCTGCAGCGCATCCAGGAGGTCCGACATGTAGCTTTCAAAGGTGCGCTTCACCTTGCGCTCAGGCACCGGGCCGCGGTTCTTCTCCAGCCAGAGCGTCCGATCAGCAGCCTTCTCGGCAAGCTGCTCCATCAGGTGGCCCGCCTCCACCAGCGTGTCCTCGTCGAGCGTGGCCCCCATCTGCGCAAAACGCTCGGACAGGGTGGACGCGATCACAGCCACGTTGGCAAAGCCCTTGATACGCTCCCGCTCGGCCGGAGGCCGCACCTTGTCGACAACGTCTGCGACATCCTCCAACAGACGGCTGGCACGACGCTCTACCGAAGGCGTAGTAGGCCGCTGCCCGCGCTTGCGGCGCAGCGCCCCAGACCTCTCCGGCGATGCGTCCTCGACGCAAACCTCCTCCTTTCGGATAAGGCCAATCGCCTGCAGGTCCTCCTCCAACGATGTAATCACTACTGGCTTTCGCATGATCCTACCTCTCCTACAAGCCCCTAGCCCTACTCTAGTCCTCGTCCCAATCCACCCCACCAACATCACCCGCATCTGGCCCGGCGGTGATGTCGTTGTATAGCTGCAGCGCGTCGAGAAGCTTGGCCATGAACATCTTGAATAGCTGGTTGATCTCCTCGTCGTCCGTCGGTCCCTGCTCCTGCAACGATAGCGCCTGCGTAGACGCCTCATCAGCCAGGTCCTCTAGAACAGCGCTAACCTGGCATAGCGCCTCCTCACCAAGCTCGCGGCAAAAACCTCCGAAACGCTCGGATAGAGTGCCCGCGATCACAGCCACGTTGGCGAAGCCCTTAACCACCTCATCATCCCGACTAAGCGACTTGCCCATTGCGTCAGGGTAGCTACTCTCCCCCAAAACCTCTCGCGCCTCCACCTTCGGGTCCTTCCGCGGCAGAAGACCGATAATCTGGAGGTCCTCCTCAAGCGAGGTGATTACAACTGGTTTTCTCATGAGCTGTACTCTCCTAAGCGTTTAGCCCTTCGCGCAGGCGCTGAGCCATCGTCACCGCAAAACGGCCCGCTAGCTCATAATCTTGTAACCCTTCGGCTATCGTATCGTGGAACCGCCCCAGGCAGTCAACCCCGGACAGCGTGGTGGTTGCCCTCACGATCGACTCGTGAAGGTTGCAGAGGTCTCCTACAAGGTCCTCGGTGAAAAGCTTCAAGGTGGACAGCGCAGCACCGCCACCATTAAAACCATCGAACTCTATCACAGTTTGAAGCTCAGCGTTACTAAGCTCAACAAGATCTCGGAGGGACTCCACCCGGTCACCTAGCGCCCGCAAGCCCCGGCGAACCAGCTCCGCAAAGCGTGGGTGATCCTCTACAGCCACCGGCGCGCGACCGCTGTACAGCCTCTCGAACCTCGGCTGCAGCTGTGCCGACTCCAGCTCCCGAACAGCCTCGGCCCCTAGCTCCGCACGAATAGCATCCCGACGCGCCCCCAATAGATCACGCCAAGGACTGTCCGACACGATGCTGCTAAGGAGCGCTCTAACCTCCCCCCAATCGTCCTTTTGCTCTCCCTCTCCAACGTACGGGGCCACGTCCGCGATTATCTCTGCCGCCTCCGCGCGACGCCCGGCCCGCCAAGCCTCCACCGCAGTGCTCACCTGCTCCCGAACGTACTCGCGCACACGATCGCCGCGATAGATAGGAACCGCCGCGGGAGCAGTACCCGTCAACCTGACAGAGCCCTCACCATCCGGCTCGAAGCTCGCCCGAGCAACCCGACCGTCCTCCGAGAGCACCAGGACCTCACCAGGAAAGGTGCCCACCACACGAACGCCAACAGGCGATCCGAATATCTTCTCAGACTGCTCTTGAACCATAGCCTCAACCACAGCAACGACATGCTCGTAGCTGCCACGGGCAAGCGCTCGAAGAGCTTTGATCGGAATGAAGCAACGTTCTGCCGGCACGATGACTGCCTCCCAAACTACCTGTACCTTACAATTCCTGTCAACACTACGGCCACCCCTAGCCCTGAGAAGATCTAGTCAGCTCTTGAACGAGCCCTCTTAACTGCTTTAGCGAACGCCGTAGCACCTCATCACCCTGAAGCAAACGATCCAGCTTATCTCCTGCCCGACGCTCTGCCGCCCGACCCCCACCCGCCAGAAGCTGCTGCTCCAACGAGGGGGTCCGAGAGCTGTGCAAACTACGGCCGGCTCGCCGGTGCTTACCGTTACCGTTAGAGGGGGCCTTAAGCGCCGGTTGATCGGCTCCCTCCATAGGAGCTTCCAACGCCGCCGCAGCGGCATCTGCCTTAGCGGACCACACGGTCTCGTCCCTAACGTCTGACTCGCGCTGCTGGTAGATGAGCTTGATAGCGTCGTCGCTGAGGTCGAAGACCTCCTTGTAGATCCACTCTAGCGAGACGAACTCCCTCATCCGCGAAGCGAGGTCTGCCTGAGCGTTCCGGACCTCCAGCTGCGCTAGCTCATAGATCGAGCTAGGCACCGTCATGTGCACCTCGTAGTCGTACGCTTGAGGGTCCATCCCCAGCGCCGCCATGTGCACCCGACAGACCTTCCCGAGCCCATTGCGCAGCTCGCGCTGGATACGAAGGACCGTCCGAGCAAACCTAACGTCCTCGCTGCTCAGCACCGCTCGGGCCGTGTTATCGTCCTGCTGCAGATACGCTTTCGGGATCTTGATGGCCGAGAACATCTTCCCCTGGAAGTACTCAATGTCATCCATATGCTGCCACTGAGGGCCCGAGAGAACATCGATCCGGGTCCCCTCCTGCCCCTGCCGCGTAGGCAAGAAGAAGTCCTCATCCTGGCTCAAAGCGTCAAAGCTGAAGTCCAGCTTGCCCGTGGTCGGATTGACAAAGCGGCGCTTCTTGTACTGCTGACGGACCCGGTTCACATAGGCCAGCGCCTCGGCCGGCGGGAGGTTGCCTACGTCGACGTAAAAGGCGAAACGCTCCGGCGCCCGCGTAAGCCGGTACAGCAACGCCGAATCCTCCAGCAGCATAAGCCGCTTCCATATCCAGCGAGCCGCCTCCAACACAGAATTGTGCACCACCAACCCATCAGCAACGAAGTTGTGCTCTCTGTCAGCCACCTCGATGTCGTAGACGAGCTCTTCTCCATCGGGCTCGATACTGACCACCTCCTCGGACGCAAAGTCCCCAGCAGCAAGCGGTGCCTCACGAAAGTAGAGCTGGTAGGACGGCCCCGTGTTTATCTCACGCCCTCCAATAACTGGGCGCTCCTCCCGTTTACGAGATCGAATGTTACCAGAGGTCCACCCTAGCCCATCTACCAGATTCTTCAGGTCTCTGAGCAACGCCTCATTGCACAGCTCTATGTGAAAGTAGGGTTCCGGTCCTTGATGCGTCTCCCAGCCATCCGCATCGACGAATCCCCTCACGAACTCCGCGCGCAGCTCCTCCGGTAGCACAAACACCCACGAAGGCACACGCTTGTGGTGAGCCCCTCCAACCCAACCGAAGCGCTGAAACACCTCAGCAAGAACGCGGCTGTGAACCGTACAGCTGCCTCCGGACCGAGAGGAACCAAGACCCATCTCGTCGAACATACGCTCGTAACGCGCATTGATGGCATCGTGCTCGCCAAGAGCAAAGCCGACCTCGTTATCCCTAACCCAGCCATCCCCCAACATGAACCCGAACAGTCGGCAGAACGAGGCATCTACAAAGTCCGACAGCCTAGGGATCTTGTGAGCACCGTCATAGGACCTAACCGTGTAGGACCCATCAAAAAGAGGGAGACCCAGCGATGAAAAAAGATCGCGCAACAACGACTTAGGTACAGAGGACCTACCTTCTAACAGATCCTCTAGAGTACCCCTAGACACCCCAACCGACGATGCCTTGGCGCGCAAACCCTCATCACGAGGTCCGTAGGCAGAACGCCGTACAAATGAACGCAGCGCCGCTGCCCCCCGAGGCGTCAGCGTTACCCGACACGTCTCAGTGTCCTCACTCAGGAGAATACCCAACGGCTGCGCCCCCGACAGGTAGGGCTGACGCGCTGCGGCAACAAGCCTATCTCCCGGCTTCACCTCGGACACGGGCAACCAAGCGTTCTGATTACCCTTCCGAGCCCCCTCCACCAACACCGGATGATTCGCAGTCAACCGCAACGACCTGTGCTTCGTCGAGAGACGGTACACCGGCTTAGACCCATTACACACGTGATCTAGAACCTTAGTAGTCCGCAGCATTCCAGCATGCCGCGAAAACACTCGATCTCCGGGAACGACATCTCGTATCTCGACTAGACCCCTTGTCGTCCAGACCCTGGATTCCCCTGTTAAACAGCTCCCATACACGCTGCGGCGATGCTTACCACGCAGACGGAAGTGCACCACCTCCCAATCCTCTAGAGCAGCTAGCTGCTCATCCTGATTGCCCCCGTCCATCTGATGCTGCTTCGAATACTCCTGCGCAATCAGCGCGGTACGGGTGGCCAAGATCTGCCGAAAATCCTCGGGTGAGTTGTGAACAACCACCCCATCTGCCACGAAGTTATGAGCATCGTCCTCAACCTCCAGATCAAAAACCTCCTCGTCACCATGGTAGGACACCTCTAGCACCGTCTCAGCCACCAAAGGCTCCGCGAAGCGCTCGTCGGTAAAGGATACCGTATAGCAAGGCTGCTGCGTCTGAATGACCTTCCCTTTGACCACCGTGCCCGGCTCGCGCGTGCGTGAGGAGATGTTCCCACAGACGTAGCCCAAACCGTCGATCAAGTTCTTGAGGTCCCGCGCAAGGTCGTAGTTGGCTATCTCAAAGAAGTGCCGAAGCTTCCGACGGGGTTGCTTGTTGACCCACCCATCCGCGTCCAAGAACCCTCGCAAAAACGCCTCTCGGTGGTCTTCAGGCAGCGTGTAGACCCACGCGGGTACTCGCTTCTTATCAAACCCATCAATCCACCCTAAAGCCGGCAGCAGGCGCCAGAGCTGGACGGAGCACACAACGGTCTCCTCGCCCACCACCGCACCATCGGACCGAACCTGCTTTACCCTAGGGTCGAGCCCCAAAGCTGCTAGAAGATTGTCGTACAGCTCGTTCTGCTCCGGGTATTCTCCACGAGCATAGGCCACTCGGCCCTCCGCCTCTGACTTCGACCGCCACCCATCTCCCAGCAGAAACCCTAGTAGACGGCAGAAGCCCGCTGACGGCCTCTCAGGGAGCTGTAGCTGACGCGGGGTGCCCTGGTCCCCCCAAGGCACCTCAAACGGGCTCTCGGCCCACAGGGACGACCACTCAGGAATCTCTCCCGCAGGCATCCGCGTACTCACAACAATCTTTGATGTCCGAGAGTAATCAATGTTCCGCTTCTTGCCGCGGTACCTAACAATCCGCAGGTCCTTCACCCGAACCCACTCCCGCGACCCGTCGAGCCTCTGGGCCAACACCGGGTGATCTTCCGTCAGAAAGACCTCGCGGTGTCTTGTGCGGACCTTGTAAACCTTCTTGGTGCCGTTGACGTGAAGCTGTTTGACAGGCAGAAGAGCAGGCTTACCGTCGCTGCACCCCAGCACGGAGCCGCGCTCGAAGGCTTGAATCTCCGTCAGACCACGGTCGGTCCAAACGCGTGAGCCGTGTGCGAGGCAATACCCAAAACGCCCTTTGAAGTCCTGGATGAACCCGTAAAGCTCCCCACGCGGCCCCTCAATACGCCGCACAGTCGGAGGAGGTAGGTAGTTAAAACCCACCACGCCGTCAGCCGTCACCAGCAGCTCCTCGAAGTCATTACCGTACTTGATCAGCGTCCGAGCTATCTCCCATATCTCCTCATCCAAGCGCAGTTGCTTGTTGAGCAGATCGTTGAGCATGTTGGCGATGTTCTGGTTTGACGACGTGACCCACACCGTACGATTCAGCTGCGTGTCGGGCTGCGTGCTATCATCCGCAAAGACGTCGATGGCCGCCGACAGCTCAGGATAATCATCCATCTCCTCATAGTCGGCATAGCGAGACAGCAGATCTTGCTCCAGGCGCAGGTAGTCCGCGAGGACCTCGTAGCCATACGCTTGCAGAATGTCATAGCCGCTGCCGGGGTAGCCCGCCGCCGTGGCACCTTTCGCGAGCTGGACCGCAACCTGCTCCTTGTCCTTGGTCCACGCCTGGCGAATGCGATTGGCTATGTTGCTAAAGAACCCCACGGGCTACACCTACGCTTCTACCGTTCCGCCAAGCTTACCAAAACCAGAGGCTTCGTGTTGGCTTCCTACCCAAGCAGCAGTTTCACCTGGTCCGCACGGACCAAGCCAGCGCTTCCGCGGCGATAGGCTATCCCCCTCGAACTGAGGGTTCACTTTAACCTGATAGGTGAAAGACTTTGCCGACCTAGCTTGGTTCTCGCTACCAACGGTCAGACTACCTCTTCCCTCTCTAAAGGTTTTACTCCGCCCAAGATTCAGGGCAGAAACCGTGGAACCTTCACTTCTCAAAGAGTTGCCCACAGAAAACCACACTCTCCTTAGATCGTCAAGCCTACCTTCTACCCTACGGCAACACCGACCAGATTCCTAGCACGTAACACCTACCCCACCCAGCCATCGCCTATCATCCGATCGACAACCGCCTGAGCCTTCGGCCCGATAGACAGCTTTAGCACCGCCTGGCGCGCGGCGCGCCAGTGCGCCGCAACGTGCTTGAGCAGCGTGTCAGGCTCCATAGGCACCGCACGGTGGAGCGTTAGCCGAAAGCCCTTGAAACGGCGGAGCTCGTCATTGGACAACCCCACTAGCTCGTCCGTCTCGTCCACGCCGTCAACCAACGTAATAAGGCTCTGAAGGTCCGCATGCTCGGGACCCGTCAGCGCCTCCCTCATCTCCGTAATAAGCCTCTGAAGCCTTGTAGACACCTTAACCTCCTGAACGACCGCGTGGTCGCATCCTATCAGAAAACGCCGTCTGAGCCCCAGCCTGAGCCACCACGGCCCCATCCAGGCGAGCCCATACCGCCACCCAAGATCGGTGGGAGCACGTTCGGCTGCTGCCCGACCGGAAGCTGGGCCGCCGGTGGATAAAAGCGACCACTGTCGACGTGCCGGCCCGATAGACGACGCGCCGCGGCTGCGTGCTGCTGCTCCTCCATCCAGACGTCGGCCGAGGCCATCGCGCCGCGGAGCACAGGGAGCGGCTGCGTGGCCTGATGCTGCGACAGAGTGTAGATACAGCCCGCCAGGGCATCGCTCGTATCCTTAGAGCCCTTCTTGGGATGATCGACGCGCTGGCGCTTTGCGTCCAGCTCCAGCTCCCGCAGCTCTTTGAACACCGTAGGGTAACGATAGATGTTAATCCGATCCTCATAAAAAGCCGTCTTGAGCGCCTCGTACGGGTCCATCTTCGTGTCGACCGAGAGATGCTCCGCCGCATACCCCTTCTGCTTCAGCTGCTGTAACGCGTCGATCGACTGCCATGTATCCTGAGTAACCAGGGTGATAATGAAACCGTGAGCACTAAGCTCATAGACGAGGCGCCGCAGGTCGCCGAGCACAATCTCGTCCCCCACTGGAGGGACGATGCGCAGAATAACATCGACAAAGTAGATCGGCTGCCGCTCCTGGAATACCTCCCCGTCCTCCGCACGGCGCAGTACGTCCTTCCAGCCGCTGATATGAGCCATACAGAAGCCCACCGAATCCTTACGATAGGCAGGGTCGATGTGGATGTGCCGCGCCGCCTTGGGGTTGACAATCGGCGTCAGGGACTCGTGAGTGTAGCCCGAGAAGTCCCGCATCTGCGTCTTACGTACGAGGTTTTCCCAGATGAACGTCCCCGGCTTGGAGGGGTCGTATACCTCCACGCTGAAGGGATGCTGCCGCGTGTCGTCAAAGACAAGCTTCTCGCGACGCTGAACAAAGGGGCTAACTGCAACGGTCGACACCCCCGCGATATCTCTTATGCTGCCTTCAAGGTCACGCTCGAAGTCCGACTTGAAGTCGACGGGGACCGCTACCAACGTGACGCCGTCAGGCACCCCGTCCCGCTCCAACCTGCTCTCCTCCCCCTCGTCCAGGATACGCGAGGGTATCTGCTCATTACCGCACAGCACATAGAAGCGCTCGGGGCTAAAGTGGTCCGCGGGCTTTGAATCCCACAGCGCGTAATCTCGGACCATCACCCGCGGGTCCTCCTTAGCTTCCCGAATGCGCCGCGCCGTGAAGTCATCCGCGGTCTTCTTTGACGAAACGAGGAAGATCTTCCCGAGCACACGGCCGCCCCGGCCGAAGCGGGATTTCATGCGGCGCTTGAGACCGTTGTAGATCATCTCCGCGTGGTCCACAGCCCCCATCCGTGGGTCTATCTTGCGCCCCTTGCTAAGGAAGTTGCTGTTGTGAACGAGCACCCCGTCCCCTATGAAGACCTCACATCCTGGGACGCAAATGTCGTAGGTAGGGAGCATTCCCAGCCCTCTCTTGGACACGACGCGGGCCACAGTAAACGCTCGTCCCATACCTCGTATACCCACCCCTGACGAGCGCAATACGCCCGTACCGCTCCCATCTTCGCCTTCTCCTTGGGGTTGGATATGTAGCCTCTGGGCTTCACCTCGACGACCAGCGTGCGGCCGTCGCTCAGCTCGACCACGTAATCCGGCACAGTGTTGCGTCGCTTGTCCTCCCAAAGGTACGGCACCGACAGCTTCTCGTAACGGTAAGCGGCTACATCCGAACGCCCCTCCAATATCTCCACCGCTCGAAGCTCCCACAGCGAACGAAAGCCCAGCAAACCCGCCTTCGTCGTCTCGACACGGCCTAGATACCTCCAATCTCCCTTCTTCAGGCGCCAGACGCTTGACGCCGATATCTTGGCCCGTGTCTCCTCCGAATGCGTGTAGTCCCGAGTGCGGTTGTATTCGATCAAACGCCGCTTGAACGCTTCCGTATGCATAGGTTTGCCCCGCCGCGCCTCTGACATTTTGCGTCGCGCCTCCGCCGAGGGGCGCCTCCCAGTCGCAGCCTCTCGCAACCGCTGCTTGTGCTCCTCTGACAGAGGCTTGCCGTAGTTGGGGTTGTCCTCCCCCACCATTGGCGGCGGTGGTCGCAAGTTGCTGTCTCCAGCGGCCCAACGCTCCTTCATCGCCCGCGACACTTTGGAACGCGCCTCGTCCGACATCACCTTCCCTCGGTTTCCCTCTCCTATCTTGCGCTTGGTCTCCTCCGTGTGCTTCCAACCAGTCCTCTTCCTCCGCGCCTCCGCCATCTTGCGCTTTGCTTCCGCCGTATGCTTGCGCCCATGAAACGGGTTCTTTGAGCCCGTCCGCTGCTTGGCTATCTCCGATAAGCGTCTCTTTTGATCCTCCGAAAGCTTCTGACCTTTCCTCGGCATATGTGACAACCTCCTCACCCGGAAGTATATCACGCATTAACTTGAAGCCTAGAACCCCGTCACGGCCTAGCACAGCCACCGGATGCCTCCACGACGCGCGCAGACGTTGCCCCCCGTCAAGCTCTACCTCAAAGCACTCCTGGACCGTCGAACGCTTGATATACGCATCAGCCTCCACTGGGCAGCCCCCCTCTACCGACAGCAACCTAAAGGGCAACCGCAGCGGCCCACAAGACTCATAAAGAGCCTCCGCAGTGGCCACCCGACCCCCTGGAAGCGACACCAAGGTATCAGCGCACACGCACTCATCCACTAAGGCCCCGAGGGTGTTCAAACCCAATGCGGAGGTGTCCGTGGTGGCCCGAGCTGCCAGCCACACGTTGTTGGGGAACCTGAACTCCTTCCGCGTAGCCTTGTACGGGAAGTGCTCCGCAAAGTAAGGGCTAGCTTTGAGCTTCGTCGCAATGTTCTCAAAGGCGACCTTCATCGCCAGGCCCTCATTGACGCTCAAGCACACGATCGAGATGTCGGTGTCCGGCGCCAGCCCAAGAGAGGCGTGAGGGTCGCGGAGGCAGGATAGCTCGTAGAGCATACGGCAGACTGCTACGGACGCTGAAAAGGTCTTTCCCCCTCCGATCGCCCCCGTAAAGATGACCTCTTCGTAGTCGCCCCCCTCAAAGAGCTCCTCCATGTCCGAGAGCCATCTGGGATACAGCACGCTGCAGGTGTTGCCGAGGTAGTAGTCATCCTTGACGAAGGTCGCGATATCCACGGGAGGATGCTTGAACTCGGCCTCGCTCACGATATCGATTAGGGGGCGGTCGCCCTCGCTACGCTCCTCCTCGACCTCCGTCAACAGCACCATCAAGGCTGCGCGCTCATCCGGGCTTAGCGCTGCTAGCTCCTGCCGTAGGTCGGCCTCGTCCTCCTCAGCCGTACGCTTGCTGAAGATCCGACCACCGCGGTTTACGAGCACGACGCCTCCGAAGGCTCCGAGTCCACAACCTCGGCCTTGGCCTCAATAACCTCGGGCTCATCCGCTACACGGGCGAGCTTGCTCGCAAGCCCCAACAGCTTGCGGCGCTTCTCCGGGTTGGCGAGCACCTTAGCTACCTTGGGATCCCCTAGCCGGTCCTCCACGTGGGCAGTGATGTGGGCCTCGACATCAATCTTCCCCAGCTGCCGCTCATTGAGCCCCAGGTCCATCTTAAGCTGCGCGATGCTTGTCAGGATCTCGCGGGCCGCCCGTATCTCCTGCGTCATCGACGGGAATAGCTTGTTGATGGTCTTCTCGTTCTCGTACTCAATGCCTATCCGCTCCATCTGGACGGCATAAAGCAACCAAAGCTCGTCGAGCTCATCTAGCCCCTCCGCGACACGCAGCGCTGCCTGCTCAAAGCAGAGCGGCATACGCCCCTTGATGAGCTGCGCAGAGGGAATCGTCGTCCGATAGCGACGCAGCATCGACACCAACCCCTCGCGGCTGGCGTCGGTGTATTCGTGGCGCTCCTCCTGAATGAACTCCGCTATCTTCCGGTCGCTCCACCCATCAAGGAACAGCTGATGCATCTCATCAAAGCACTTGAGCGCACGGAGCTTCGGGAAGTTGGTAGCGCGCCTGGTCGGCTTAATCTGAAAAGCCGCTGGCCGACGCTTGCGGCCGTTCTTCTTAGCAGTCACGCCTCCAGCTTATCACGTTCAAACGCGATAGCCTAACCGCGCGAGATCGTTAGGTGCCTCGGGCGGGAGTCGAACCCACACCCGACCAATCAGTGCCCAAGCTGGGAATCGAACCCAGACGCCTCTACGAGACAACGGGTTTTAAACCCGTCCCGACTACCAATTACGGCACTTGGGCTAGAAACTGCGCGCGAGGACGAGCCCCGCAAGAATAAACCTGCCTTCTCCTACTCCACTTACCAGAGCAAGACTTGCTACAAAATGGCCCCGCCTTACCCTGCTTCCTATTCGAGCGGACCACACGTGCCGGTTTAGTTCCTTGTCCCCCACACTCAGGACAAGCAAAAACCACAAGCTCCTCGGACCTCGCATGCTCTCGCGCGTGGTCCCCACGAGAGATAACCTCCAGATTACCCAACGCATTGTTGGCTCTGTTTCCATCCCTGTGATGAACACACTCCCAACTCTCCAGCTTACGGCCCAGATGCGCCTCCATAACCTCCCGATGCTCTAGAACACTACGCTTAGTACCATCCGACAATCTCTCGACCCTCATTCGGTACCCCTTCATGTTATACCAACCAGACCTCCACGCAACTTCAACCATAACGATGGTTTAACACTGTCTCTACCCACAGACCACTAGAACCTGCCGCCTCTACCAGCTGGGCTACCGAGGCTCACAGGTGCCCGAGAGAGGATTCGAACCTCCAACCTCGTCGTCCTAAGCGACGCGCCTCTACCTGGTTGGGCTACTCGGGCTAGTGGTCAGAGGGGGATTCGAACCCCCAACCTTCGGCCCCTCAAGCCGACGCCTCTGCCTAGTTGGGCTACCTGACCGATACACATGTCTGCGCCCGTCCACCACCTCCCGGCGGGACGGGCCGTCAAAGCAACAGGTGTAGTCGGCGAGACATCACCGCCTAGACTGCCACAGAAGCCCATCTATGACAACTACTCAGGAACGACCACGTGGTCGCCGCCCCCAACCTCTGGGAAGTACGCTTCATAGCCAGTCGGAGTAGGTGCAGATCTAACCACGTAAGGCATCCCACAGCCACCGCAATGAGACAGCTCGCGCGTCTGCCCACAGCCAGGCACCGCCACACGCCCTCGGCAATGAGGACAGTAGATGTCGATCTTAGCACAGCAGCCCATCCGCTCAACCGCCAGCACCTCGACAACCCGGCCCATCTAACCGTCCTCCAGATCACGACGCCGCCCATCATCCAGCTTGCGGGCCTCCGCAAGGAGAAAGCGCTTGCGGTCCTCCTTGCTCATGCTCCGGGTCAGACCAAACAGGTCCGTCACCACCCCCAAGCACCACTGATAGCTCGGCTTGCCCGGCAGGTTGCGCTGCACATGCCTGGCGTACGCCTTCAAAGGATGACCCTTACTCATCTCACCTCCCCAACAAAGCTCCAGCAGTCACCGTCTGCGCCCCTTACGGCGCAGCTCCTGGCTCCTCGGACTAGTAACCCTCCCCTCCCACTCGTGAGCACACCCCAAACACCGCAGGTTAGCCCTAGCGTTCATGTCGTAGGTGTCTGGGTTAAGCACCTCTATCACCTCCACACGCCAACTACCGCACTTCTCGCACACTGTCCTACGCTCTGCCATCTCACCACCCCAGCAACGTGCGCGCCGCAACCGCCTCACCGATACGGCGATCCACCTCCCTCAGCGGCTCGTCCAGCTCCTCCCACGGGACCAACCAATGCGACTTGGGGGTGGGCTGCTCCTTGGCCCACGCAACCCACGTCTCTCGGACCAACCGACCCAGCTCCTCGCGGTCGCCCAAGCCCGAGATGATGTTCCGGGTAAGCAGCCCTCTGGATAGCAGCCTGATATCCTTCTCCGGTGGCGCTGTGTGGTCCCCGTTATCCCAGAAGACGATGACGTCCCCAGATAGAAAATGCTTCGTCAGATTCTCCCCCACCATCAAGGCTACCCCCCGCCGCCCGTCATGCCCAACAACCACCGCCTGCGACAGCTCCCCCGAAAGAAGCTCCTCCAGCTGCGCCCCGTTGACGAGACGCCCGGACTCCGCCCGCGCCTCACCCTGCAAGCGCTCCCGCGTCCGCTGGACAAGCTCCATAGCCTCCTGCGGGGATAGGTCCCCAACGTCCACGTACTGCACACACGGAGCAGCCCGTAAAGGCGCGTCTTCGCCCGAGGACGGCTCCTCCGCCGCTTTCTCCAGCTCAAAGCGGTGCCAGTCCCTAAGCCGGCACAAGGCCGCCAGAGGCGAATCTGCGTCTGGACGCTCCGGCCTCAGCTCCCCCAGATACCCCACATCGCCGACCCGCTCCACCTCCTCCAGCAAATCCAACGCCGCTCTTATGAAACCTCGCACAACCTTGCTAGCCATAACACGACGGTACTATATAGCTGGAGGATTGTCAAGAACCTGGGTCGGGGAGAGAGGCACCAAACGAACGACCGCACATACCCGCTCGGGGACGACGGACACTGTCACTGACCGCACCAGGTAGCTAGTGCCCTTGTGCTCCACCGCCGTCCCTGTATGGGGGGGCTCCCGCGTGAATATTCGAGCGAGCCGCTCGCTGCCCAGATAGTAGCAGGTCTCCACAGCCTAACCTCCCGACGCGGGCTCAAGAGTGCCGGTCCACCCGTTCTTGGCGGTCCAGCGGAAGCCCGACTCCTCCCCATCCACCAGCACGACGCGCGCGAAGCTCGCCACCCCGTCCTCGCCCTCACGGAGGCGCACCTCCGACAACGACAAGCGGTCTCGGTGTATGTCCGCGACCACTGCCAGCTCGTCCAACGCCTTCTCCGTCGTCAAGCTTTTAACCATCTCCACCTCCGTCCTCAGATGCACACAAAGGGCACCCTGGTGAGCCGCAGCACTCTCGCACCGCAAGACTCTCGGGGTCCTCCTCGTACCAGCTGTCACCACAATCCAAGCAGCGCCACTCAAAGCGCAGCGGGGCAACGTACTGCACGCCGCCGGTCTTCTCTCGACGCTTGTGCTCACAACTCACCACACCACTCCAGCAAGGTCCCGAAGGCTCCCCTCCAGGTCCCGCTCAAACTCGCCCCTAAGCTCAGCAGGAACATCCACCCAACCAGCTCGAACGTCGTCCACCCTCAACGAGAGCACCTCGTCCTCCTTCACGATCTTAGGGGGCTCTTCCCCAGACCCCCGTCGCACAAAGAAGCGCGCTGAGCCAAAGCGCTCCAGCTGAGAATCCCACAAGGCATAGTCCCGGACAAGCACAGCAGGATCATCTACAACCTCGCGCAGACGCTGAGTCAGAAAGGCGCCCCCATCCCGCTTTGACGAGGTAAGAAACACCTTCCCGCGACCGGCCGCTCCAAAGCGCGACCTAACACGGCGGCGCAGACCCAAGTAGACCTTTCTAAGATCCTTGGCCGTAAACTTCGAGGTGACGGGAGCCTCCACTAGCACTCCCAACAAGTTGCGCCCTAGACTAGTCCCCGAGGACAGCGCGCCGGCCGTTACACAGATGTCCGAGGGGAATCGCAGCTCGCCTGGTCGCTCCTCGTGAGGAAACGTCTCACAGAAGTAGGGGCTGCTCCGGAGCATGCGCGCAACACCCCCGAGGATGACATCAGACGCAAACGCCGGGCTAACGCTAAGACACCCCAGCGAAACGACTGACCCCGACCCAAGCCCGAGAGACGCCTGCGGGTCTCGGAGGCGCGACAGCTCGTAGAGCATACGGCAAAGAGCCGCCGACGCGGCAAACGTCTTCCCCGAGCCCAGTCCCCCCGTGAATATCACCTCGTCGAACGGCCCGCGGAAAACCTCCTGGAGGTCCGACAGCCACTGAGGATACAAACCCACACCGCCTAAGTAACGCTCGTCCCTAAAGAACGTTTCAACGTCCACCAGCTCCTGCTTGTAGGTACCTTCGCTGTCAGCCCTCACTCGACCTCCTCCTGAACCCCCTTAGCAAAGTTGGCATCGTCCACCACACACCCCAGAGTCGGATGGCCCCGCAAAGGCGCCGCGGCGCCTCCATCCTGGCGAGCATACTCAACCCGGAAAGCGCGATCACGCGCAGCCAGATGCCCCGCAAAGCCCTCGTGAGTCCGAGAGCGCACAACGTCCGAGGGTATCTTGTAGGGCGACGGCGTGGCCGGGACAGTGATTGTCCAACCGTCGGGGTCCAGCCGAGCCTCTACCCACTGCGGGTCCTGATAACCGGGCGGTACCAACTGCCCGGTGTCCAGAACAGCCTCGTCCCCGTTCTCAAAGCGACACCTAAGCTTGTCCGCCTCCACCGCCACCGCAGTCATCGTTAAAAAGCTGCAATCAAAGTTGTGGTTCATCCCAGATATCCCGCGTACAGCTGCTCCCTGCTCAATACACAGCCAAGGGCTACGAGCACCACCCCCCAAAGAACTCCCCATCCAGCGTCATCATGATGCCCGTCCCTTCCTCATCCCCGTCCTTTAGAAGGTCTCTCATAGCCAAGATGCTGCCATCCTCATACCGGTAAAGGCGAACCGCAGAAAGCGTGAGGCGATGACGCAGCTCCGCAGGGAGACCCCAATCATCCGAGTGGTGCAACGCCCACCAAACCATATCCGAAAGATCCAGATTAGCGCGGGCCTTGATGCCCACACGCTCCAGCGCGTCCAACAGCTCCTCGCGAATCGCCTCGTCCAACCTGGTGTTACCCTTACCATCGTCCGTATAAAACACTGTCGTCTCCTTCTAGAAGCTTAGTGAGGCGCCCTCAATGAGCTGCCCATGACCTGCCAGTATCTCCCTCAGCGACGCACGGAACTGATCGCATCATCGGCTGAATGCCCTCAATCATCGCCTGCTCCACCTCCAGCTTCACCTGCGCCACGAGCTCCTCGTCATCGTCACACTCGACCACGATCTCGTCGTGCACCATGTGAACCATCTTGGCCCGAGAGCCGAAGCGCTTCAGGCGGAAGTACACGTTGCGTAGGGAGCGCTTGAGGCCGTCGGCCCCCGAGCCTTGGATCGGGGTGTTCCCTGTTATGAACACATGCCCACTACGCCGAGCCACGAAGAAGGTATTAGGAACAATTGGGCACCATATCCCGAAAACACCCTTGAGCTGCCTCACATGCTTCTTAAGCACCTGCGCCTTGTCGCGGTTGAGCACAGTAACCTGCCAGTGCTCCGTCCCCTTGGGAACATTCTTAAGCTTGGGCGACCTCGGCCTGTACTTCCGCATATCGCGCTTCTTGATGGAGCCCACGTAACCGCAAAGCGTGCAGAGAATCTGGAAAACTTCTGCTCCCTCTCGGGAACGGCTGACAAAGGCCGTCTTATCGCTACGCCACCCATCCCCACCGATCATGGTTTGGAGCAGTAGACGACACTGCCGAGCCGTAAGCAGATTAAGAAGGTCCATGGTCAAAACACGGCCGGGGCAGAGCTGCACCAAAACCTCATTCAGAGGGTGCCGAAAGTACCACATACGCCCCCCCGCTTCCCCATTCTCGCTCTTCGAGTACCTCATCCCCAATCTACCCAGAAGCGCCTCAATACAAGCCACCTTATAAGGGTTAGCCCGCACACTCTGATAGAGCTTCAAGGACACCCCACTAGGCTTAGGACCACGCTTTCCGGGACGGTCGTAGACCCTACGGGTCTTCTGAATACCGCCGTCCGTCAACCACCAACCAGCAAGCTCCACAAAGTCGTCCGACAGGAGGCTACTCTCGGGCCCTTCGTACCGACCGGTGCGATGGATGCGATCGTCACCATGACGCGAGAGTGTTGATGTCCGTCGCTCCATGTCCTTTCGGGCGCCCTTGTTGTAGACAAGCCAACGATGGTCCGCTGTGGACACCGCATGAAACGACTTTGACTTGAACTCCGTAAGCTCCCTCTCCACAGGCTCAAACACCCTTAAGTCCGTAGGAGCCTGCCACTCTAAGGCACCTGTTTTTGGGTTCTTGGTCAGAATCTCGTCGCCCAGAGCAAGATCCGGCCCTCTGACCCACCCCCGGCGTGTGAGCGCCTCCGTTTCAAAGTCTAGGCAGTTGAAGTACTCATTGCGCGCCGTCTCGGGGTCGAGGTAGCGCCGACGGCCCCACAGGGTGCGGGCATAGGGGACACGCTTCGCATCACGCAGAGAGCGCTCCTGCCACGCGCGCACGCGCGGGTAGCCGTCAAAGTAACGCTTGATGAACTTGTTGGCCTGCGCCTCTGTGATCGTCACCCCGTAGTTAGCCTGGGAGTACACGACCAGCTTCGCAGCTCCTAGCCCGTAGATGAGCCCGAAGTTGACCGGCTTCGCCGCCTGGCGCTGCGCCTTGGTCACCTCATCGTAGGGAACTCCCGCGACGATGCTAGCCGTCCGACGGTGCGCATCCTCCCCCCGAAGGTAGATACCAATAAGCACAGGGTCCTGCGTCACCTCCGCAGCAAGACGGAGCTCTATCTGTGAGTTATGACTAACAAAGCCGTCGCTGATATAGGTCACGGGACCAGGGACCGACAGGTCATAGACATCCTCCTCACCATCAAGCTCTATCGAGTCCACCGCATCGAAGAACGTCCCGTCCTCCACCGTCCGGCTCAACCCCAGCTCCCGATAAACCTCCGGGTGCTCCTCGCGCAGCTTCACAGCCACCAGAAAGCTGACAGACCGCCCCAGAGACGCCGTGTTGTTGAGCAATCTCCGTACCTCCCCCTCCAGCCTCAGCTCCCTAACACGCTCCTGCATATTAGGCACAGAGCCCACCGTCGGAGATACGGGACCACGCCCTATCAAGCCCGACAGCTTCCCCTGCTTGCGCCACGAGAAGAACCCCACAGTCTCCACAAACCTAGAGAGGAACAACCGGGGGACACGCAGCGACCAGCCCACATAACGACGCCCCTCCCCATGCCGCTCCTTGCGCCGAGTAGACAACACCCCCAGAGCCAGGAGCAGCTGTTGGACCTCAACAATAAGACGCCTGCGGGAGGAGACCAGCTTCACGTGGTCCCCCCCAGCACTACCGTCCGCCTCAAAGAGGCCCCGCAAAAAGGCGCCCACCACACGCGGCGGAGAGGACCAAAGAAACCCAGGCACAGCCCCCTTTGAAACGCCTAAAGCTACAAACCAGTCGCGAAGCTGCTTGCGATTGACGTGCGTCTCAATGACGCCACGATACTCCTTGACATGTAGATCACGAAGCCCGAACAGCTCCTCACACAGCCCCAGCAGACGCTCATGGACCGCCGGGTCCTTAGCGTTTACCACCCACCGAAGATAGTTGGACCCTAGATTCCCGTCCCCCACAAAGTAACCAACAAAGAAAGCCAAGTCCTCAGAGACCTCCCCAGGAACACGAACCTCCTTGCTGTTGACGCCACCAGAAGGCTTAGGCGGCAGCACAACCTTCGACGAAGCCTCCGACAAACCCCGGCCGGATTGCACAGCCACGTAGTCCGACGGCCCTATCTCATGTAGACGCTTCCAAACATAGGCTCCCTCACGGTCAAGGACTCTAATACGGTGAAGAGACGTAGCACGCAGCTCGTAGCCAAGCTTCGTCCGAATCCGATAGACAGACTGGACCCCTTTAGAGATACGGTCGCTCACTCGATGCTTCGTCCCGTCCTCCACCAAGACCTCAGCACCTACGGCAACATTCTCCACCGGCACCAAACCCTCCGATGTCGCCACGCGCGTCCCCCCCACGACGCAATAGTCGGTAACGATTAGTATTCGGCCATCGCCCGGTCTGAAGCAATCACGGTACTCAAAAGCGCGAGGAATCTGCTGCAGGTTTGGCGATCGGCTATTATGAGAGAAGACCCCACAAGCCTCATAGCTCTCATCTACGGCGACGGTAATGTCATAGACCTCACGACTTCCGCAAGCGTAGACTTCCTCAATTGTAACGTCTTGCTGTCCTTCAGCTGCCTGTAGTGAATAGCCTTGTGGCCTGAGTGAGTCACCAGCGCGAGGTTGTGCAGATCGTTGTTCTTCGGATCCCCGTCTATGTGATGGACCGTCAAGTGCTCGGGAATCTCCCCCAAGCCCAACGCTTCGGCCATCACCACGCGATGAACGAATCGCCTCTTGCCATTGTGCAGGCAAGTCAGATACCCATAGCCGTCGTCGCACAACCCCTTCCAGTTGTGGTGTTGCTCCCCCTTCTTGCCCCACATAGGATTCTGCTCCCCCGTCTTTGATGCCGAGTAACGCAGAGCTGCTAACGCCTTGCGCTCGGCCTCCGGCATACACGATCGTACCACATGCGACACGTTGTGAAACGTAGTCCCCAGCCTCTCGGCAACCTCTGTAAGCTTCAACATCTCCGGGCTCCGGTACAGTTCCAGAACATCCCGACGATTCTTCGCGTCCCCTGTCCAAGTCTTTGATACACTCATCTACCATACTCCGAACAGACTTCCACTCACCAGTAGAGAGTAGCAATCTGTGGGAGCCCGTGCACTTCAAAACCTCCCCGTTACTAAAACGTACCGAATATATCCTCTCGGGTTTAAGCCTCCAATGGTTGATGACGGGCTGCCAACGCTCCTTGTGGGTCCATACCTGGTCACCGACAGAGACATCCTCCATCCGCTTCATACCCTCAGTGGTCCGGATAAGTGTCTCCCCCACTACGCAGCTGTATCGGCCAGCTCCAGTTAGCGGCCAGAAGTCCGTATGGATACGACCCGTCTTCGGATTGATGTTCTCCAGGTAGTCAGGACCGAAGGAGTCGACACGCTTCGATATCTTGCGGTACTCGATGAAGAGCGGGAAGACCTTATGCTTTGTCGCGATCATCGCAATGAGGTCTGACGCCGTGCTCGTCAGACCAAGATTAAGCGGCTTACCGTTCGGCTTGGTCAGCGAGTTAAAGCTCGCGAGCACCTGCTGCGGCGAGCGGTAGTTGAAGCCCGAGGGAATGCCCGGCAGGCTCAGCAGCCCCTTCGGATGCGGCAGCATCACATCCAGCTTATTGCGCAGCTCCTCTAGCTTACGCTTGTTGGCCTCCGCTACCTTGAGCCACATCTCGCTATCCAACCGAAAGCCGTTCAGCTCTATCTCCGCCTCGGCGAGAGGGGCCCCGAACTCGATCAAGGCTATACGGTTGAGCCCTGCCTTGGCCAGCTTCGGCTTGAGCGCGTCCCGCAGCTCTAGGAGGTACGTCACATCCTCCGCCGCATAGTCTAGCTGCTCTTCCCCAAGCTCGGCCGCCGACCAGTCCGACCCTCCCATGTCCCCTGTCCCTGGCTCTACCTTGAGCTCTCGGGCATACAGGTCATAAAGGTTGTTCCCCAAAAAGCGGCCATTGTGGATAATCGCAGAGGCCCGAAAGGTATCGAACACAGGCCACAATTCAATACCGTGGTGAAAGAGTAGCCACTTCTGCTCAAACTTCGCGTTCTGGATCACCTTAATGGCGGAGCCCTTCAGCGCCTCCACCAACGGCCCCATAGTGCACGTCTTGAACAGGTCAATGACGTAGATACCCTGCCCTGTGTTGAGCTGCAGCAGCCGTATCTTCCCGTCGCGCGGGTCCAAGGAGGTGGTCTCAATGTCGAGACCCACCACCTTGGCGTTGTCGACCTCGTTGGCTATGGCCCCTAACCGCTCCGCAGAGGTGACGTATTCATAGCTCATCCTACCGGCTCACTGCTGACGGCTTCTTTGCCCCCGTCCGTCGCCCGATAGGTCCCCTTCCCTACCTTCTCGACCAGCGAGCCTCGCACCAGACGCCGCAGAGCGTTTCGCACCCAGCTGTTCGCCTGCCGGCTCGGAACACCCTCAAACACCTCCGCCATCGCCTTCAGAGTCCGCGGATCGCCCCCGGACAAGGTGCCCAGCACGATCACCTCCTTGGGGTTGAGGTCCGCCGCCTCCAGCTGAAGCGGCTTACCGCTCTGCCCCGAGGCCGCCTTCTTACCGTTACCCTTTCGAGATGTCTTCTTTGCCTTCGCCTTGGCAGCCTTCGCCTTAGCCGCCTTCGCCTTGGCCTTTGCACGCAGACGCCCTCTAGGGCGTGCCTTCCCATTCCCCTTGGCACGTCGGCGCGGCCTAGGCTGCGGGGGCCCCTCTACCTCCTCCACCACAGGCTGTGCACCATCCGCAACAGTGGCCGCAGCGGGCCCTGGTGCGGCTGCTGGCGCGGCAGGCGGCTCGGGCTCGGGTGCGGCCACCTTCGGCGCGGCTGCTGGCGCGGCAGGCGGCTCGGGCTCGGGTGCGGCCACCTTCGGCGCGGCTGCTGGCGTGGCAGGCGGCTCGGGCTCGGGTGCGGACACCTTCGGCTCAGCCGTAGGCGTTGGGGGGGGCACCTCCTTCTCGGGGAGTGCCGTTGCAGCCTCAACAAGCATCACCACATCAAAGGTCTGCGCATCAACCAGCTGGATGGTGGCCTTCTCCCCCTCCTTGACCACTCGACAAAGACGCCCCTCCTCGCGCCCAACCTCCTTAGCCTTAACCAGCTTTCTCGTCGTGGGGTGGAACTCCTGCACCATCTTCACAGTGACCTCGCGGTAGAGTCCCTCACCACACTGTACCGCTACGCGGCGCGTGGTCTCTCGTTCCATAGATCCTCCTGTCGACTCGCCGTGGTTGTGCGGCAAGTCTACCCATTAGCACAGGAGATCGTAACAGGCCGAGAGCTTATTGTCAAGGGGCGATCACCGGCTAGCAGCAGCAATTATCTCTGCAGCCTCCTCACGCCAGCTCTGAGTGACGATGTCCAGGTTCATCGCGGTCTGCAAGGTGCCCGTGTCCGAATACGCCTCGCCTTGCACCTTGCTTATCTCACCAGCCGCCATCTTCTGGCGCCAGATATTGATGGTGAGTGGCGAGAAGGTGAAAAATATTGGTGGTGTGGTGTCAGTCGGCCTCTCAGCGGACTCCACCACAATCGTACCGTCGGGGCGCTCCTCCACGATATCCCCTACCACCGAGGAACCTCCCATCCCCGCGCCCGACAGATTCAGATACCTGTACCGGGCCTGACGGCCTCCAGGGTAGACGTCGAAGCCCTCCACCACACCCGCGACGACCTCCCCTTCGTAGGGCTCGATGCCCGTGTAGGAGAGCACATAAACCTTCTCCAGATCAAATCCCATCGTCCTACTCCATCAGAAGGGGCTCGACATACTTCCTGTACATCTCCCCAAGGTTGCGCTCCTCAACCACAAAGTCCTCAATCGGTACCCCGTTGCAAACATTGATGCCCGCTGCGCGGCACTTCTCAATAATGACCTGCCTGTACGTCTTCCCGTGGTAGGGGTCGGATATGTCAGTGACCGTACCAGAGCAGGTTATCCGGAGAATGCTCCGAACCGGGATACCGTAGCGGACCGCAGACTCCGTGGTCTTGTTCTGCGCCGACGTCTCAAGGTCGTTTATCGCGCCCTCGATGTTCAAACGCTCCCGCCAATACATACCATCCTTCGGACCCGACCGTTGCGGCGCCGTTATCCCAAAGTCGTCGCCGATCAGAAAGTAATAATCTAAGCGGCCGATCTCCCGCGGGTGGATGAGCGCCTGAGCACCTCCTCTCGATGCCCAAGGCATACCCGCGCCGGACCCCGCATTAGACGAAAGCTTCTTCTTCGTGACGATGTAGTTGAGCGCCTGGTCCGCTCCCCCCGTCTTCGTATCATCGTTCTCAGACGTCGCCCCAACGCGCCCAATACCCTGCGTAGCCCGCTGATTCGCGCTGATAATCCCAGCAGTCAGAATCGAGTGCACAAACTCGTAGTTGATGCCCTGCACGGCAAAGCGATAGCCCTGCTCATATAGGCGCTTATAGCGTCCCTTGTCGACGAAGCAGGTGTAGCCGGGAAACACCTCCTCCTCGACAACCTCGTTCAAGTTAACATCCACGCCCGATGCCGCAATGAACTCCTTGATCTTCGCAGGCGTCTTCAGCTCCTTCGGCATCGTCGCCCCGTAATAGCTGTCCGACAGCGCATCTGCCGTCTGAGGTGCGACAGACCAGAGCACCTGCATCAGCTTGCGATACTCCTTCTCCTCTGGCGTAGCATTGCGCAGCAGCTCCCCAGACAGACCAGGCTTTACCGCCTCCAGAAGACGCTTCAGCGCCTCGTGAGGCGTCTCGCCCGCCTTCGGGCGCACGCGTGCCCACACACCACCCTGCCACGCATAGCAACCCTGCTTCATCCAGTAGCCTGGGACCTTAAGCTTGTCGCCGACCTCTAGGTCCCCTGTGGGCCTGTTGTTCCGTAGGCGTAGCGCCTGCTCCGTCGTGTTGTGCTGGCGCGCAACATACTGCCAAGCAGTAAGCGACACCTTGGGGGCGCCCCAGACACCCGCGTTGATAATGTCGGTACCCTCCCGCCCAAAGTCCGACGCCTTAACCTTGTGGTTCTTCTCTTTGATCCGGTCTGCCTTCGCGATATGAAGCTCCGAGCCCTGGTCCGACCAGTACACAGTAGTGATTGGTTGGCTATGATGCTGTCCAGTCGCCACAAAGGCATCCAAGCTGTCGTCAAAGTTGTTCGGAGGCGTTGGGGCGGCTGACAGGCGGAAGCTGCCGTCCGTGCCGCCATGCCCCGTAAGCAGCTCTCCCCACACGTTAGGCCGCAGCTTGAGAGCAAACTCGTAGTAGAGCCCCTGAGTATCTTTCCACTTCCTAACGGTAAGATTGTTGCCCTCGACCGCTGCACCATCCGACTCGAAGCGCACACCAGAACGCCCGAGGTTCATCTTGTGCACCTCCGCGAGGTCTGCCGCGTTAGCCCTGGCGGGCGGATGGGCAATATCGTCCGGGAAGTACAAAGGTACCGGCGGGGTCGGACCTACCGGAGACGTCACATTGAACGGCTCGACCGGAACATCCATCTTCACGGAGGCTCCCTCAAAGGCCGCCTTGTCGATTAGAACGTGCGTGTAGTAGCTGCCCGTTACAAGGCCGTGCGCCGTATCGTACGAGATACCCAGCTCCGTACAGATATCCTTGAGCCGCTGCTTCGGGTCCGGCGCATCATTAGTGATGCACAGCAGCAGCTTCGACGGCTCGGTGTTGTGCTGCTTGGTCTTGACAGTAACGCCGAGATCACTCCCTTGCTTGGTCAGATACTCGGAGGATGAGAAGGTCTTCTCAATAACAGAGGGGCCCTCGACGGGCTCGTCAGGCACCTGCCAGCCGCCTGCAAAGGTGAATTGCCCTGTGTCCTTCTTCCCCGTCCGCTCGCGGTACATGAGCGTGATGAAGGTCTCAAAGTCCCTCCGCAGATCAAGCTTTCGGCGGCGCGCCCGCTGGAGGAACTTGCGCTGCTCCGCCGGCTTGCCGGGCCAATACGACTCCGCATAGGGGCGCAGCATCTTGATAAACTTCGCCGTGGGGATGGCCTGCAGCTTCATAACGGTTTTCTCGATCCTACTTAGATCGAGATCGAAGTCATTATTCCGCCACCCTACCCACAGCTTGTTGTAGACACTCCCAACGTTGTTGGGGTCGTACTTCCCAGTTAGCTCATCCTTACCCAGGAACAGGTAGCATTGCTCCTTATCGACACCCTGCACCGTGCCGTCCGCCAGACGGATAAACTGCCCCCCATGATTGTCGTTCTGCGACATCAGCCAATCGACCACCTGCTCCTGAACGAGGTAAGAGCGGTCTGCCGCCGATAGCTCCGTAGCCGGGTGCTTGTATTGCTGCTCCAAGGTGGGGTTGGTGCTGTCCAGCTCTACTAGCGGCTGCAGCGTGCCCACGTGGCCGCGAAGCTTGATCACCCCGACGGGGATAGCATCTGGGTTGACCGTCTTGGCCACCTCGTAGAATATCTGCTGAGCTGCTGCCGCGAAGGGTTTGATCTCCTTGTTCCAACCCTTTGTGATGGCCGGCTTGAACATCCACCGCTTACCGGTCTTCTTATCGGTGTAGATGTATTTCTCGCCCGCGCCGCCGAGGATGCTCTTGGCGCTCTTCCCCTCGTCTAGGTCCTTCTTCTTAGGCAGCTGCGGCAGCTTCGGCATCGCCAGGACGACCTCCTCAGCTGACAGGGAGACCGGCGGCAATGCCGTGGAAGGCCCAGGCTCAGGGAGAACCTCGGGCAGCGGGTAGGTAGCTGTGGGTCCTGGAGGCGGCGCAGAGACTGGTACCTCTTCCCCGGCCTCATCCGTCACATCCTTGTAGTTGCCCGTGCTGACAATGTGCAGCTTAACCTTCGCCGGCTTGGTCGGGTCCGCCGTGTCGTAGATGGCCCCATCGTTGGAGTCGACATATTGCGTCGGCCCTAGACCGATAACCTGAAACACCTCGCTCGTGAGCGGGTGGACGAACTCGTTTACGGCTAGGCCCTGAGCAGCTTGGTCTGCCTCCGTGTTCGACTTGGAGGGGACCGGCTTGCTCTTCGGAGGCTTCGGAGTCCAAGGCATCACGAACAGCCCCTTTGCCTCCATCTCCTCCACGGTGGGCGTCGCCGGTGCCGGCGCGGGCTCGGGAGCCGCTGCCGGAGGCGACGGTGCTGGAGCCAGCGCCCCGGTCACCTTGGCCTTCATGACCTCGTTGGCCTTCCCGGACCAGGCGTGCGCTAACGTCTTGTCCTCCTCAGCATGTATGGCATAAGCAGCATAAACTTGAGCAGCTACACTAGCCGGTCCCCACTTGGCTAGGCCCTTCAGCACATCATACGCCGCCTTGACCTTGTCGGCCTGGTCCGCTGTGAGCTTGGAGGCCCCAAGGAGCAGCCCAGCATAGCTCTCCGAGGCTATCGCCGCCTCAACGTCCTCGTCCGACACAGGCTCCCCAGAGGTACCCACTATCCCAAGTATCTCTGCCTGACGCATGCACCAATCCGACGCCGTCTTATCCTCCCCATTCATCTCATAGGCGAAGTAGATCGCCCCAGCCGCTGCTAATGCATCCCCTATCTTGGTGTTCACCATCGAGGTGTGAAAGTTCATCATCAGAGTGGCAAGCTCTGAGCCGTGAACAGCCGCTGGGTAGCAATTATAAGCCTCGTTGAGATACCACTGCACGTTGGTATCCGCGCCCTTCTCCTTCGAGCCGCCGGGCTCCACCGCACGCCAGTGCAGATAGAGTAGGTAGCTAAGAAGCGCACGCTCGTTCATAGCCTCTGCGGACGAAGCTAAGAGCGCCGCGTCTATCTGAGCTGCCTGGCCGCCCTCTAAGGATCCCGCCTTGCACTGCTCCGACACCTTGGTGTAAAGCGGCCCGAGATTGATGTCCGCAAGAAGCTTGTCAATGTCGCTCTGTGGAGCTGGAGCGGGAGCGGGGGCCACAGGGTCGAGAGGCTCAGGCTCTGGCGGGTCCGTCAGCTCCGCACCCGTGGTGAGCATACCTAGCTTGGTCTGAACGTCCGCGAGGTCGTCCTCATACATGGTCGTCGCCGCAGCATTCCCCTGAGCCTTATACGACGCGATGATAACCTTCAGCAGGCCGGCATACTTGAGCCAGCTCTCCTCATCCTCCGCAACCACCAACGCATCCTTGATGTCCGCCCAGTTAGAGGCGCTGAGGTAAGGCGCGAGGGGAAGCAGGTCCTCGGGATTGGCCTCCGAGTACGTTAGCACCGTCTTGAGTGCTGCGTTTACCTCCTCCTGCTGCTGGCTCTTCCAGTCGGCCGCATCAGGCGAGCCAATCTGATCGTGATACTTAGCCACCACGGCCAAAGCCTGCGCTGCCTTGACGTGCTGCTTGTCCTTCTTTAGCTGCGTCAGCGCCGTGGTTAGACCGCCAAGCTCGAACGCATTAAGATTGCCCGCGCTGGCCTTAGCATATAGGCCCTCGGTATCTCCCTTCTGCGTAGCCTCCATGGCCACGTTGAAAAGATCCCCCGCCGCTAACGCCTGCTCCGCGTTGTTCTTTGCCTGCTGCCAATACTCCTCGTGAGCATCGTTGCCCTTGGCCTTGTGGTAAGCCTCCGCGACAGCTGCCAGCTTGACCATGTCCGCCCACCCTGTGGATGCCTTAGCCTCATAATACGCTTGTGTAACCGCAATACACGACTCGTCTAGAAGACCGCCGCTCGTAGCAGCCTCCTGCAACACATCGAGCTTACCGCCCGCCAGTGCTGCCGATGCCTCGTCCACACTAAGCACCTTGGGAGCGGGCATCGCCGCTACAGCGGCCGCGTTGTTGGCATCAAACTGAAGCTTGTCCGACTCGGCCTGCCAAACCGCTGCCGTCGCCTTTGCACCCTGCGCCTCGCACGCGTCCGCAATCGCCTGAGCCTTCTGGGCCGCTGCTGCCTTGTCGGCAGTCAGCTGCAGCTCATCAAACTCTGCAATAAGCCCAAGAACATCTGCGTCCGACGGCACAGCAGCCTTCGCAGCCTCCTCAGCCTTCTCCTGCTCCACGGCCGCCACAGCCTGCCAGTTCAGCGCTGAGAAAGACTGACCCTGCGACGCCCACCCCTTCGCTATCTCGCTAGCGATCTCCGCCTTCTGCGCGGGCGTTAACGCCTCGGTGAAGTCCTGTACAAGGTCGTTGATCTCCTCCTTCGTATAGGCTTCCCCTCCAGGCTCCTCAAGCGCTGCCGCCTTCACCTGTGCCGTAGCCTTAATATCTTCGGCAACCTCCTTCCACATCCCACAAGCCTCGTCGCCGATAGCGCCGAAACCATCTGAGATTTTCAGAGCCAGATCCAGAGCCTTTGCGAGATCACCTCCCTGGAGCGCCGCCGCAAACGCGCTCTGCTCAGCCTGCAGCTCCTGGAAAGCGGGGGCGGACATGTCCGCCTTAGCTGCATAGACGTCCGCCTCCTTAAACCAGGCCGCGGACTTCTTCCCATCATCGACCACCTGCGCGTAGTAACCAGCAATGAGGTGCGCCAGCTTAGAGCACTGCTCCCACTCCCCCTTGCTATCCGAGGCAACCAGGAGGTCCATCAGCTTGTTGAACTGGTCCGAGGTTACCTTACCCGCATCGATGTCCTCGGGCTTGCCCGCGGCTAAAGCTCCCGTGAAAGCCGCCTCCTGCTGCTCAATCGCAGCTTTCTCCGCCGCCTTCTCGATGGCCTTCTTGTGCATCATGATCTTGAAGCCGAAGGCCCCCACCCACTGCTGACCAGGCTGCGTTGCGTAGTAGTCTTTCAGGAGCTGAAGAACCTGAATGGCTCCTTCATAGTCCTCCTTCCCCGTCAGCTCGTTCTGGTCCTTGTGCAGCTGCGTCAGAAAGTCCTTACCCGCCTTCGACATATTGGCGGCGACCGTCGCAAAGTCCTTCGCCTCATACGCCGACTGAAGCTCCGCCTCGACCTTCCATGCCGTCGCCTGAGCCAAGCTGTCCGACCAGGCAGACTTGAACGGAGTCTCAATCCCACTGAGGAGCGCCATCAGCTCGGAGCCCTGCTCCACCGCCTTAGCCCAATCCCCCGCACTCAGAGCGTTTCGGAACGCTAACGCCTTCTCCTGGACCTCCGCCGGGAGCTCGTCAAACGCTGCCTTCTTCTCCTTGACCAACGACAACCGCTGCTGCGCGGTTTCGATCTTCTCCGAGTCCCCCATCAGCACCCTATACTTGAGAAGAAGATCAAATAGCCGGACAGCCTTGTCGAAGTTCAAGGCTCGCTCCGCCCGCGCAGCCACCTTAAACACGTTCCCAGCCATGGCCCCCGTCCAGCCGACCAACGTATTGCTAAGAAGAGTATAGTCGTCGGAGCTGAGCGCCTTCTTAATCGCTTGTACTGATATGGGGACGTGACCAGCCGCAGAGGCCGCCTTAGCCTTCAGCCCCCACTCCTCACCCTTGTCGGGCTCCCCTCGGATGTTGTAGATGCCCTGGAGAATCGTGGCCAGGAACGCGGCCTTCCCCCACTGGTTGAGCCCGGTAAAAGTCTCGTAGTCGGCCTCTAGGGAGGCCAACATGGTAGCTGTGAGCGCTGCCGCCTGCGCCTTGATGGCCAGATAGTCCCCGGCGGCCTGAGCCGAGAAGAAGTCGTCCGGGTCCATCATAGGCGGCACATCAGACTCATCCACCACCTTCTGCCACTTAGCGGCTTGGTCCCCCTGACCGCGCGCATTGTAGATGTCCGCCAATATCGCAGCGATGTAAATGGCCTGCGGCATCTTGCTGGCCAGCAGCTTGTCGTTGTAGTCCGCCTCGATGCCTTGCAAGATCGCTGGGACCAGCTCCGAGGCCATTGCGACCAGCGCCTTGTAGTCCTTGTTGGCCAGGGCCTCGGCCTGCGCCTCGGGAGGCTCCGGCTCGGGGGGCTCCGGCTTCTTAGGAAGACCCACAATACCGACCGGCTCGGGGAAGGTGGTGGGCAACGGCTCGCCAGCGGCGAGCGCCTTGGAGAAAGTGTCCTGCGGTACGACCCCCGCAGCCTTAGCCTGCTTCACCTTCCAGGCCAGATAACCCTTTTTCATCCACTGGGTCATCTGAGGAACCTCCTCGGCTCCCTCCACAGGCTTGATGTCCGCCACGGCGCCCGAGAACGCCGCAGGGTCTCCGATATCGCCGACCGGTGGGAACTCCTCAGCTCCTGGTGGAGGATCAATGAGGTGTGGTGCGTGCTGCTTCTTGGATAGGTGCTGTGCCTTAATCGTGGCTACGAAGGGGTCCTTACCTGGCGGCTGCTTCCAGACGTAAACCTTTTCTCCCTTGACACCGATGACCTTCACCTCCTGCACAATGCTGGAGGTATCAAGCAACGCTCCCTGCTGCTCCCAAAGGGCAGCACCCGCTGGACGACCCTGACGAGACATATGCTGGCTCTTATCCTTCTGGTGGCGTTAATCTGCGCTCCCCCTGGCGGCGGGGGTGCCCTCCTACTTCTACCATAGATCTAGCTAAAGCGCGTCCCTCTCCGCCTCTAGCTCCTCCTGATCAACACGCTCCGCAGCCTCCAGCCACTGCTCCGTCACCTCTGCAATGACCTCGTTGACGTCACGACCCCAGCTACGGCAAACCTCCAACACACGGTTAACCACCTTTTTGGTACGCTTGCTCATGGCTATATAGACGTGCTCCTTGCCGCCAAAATCGAAGACCATGAACGAGTATTCTAAGGTGTCGCCGTATTGATTGAACAGGTGGTTGAGCACGCGCCCAAGGTCACTAACCGACTTGGCCTCCTTGGTGGCATTCTGGAGCTTGTCCTGGGCCTCCTTGGGCATCCCTGCCGCCTTCATACCCTTCTGCACCTGCTTGATCATCTTCTGCCAGCCGGCCTTGTCCGCAAAGGCGAACATTCGCCGCATAGCTTTCTCCCCGTACTTTGCGGCCATCTCCCGGTGGAGCGCGACCATCTTCTCGGGATTAAGGCGACCGTGAAGCGCGTTCAGACGCACCGTCACGAACTTTTGAAGATCCGGCTCCTGCCACTTCTCGTCCGAGAGGACCACACACGGTACACGCTCCATCCCAAGCGTCTTAGCCGCCTGCCACCGATGGGCTCCACCGATGATACGATAGGACCCATCCACCAGCGGGACCACCTGCAAAGGAGCGATGAAGCCTACCTCCGTGATCTCGTTAAGGAGCATCTCGAACTCCTCAGAGTTCATCTCATTCGGGTTAAATGCCGTCGGCTCAATGTCATCGACCCGTATCTGCTTCACCTCCGGAACACTGACCCCACCTTCAATCATGACAGCCCCGAGGTTAAGGTCTCCGATAGCGTGTCGCACTTACCCGCGACCACCCGCAGCTCCCCAATCAGCTGCACCAAAAACAGGTTCAAAGCCTGCGGGTCTGTTGCCGGAATCGTTACCCCCGGCACCTCGTCCATCTTCTTCTGCCACTTCTGGAGCACCGCAACAGCGGTCTCCAGCTCGTTATGGATCACCTCTGGTGAGACTGGTAGCATCAGCCCTTCTCCCCTTCTGATAGCAGCTTCAGAGCCCTAAAGCCGTACACGACCTTGTTCCTCTTCGGGTCGATTGCAACCAAACGCATGTTTAGCAACCTCTCCAGCTTGTTCAGGTAGGAGACCTTGGCTTTGGGGTCTCCCGCCTTCCCCCAATCGTTGCACGCTATGAAGTCCATGCAGATAAGCCCGAGCCGCGACGACTTACTGCGCTCCATCCCCCCGAGCTCTCCAGCCCGCTCCAAAGCCGCCAGCACGAGGTCGATGTTCTCGTCCATGCAGGTGAACGTGAACACCTTCGTACGCTCAGGCTTAGGTAGCGCGGCCGCTGCATCCGTCACCTTGATCGTACCACACCCTAGAAACTTCTCCCGCTCCGCCTCGTTGGCCTCGGCATCCTCGTCCTGCACTACATCCTCCCCAACATCATCCACGACCTCGCCGTCTGCCTCACCCATGCGGTCAAGTGCCCGCCCGACAGCGCGCTCCACCAGCAGGTGGTTGTGGGTCTCCGAGTAATCGACCCACTCCTCTACGGTTCGACGATCATGCTTGTTAGCAAATATTCGGGCCAGCTCCCTGACCTTGGTCCAGCCGAGATTGATGAGGCGGTCCCGAAGGTCTACGTCCAGCCCGGCCAGCTCTACCTCTAGCATACGTCCGATAACGCGCAGACGCTGCGCTCGCCGGACATGCATCCCAAGGTCGATGGTCACGAAGTCGTTGAAGCTGGTATAGCCCCAACGCGTGTACGTAGGGGCGCGCCGCGGGTCGTCGTTGACGGGTATCTGATCAAACCAATACAGCAGCCGCGCCATCTCCACGTAGCCAGTATCCAGCTGCCGCGCGAGATGCTTGGCCCGCTTCCGCTTACCTTCTGCCCAGTGTAACGACCCTACCGCAATGCTCTCTGCTGCCTCTGCCATAGCTCGCTCCTTTACTTGGGAAAGTCCAGGCGTCTGGCCCGGACCTCCGTCAGCTCCCCCATCTGTCCGTCCCGATTCATAAGCTCCCCCTCCACCATCACCGTCACCCCGCGCCCGAGACGCTGACGACAAAGGTCGACCAGCCCCTGGCCATACGCGTTAACCTTCACCCAGACAGTGATGGTCCGATCGCGCGCGACGCGGTCCGCCGCCATCTGAAAGGTGCAGACCGGAGCCCCGTTCCCGGTCTGAGCGTACTCGATCTTTGAGCTTGCGTTGCCGCTGAGAAAAACGAAGTTAGCCACTTACATCCTCCGAGCCATGTGCAGCACCTCGCTACCGAGGCACGCGACCACGGCCCCCACCGCATCATAGGCATGCTCGTGGAAGGTACGTGGCACCCCTCGTTTTATCAGCTCCGCCGCAAAATCGCGACCAAAGCGCCGGTCCAGGGCCGCCGCTACATCCCCCTTACTGGCGCTAGAGCGCCCGCTAACGGCCTTTTTCAGCTCTTGGGGGGTCACCATAACCGTCGGGGTCCGGGCGGCCTCTACGATGCTCACCAAGGCTCCGTAGGCCAGCCCCATCTTGAAGGTGGTCGAGGCATTGCGCGGCAGGCTCGGAGCCTCAACACAGACAACCTGGACGCCGTCCACAAGCGGGAGCAGGGCGCCCGAAAGCTCTCGGGCGCGTCGCCAGCTGTCATCTGTCGCACGTACCCCCCGCTTGGCCGCAGATGCCTGCGTCCGAAGAACCCCGAGCGTGTGGACCGTCTCGCCGTCCAGAGCTATATCAACGACCGCATAGCCGAAGGACGCAAAGCCGGGGTCAAGCCCTAGAACCCGTGCCATCGTCCGGGCCTTCGGTGTCTGGGCGAGCCGCCTGGCTTACCGCCTCGATCGTATCGTGGACCTGAAACATACGCGACGTTAGAGCTATCGCCCCCAAGATGTCGTTTGCATCCTTGCAAGATAATAGGCGATCGTCTGGCGTTCGAAGGAAGCGCTCGCCCTTCTCCGCCTCGATGTCGTGTATCAGGAAGGGGAGCTGGTCCCGACGCTTCTGCCCCCACTGCGACTCATAGAGAAAGCATAGGGAGCAGACGAAAACACACTCATCAGACCCTTGCGGGCCCATCTCCCAGCGCGACTGCATACGGTCACAGTTGACACACGAGGAGTCCCAGAGGGGCTCCGGCAACGGCCGAAGCATCCGCGTATCGAGCACCATTGGCGCAAGATGCTGCCGCTCATAGCCGGGCGGCGGCTCACTGTAAGGACCACCCTCCGCAGCATCCGGCGAATCCGCGGCGGAGACCCCAGGCAACGGCACTACATTCGATTCCTCTTTACCCTTACTCACATCGTCCTCCTACTCATCCAGCAGACGGTCGAGGAGGCGCCTAAGCCAGCCTCGCCTCTTACCCTGCTTTCTCCACACGTCCTCGCGAATCAAGCGAAGCCTCCGGATCGCCAAGTTTAGCAGACCTCGCGCCTCTGCGGTGGTCATCTCATACCCACACGAGTCACAGCGCCACCAGCTCTTGTCCTCCTGCCACAACAGCAGCTCCTCACAGGCATCACACTCAAACAGCGGGACGCGGCTTTCACCCTCAAAAACAACCCGCACCTGCGCGTCGGCGCACAGGCGCAGCTGCGGCCGTATCTGCTCTAGCGCCGGTGTCACCGCCGACTCGTCGTCGGGATGAAGTCCTCCCGCGTAAAGATGCTCCGCAGAGGTATGTCCAGCTCCGCCGTGATGCGCGCAAAGCCTCCCTCCTGCCGATCTACCAGCACCACAACGCCAACCACCTCCAGCCCCACACCCTCCAAAGCTTTGACGGCCGCAATCGTGGTGGCCCCGGTGGTGACCACGTCCTCCAGCAGCACTACGGCCGCCGGCGGCCGTACGTCCCCCTCTACTAGCCTCTTCGTGCCATGATCTTTCGTCTGCCGCCGAACGTACAGGATATCGAGCCGTACGGGCTCCGCCACCAACGACACTGCCCCCGCCAAGGGACACCCACCCAAAGCCGCCCCCGCCACATAGGGAACCATCCCAAAGCTCCGTACCTCGGGCCACAGGACCCGGCCCGCAAGATAATGGCCGTCGCCCGAGAGCACCGTGCGCGTGCAGTCGATAAAGAAGTCACTCTTGCGCCCCGACGACAGCGTAAACTCCCCTTTCTTAAACGAGCGCTCACGGAGCAGGCGAAGCAACGCCTCGCGATCTTTCTCCAGGGAGCGCTCCTGGTCACTCACGCGCTGCAAAAGCGCCGCGTGGTCCACGATGAGCTGCTCAATCACAAATAGCCACTGCTTAGGCACAGTCACGGGGTTCAGCGTGCACCACTGCTGCACCCCCATCGCGTTGCGGCCGTCCTGCGCCTCCAGAACCAACCCCTCCTTACCCTTCTTACCCGGCACGCTAACCAAGCGTGCCGTGGGCGCCGCCTCCGGCCCTACCGTCCACACGATCTTCGGTTCGTCCATTCTACTCGTCCTCCAGCCTACCGCTACCGCGCAGCAGCCTCACAAACACGTCCATCGGGAGCACCACCAGCTCCACATCGTCCTCCCCACCGGGGGTCCGAAAGGTGAGTGCCAACGCCGGGGCTACCCCAGCACTCCTCGCCACGACCTCCTCAGCCCACTCCCGCTTTAGCCCGCGAGACCGGTGCCTGGTCTCCTCGCGGATAGCTGCGGCGCAGTCGCCCAGGCACCCCCCCGCAGCCAGCAGTACGCGCTCATACACATCCTGCGGGAGCACCACCAGCTCCACATCCTGCTCCCCGACCTTGGCCAGGAAGCGAACCACTACGGCCGGCTGAACCCAACGCGCGCTAGCGCCCTCAACCACCTTCTCGACCCAGGCCCGCTTGAACCTGATCGACTGCGCCTCTGTCTCCTTCAGCTCAACCAAAAAGCCTGGGATGCTCACATCTCCGCGAGCTGTTGGGCCCTCTCCCACCAAGCGACGCTGCCCCGGCGCGAGGCTCACCTGCCGAAGAGACCACGGGCGTCCCCCCGAGGCGGGAAGGCGCCGCCCCCCCAAACGCGCTCCGAGCTCGTGCTCATTCTTGCGCGAGCGTCGCGTGCGAGCTGCCCGATCACCCCCCGGCCGAACCCATGCAGGCTCAGGACGACAGGGGGCCTCGGCCTCGTCGTCCAACCAAGCTGGAGAAGGCTTGCGGTGAGAACTCACAGCCCGTCGTCCTGTAGCAGTACATGCATGACAGCGTCGCGAACTCGCGCACCAAGCTCAACATCCGTCTCCAGCGCCGCCTGCAGTGCCTTCTTTGAGCCGAACTTCTGATCGAGCACCTGCCACGAGGAACCACGGCCCTTCACTAGACCCACCATCTCCCCCATGCTCACAATCTCGGGAACATCTATCGAGTCCCCCACCCGGTACCTCTCTGTATCCATCAACGCAAGCTGAAACTCGCCCTCAATGCGAGGGTAGAAGGATTTGTTTTTCTCCACCCGGAAGGCAAACTTCCCCGCTAATGGGCGCCCGAGAACCTCGTCCATCTCGTAGCCCGCCGAGCGTAGCTTCGTCTCTGTAACCGCCGCAAAGCCTGGGGCTAGGCCCCCCGGCTGGATCTCCGGACTATTATGGACGACCACACCACGCCCGTCGCCGCCAACAAGGTAGAAGCAGTCCCCCTCTATCTGGAGGTCGTACTTGACGCGAGACCTGTGTTTCTTCTGAGACTTTCGAACGCTGTGAACCTCCACAGGTATCGGTCGGCGGCGCATCACCGACTCCGGCAGCTCTAGCTCACCCGTGGCCTGCTCCCGATGCTCCGGCAGAAGCTTGTAAGCCATATCCGGAGGGAGATAGCGAGCGACGGCCTCCGAGAACTGCGTGAATGTGCTAGCGGGAAACACTATCGCACGTTGAGTTTGACGATAGCGCGTGCCAGGGAAGCGCTCGGCGAGCACCGCGGCCACGCGCACGGCGTGATCGTCTCGAAGGCGTTTGACCGAGATAGACGCCGACCGATGCGATTCCCGATAGGTGCCGTCGTCCGCATACCAGACAGCAAGGGTTAGGGGGCCAGCTTCGCGCAGAACATCCAGAGGGATGGTCCGATAGTCCTTGCCCTCCAACGTGTCGCCTGTCCCATAGAATTGCGCCCGTAGCTGCCGAAGCTCAAAGCTGTTCTCTGTCTTCCACGTGTCGCGCCCGCACGCGCTCACGAGGCTGAAGCCATAAGATCGAATGAGACGCTTCTTCCAGCACAGGTAAGCCTTCTGCTCCCCATTTGTTAGGCAAAAAGACCCCCATCGCGTGATGTGACCGTCTCCCAATAGCGAGCCTAAGACAACCTCACGCTCCACACTCGTGAGGCGCTCCTCGTACCAAGACAAGAGCTTCATGCCTGGGCGCACTCGCCCAGCACGAATCTCGTTGCCGTCCCCATCGACGAGCAAGTGGTTCGGGGTACAGGTGAAGCCCTGAGCACCGCGCCGGCCTCCGGCCCCTGCCACACGGAACGTCAGCCAACTCTCACCCGGCGCCAAGACGCCGTTCTGATACCAGTTGACGATCCTACGCGCGACAATACGCCCGCGGTCTTTATCCCAGGAGAGCACCGGACCCTCCATACGCTCCTTAACCACCCGGTGGATGGGCACCTGCGACCCGTCCGCGAACATCACAGGCGTCTTCGCGTGAAAGCACCCAAACATCACTCCCACCTGCATACGCACCTGGTTGGTGAACAGCAAGGTAGGGGCAACACCTCGGGCGTTCGCAACCGTATTTAAGGCCACGATAAACTTCCGTATCCCCTTGCCCAGCTGCCTCGCCTGCACCGCAGGGTTGTCGTCCATCGTGGAGCCTACAATCTCCTTCGCCGGCGCAAGAAACGCAATACTGTCAATAACCACAATATCGAAGCCCTTCCGCAATAGAGCCTCGGTCATATCCATCGACTGCTCCTGATACTCCGGCGCAGATACGAATAGGTTGTCCAGGTCCACCCCCAAACGCTGCGCCCACCGGCGGTCCAGAGTCCCCTCGACATCCATGAACAGGATCATAGGAGGCCGATAACCCTTGCACCTACAGGGTGAGAAGTTCCAACAGTTGGCGCACATCCTCTGAGCATTCGCAAGGGCCTTCAGATAGGTGGTTGTCTTCGAGCTGGACTTCTTCCCCCACACCACGCTCACCTTCCCCACCGGGAAGCCCCCACCTAGCGCGTAATCGAGCTTGAATATACCTGTCGGTATCCGCGGCACCTTGCCAGAGCCTAGGTCCGAGGCGCGCTGAAAGATCGCATCGCCGTGGACCTTCCGTATCTGCGCCACCGTGGCGCTTGCCAGCATGTGCTCGGGAGAGTCCGACAGCTCCACGACGGCGCAGGAGTCCTTGACCGTTTTGGACCCCTTCTTAGCCTTGGCCTTCGTCGGCTTGTCCTTCCTGTCCTTATCCTTCTTCGATGTCGTCTTCTTCGAGGCGCTCTTCGCCGCCTTGGGCTTCTCCGCCTGCTGTGCTGCCGCCATTGCTCACCGTCTCCTTAACACCGGGCCTCGGCCCGCTACCACCGTCCAATAGATACTTGCGACTATGCCGCACAAACGTCCATACCGTGGCCGCCGCCAGCCACACTTTTCCTACGGATCAACCAAAGAGGCGCCCAGAGTTCCCAGGGAGCGCCACCCCTCAGTAACCTCCGCAGAGAACGCCGCCCACTGCTCCTTGCCCCGTATCGTGCCGTCGCGGTCGTTGTACGCCTGAGCCACCACAGCAACCATCTCCGCGGTGTACAGCCGGTAGCGTGTTCGGGAGGCTCGAAGCGGTGTCGACGGAAGCGCGCCCCGCTTCTCCATCTGCTCCACGGTCAGCACCGTTCTGTTGATCGCCTTAGCCAGCACCCCCACCCGGAAAAGCGCTACATCCTCCTCCGTCCCGTCCTCAAAACGAACCCGACGGACAAAGTGCTTAGGCTTCTCCATCTGATAGACACGCCCCGCCGCATCGAGCTGTAGAATACCGTTCTTGATCAAGCGCTCACGTATGACCTCCAGCTCGTGGTCGGTGTACAGCCGGTCGCCGCGGTCACTCCGCAGCTCCGCCGGATGAATCACGCCCCGCTTCTCCCACAAGCGCACAAGCTGCACAGAGCAGCCAAGCGCCGTAGCAAGCGCCCCAATCGTAAATAGCTTAACCGGGGGCTGACCCTCACCCATGGGAACGTCAACCGTCTTAAACGGAAGAGGCTTCGTCGGCGTGGCAACCGCCTCTCGCTCCCTCCGTCGAACCTCCGCACGCTTCTTGCGCGCACGCGCCCGCGAGTCCCGATTAAGCTTCAAAACCCGAGCCTTGTATGCTGGGTCCAGCTCGTACCGACGCCGGCGAGTCTCATTCAGCTCCTCTCCGTTCTCCGCGTACCAGCTCTTAAAGCTAAAACCTCCTTCACCTGTCATGATATTCAACACTTAACAAGTAATTAGGGCATTGTCAAGTAACCCGTAGATAGAAGCGGTCGCGCTGCGCCGCCGCCCGACGGAAGGTTGCCACCAGGTCATCGCGTATATCGACCACGATCGGGTCCTTCTTACCCGCACAGATACGCTGAATGCGTCCAGTAGGCTGCTCTACATCCCACATAGGAGTAGCCAATACAAGCGTGTCGAGAGGCGGGATATCAAGGCCCTCTGCAGCCATCTGAACCGTAGCCAGAACCACCTGTGCCTGCGCAGCCTCCGCCCGCTCATCAGAGGTGCGACCCCCAACAAAATAGCCCACCGTCGGCGCCCGAGAGCCGTTGGAGCTCTTGGAGCAGGCGTTTAGCAACCCCCGATGAAGTAGCTCCAGGTGATTCAGACGTTCACTCAGCACCAACAGCTTACGCCCGGCAGCGGCCGCTGCCGCGATCTGTGCGACCACAATCCGATTGCGCGCGCGGTTGGTCGTGAGAAACTGAATAATGAGATGGCGCGGCGCCACACTCGGGTCAAAGCTCGGGGTAGAGAAGAGCTGGAAGTCTGTCCACACCCGCTTGACCTTCACCTTCAAGAGCTTCTCCTTTGAGGCGTAGAGCACCTTCCCTATGCTGTAACGAAAGACGTTGTCCGCCCCATCTTTCCGACGAGGTGTGGCTGAGTTGTGAACCAGCACACCATCAGCAACAAAGGACGGGTGACCGCCCATCTCCAGGTCATAGACAAAGTCCGGCGGCGCGCGATCGTAGTTAACTGACCTCACTACTCCTTCCAGATACGACAGCTCCCCCTCACAGAACCGACGTCTGTGGCCTCTATGTCCTGCATCATCCGATAGCTCAGAGTGCCCCGACCAGTAAACCTGAAAGGACCTTCGTCTGCCCATAATCTGCCGACTATCGACAACACCGCCCAAGCTGGGCTCGTGACCACTTACTCCCCCGACCACTCCCAAAGACCTAAGCAAGCTAAGCAACGAACGAACCAAAGAAGGCGATGTGGTCCTGACGCGATGCCCTACCCTCCCGCTCTCGCGCTCTGAACGACAACCGTCAGAGTCCAACAGACCTTGTAACAGCTCCCTCCGATAGCACTCCTCCCAGCCCACTACCCAAGCAGCAGGGATACTCTTTTCCCCACAACCTACAGACCCAAAAACATCTCGAAAGATAGCAGCCACCACAGCACTGGAACACCGCACCTCTGCCGAAGCCCCAGGCGTCTCCCTCTGCCGGGGGTGCCACACCACCCCCGGCAGGCCACGCAGGCGCGTCAGGATCTCCGGCACTCGGCTTAGCTCTACCGCAAAGTTTACGCGGTTACCGCTCACCCACCCGTCGCCGAGCCAAAAGCCTAGTATGTAGGCCCAACAACGTAGGTCTATGTACGGGTCTGTAGAAACACCTCTCGCCCCTTCTGTGTACACCGCCGAGGGCTCTGGCAACCCCTCCCTGCAAGCAAGGTACACCTCCGCCGGAAGATAATGACCACGGCTCCCTTGATTGCGGTAATTCCACCAAGACTTCGGAGACGCCCCGACATCCCTACGCGCAACACCATCTAAAGAGACAGCCACCTTCACAGATCGAAGACCGTAACGAACAGCCACAGCGGCTACGTCCACACGCCCTTGCGAACATCTCGACCCCCAAGCCGCCCCATCATCCATGGGCAAGCGGTCCCCCCTCTCGACCTCCTTGGCTCTGCACACAGATAAAGAAGCCAAAGGCTTTCGATTCCGATTAACACGCACAAATCCGCCAGGCTCCAGACGAAACAAAGAGTGGTCGTCAGTAACCCGCAGATCGCGCCCAGAAACACGAAGACACCTGAGAGGCGCAGAGACTGAATGGCGGATGAGGCTCTTTACAGGCTTCCAACAAAAACCGTACCCCTCCCAGCCTCGCGACTCTACACCATCAAAACGGACAACGTCGTAAGTACCCTCTCTCCTCACTGGGAGATACTCAACAGCCTCATCAAACGCTGCCTCAATAGGGCCAACCCACCCCAAACCGAAGACCCCTCCACGAAGCTCAACAACGGACTGGGGTCCGACGGAGAGACCGATGCGCCACCGCGCGGGGAAGCACGCAGGAACAGGCGCCCAGGTCTCCGCGCCTATGCGGTGGCAGTTGTGTACCACCACCCCCTCAGCGACAAAGTTGTGCAGGTCCTCCACCGTGAGATCGTAAACAAGCTCAGGCGTCTCAACGTCGGCGGTCTCCAGCACCCGAGCCAGCGTCAAGCGGTTCTCCATAGGGGCAAGTGAGACAACATCGCAGTGAATCACATAATCGTTGCCAGGCTCCAGCTCCCCAGCGGTCCTGTCCCCACTTGGCGTAAACACCACGTGATTGGAGGTGCACACCAGCGTCCCGCACTCGTGCCTCACCCACATCATGGAGCTCCGGGGCTTGTGCACCCACTTTCGCGTCACCGGCTTAACTGCGAAGCGACCACCTACACGATCGTACGCCAGCACATAGACGGGGTCTGGGTCCGCCACCACCTCCTCGATAGGACGATAACCACGCGAGGTCAGGATCCGCGCGTAACCTGGCAGCGACTCATCTACCATGAGTGCCCCCGGCCACTGATAGAGCGCTGGAGGATATTCCCGCTGCGCTAGGGAGTGCACCATCCCAACGGCCAGGTGCTTACCCTCAAAGTCGCACACATCCTGCTGCACACGCCCAACAGCCACCCCTGGGAGAAAGTACCGGATGCGCTCCAGCCACTGCTCCACCAGAAACTCCTTGTGTACCACCACGAGGATGGGAACAGCCAGCTGCGAAGCAAGCGATAAGGCGGATACCGTCTTACCAAAGCCCGGCGCCGCCCTCAATATACCGCCGGTACAGTAGGGGTCCGACAAAGCCTTAAGAAGTGCCCCTTGCGCCCTTCGCTGCTCTGGCCGCAGCTCCCCCTCAAAGCGGATAGGAGATGGTAAGGAGGCCCCCATCGTGTAGGCTAGCTCCACCTTGTGGTAGGGCTTAAGAAAGGAGAGGAAGTACTCACGAGGAACACCAATGTGCGTCTTGGTCTCCTCCCACATGCGGATAGTTCCAGGCGCCTCCCCTGGGTGGTCTCCCACCTTCTGGGGCTGAATCGTCAGCTGACGAGAGATGACCTGCCGCTGTGTGGTGGTCATCCCCGCCAGCCGTATCCAAGCAAGCCTGTCTAGTCGAACATCCACGGCTCTAGCTTAGCGCGGAGCCGTTAGGCAAGTAAGCGATCACTTTAGACCCGCAGGCAGATGGGCCACGCTGTCTTGAAAGGCTAGCTCCTTAAACACCTGGTCTGCCCAATCGGCCGGCGGAAAGGCCATAGGGTCCTTAGACCACGCCCGTATCTCCACCCACCGCCGTTTACCACTTACCTCCGCAACAGCCTCTAGGCGTTGTTGGTCGACGTGGACGACGGCGAAGCAGAGACGCGGCTTGATCATGATAACCCTATCGCGACCGCGTGGTCGCAGTTAGATCAAAAGGGGATGTCCTCCTCGTCCCCAGCTTTTCCTCGCGGACGGTCACTGTCTCCGCCGAAGCCTAGTGCTTCATCTCGGCTTACGCCGCGCAGCAGCTCCTTCGAGAAGGCATTCCCCCTGGGCTTGAGGACCTCCATGTAGTTAAAAGGCACAACACGACGCACCAGACGCCCATCATCCTCGGGGTCAAACTGAAGCTGAAAGACCTGCTGCAGGTTTTTCATCTTAAGCTCATCCGCCTCTGCATCATCCCACCACTCTGAAAGCTTCTTGCCCCGGAAGTTGGCCAGCTCAAACATCCGAGCATGGTCAGTGACAAGGCCCTTGCACTCCCACTCATCACCAGTTGAGGGGGACTTCTCTCCCTCCCTATGGACTCTCCACTTGGTCCAGCAGAGCGTTCCGCCCTCCGCCTCACTCTTCTTACGCCGCCACTTCTTGAGAAGGTTAAGCTTACCCCCGGCCAGCTTGACCTCATATTGATAGCGGTTGCCTCGGTCGTCCTCCCATAGACTGCAGTCGACCAAGGAGAGGTAGCCCGTGTAGGTGCGGCTCTTGTCGCCCAGCTCCTCACAGGAATTACAGGGGTCGTCAAAACCCCGGTTGCACGTGTGGTGGTTGCGCCAAGACTTGTTTATCTTGGCGTTGTGCTCATATATGCATAGTGGATCATCGTCCACCAGAACCAGGTCCTTCCCCGTCCCTGGTTTGATCCACAGTCTGTTAGGGGTCTTGAGGGCGTCAAGACGCGCCTCCTCCTTTTGGATACCGTCGTATCCCTTGTTGAACCAGGACATGAGATGTCCTCCTTGATTGTAATGAGGCCCTTACCGGCCGTGTACTGAACTAATGTCCCTTACGGTGACACTAAGAAGCTACAGCATACTCATCGGGTTGTCAAGGAACAGGTCGGCTAATTCGTCAGCATCGTGGTCGTCCGGGTCGTTGCCGTCCTCGGGGCTTAAAACACGCACCTTTTTGCGTCCCTTCAGGGCATGCTCCCAACGCGTAGCTGCTAGCCTACCAGGCTCGTCACCGTCCGGAAAGATCGTGACCTCACTGAACATAGTTACAACCTTCTCGACCTGGACCTGGTTCAGGGCGGAGCCCATGACGGCTACGGCGTTTGGGTAGCCCATCTGCCGCAGGTACATGGCATCGAAGTGCCCTTCCAGCAGGATACCGGGGAGACCTCGCTCGACCAGGTGCTCCCCAAACAGGAAGTACGCCTTGTTAAACCCCTTAGAGTGGAGGAACTTAGGCTTCTGCTCCGGCTGCCAGCAACCGTCAACCTCGCGATCTAGACAGCGGCCAGTGATGCCCACCAGCTTGCCGTTCCAGTCCCGTATCGGCAGCGCTACGCGCTTTTGGTAGGAGAGCCACCCAACCCCCCACAAGGCCAACGTCGTGGCGTTAAGGTGCCTTCTCGGCCCCGTAAGATAGTCCCTAGCCCTATCCGGGAGCGGGTCTAGCTGCCGCGCGCGCTTCTCCGGCAAGATAGGATAGCTGAGACTATCTAGGCTAAGCGCAGCGCGACCGCCCGAGACAGAGGCCGAGCCCCAGGTGGTCGTTGGGATCTTCTTGAGGCGCGCCGTCACCTTCGGCAGCTCTCGGCCCTCAATGAGCGCAATGCGCCGCTCTATCTCGTACAGCGAAGGGGACTCCTGCATAACCAGCTTGGCAGCTTGCTCATACCAGCGCCCGTAGCCACGCCGACGACCTAGACCCCACACAAGCGGTGCAAGGTCCCCGTTGATGCCGCAGCTAAAGCACTGAAAGTGAGAGACACTGTCCGGCGCTATCGAGATGCCGAAGCTGGGTGTGCGGTCCGACCCCTTGCGGTGACGCTGCGCCGCGAAGGGACAGGAGGCGTTGATCCAGGTCCCCCGCCGCTTGAGATTATAGCAGCCTATCAGCCCGAGAAGCCTCTCCACCTGGGCCTCGTCCATATCCCTACCCCTCCTTGGGCTCCCCACCCGCCCGGTCCTTTGACGTCTCGCGGTCAGCATCACCGGCAGGGAATGCTGCCACGTAGCGGCGATCAAAGTCGATGGACGCTCGAAGGGGGCGCCGTGCGTGGTCCCGCTCCCGCTTCCTACCCTTCTGCGTCAGCTTGATGTTGTCCGCCGGGCCCTCGTCCGAGCCGCGCGCCAGATAGCCGTACCGGGTTAGCTGCGCCCTGGCTATCTGGAAAGCATCCTTGAAGGATGTTGCCCCGCGCTCGCGCATTATCGCTAGGGTCATATGCTTTACCAGGCGCGGGATATCCGCAGGACCAGCCATTAGAACGGTACCCCCTCGTCAGGCGCGTCCCCTGAATCCCCACCGTGCGTCGCCGAGAAGGGGTCCTCGTCGTCATCCCCCCCACCAGGCTGCACCGGACCACCAACACGTGGGAGCTCAGAGAAGTTGCACCGGTCTATGTCCCAATTGACCTCAAACGCCTCGCCCTCCCCCTCACGCATCTTGAGGGCCTTCATCAGCATCCGGCGATCCTTCTTCATGTCGTCCGTCTGGATAAGGGCATAGGCTAGATCAGCGTTCCACGATGACACGTCGGTCAGCGCTATGCGGTCCGCTCTAAAGGTGCTGGCCGTATTGCTTTTCACCTCGCGGTTGAACTGCATGGTTACCAGGTTCGGGACACTGGTCCGCTTGCAAATCCTCTTGAGCTCATCAAAAGCGTTGGCGGCTCGCTCCGTCCGGTTCTTGCCCTCCGTCTTTAGCAGGTAAGCCCCATCCATCACCGCCAGGTCAGGCTCATACTCACGGATGGCGTCCTCGTAGGTGTCGACACGGAAGTCAAAGTCACCCCCAATGACCTTCAAACGCTCCGAGCGCTCCACCTCCTGGACGTACGCAGCAATCCCCGCCCGAACGCGCTTCTCAGTGAAGGCATCCAGGCGCCCAAGACGCAGCTCCCGGTAGCTAACCTTGAAGTGAAGCGCAGCAAAGCGCATCGCTATCCGCAGCTTGGATATCTCCGTCGAGCCGAACAGCACCTTGTGCCCGTTCTCCCAAGCGTGGTGAGCTATCAGCGCTGTGCACCAGGTATTGTGCACGATCACGTCGTTGGCAACAAAGCAGCTCGTGGGCTCAACCGTGAAGTCGTATATCTTCTGCTCCCCAACGTCCTCAACGGCCTCCACCGTGTCCCAAAACACCTCGCTGTCCCAGAGCCAGCTGTACTCCTCGGTGCAGCCAAACTCGTCGCAGTAGACCCGCAAGGCATCGAGCGATACTGAGTAGAGGTCTCCATGCTTCTTGAACAGCTGCCGAGGCGAGAAAGTGCCTCGACCGAGCCGCTCGCAGATACGCTGCAGCTTGTCACCGTTAGGGTTGTGGTAGCCCCGCGCCCCAGCCTCACCCTTGATGCGCAACATCAGCTCCTCAGACACTCGGGGGAAGCCTACATTCGCGTTGCGGGGCCGCTTTAGAGACTCCTCCAGCCGCCTACCCTTCTCCCCCCACAGCTGGACATGCTTCGCGAAAGCTGGCAGGCACTGCGAGTAAACACGGAGCCGCCAGGCATCAAACTTCTTGCCGTCGCAGGTAGCCTGCTTGTACCTAACGCTCGACTGCACACCAAAACGCAGCAACAGATGCTGAATCCCTCGGACGAGCTTCTCAGAGGCTAGGGTGATGCCTGGAGCCCCACTGTCCACGTACCCATCGCACATCCAGAAGACTGCGAGGAAGCGCGCCAACTGCTCCTGCGGGAGGCGGTAGACCTCCTCGGGAATAACCTTCTCTTTGCTCAACAAACCAGACACCCGAAGACGCCGCAACAATCTGTCCACCGGATTGCTCTGCGCCCCCGCGGCACGTGTAAAGCGCCAATCCCGCCCACGCGCGCTGGGCTCCAAAGTAATCCCGAAAGCCTCGGCAGCTGTCCGCCCCAACGCAACGATCGAGGGGTCATCCTTCGTAAAAGTCGGACTACCGTGAGCCGCTAAAGAACCATCAGCCAGCATAATCGCTAAGACGTCAACCTCATGCGTCTGCATACCGACAGGTTCCAAAGGCTCCGGTATCCAAGAGGGCAAACCTACTGTGCTCCCTGCTACCAATTCGTCCGCACGTTGCCACCCATCAGGCGTCAAAAAGGGGTGCTCGGGCGTGACTGTAATGCTGCGACCTGTCCCCAGCTCAAAGCGCAAACACCGCTTGGTCCCTGTATCGTGCTTTGCCGTAATGCGCTGCACATGGACCCCGTCCTCCTTGCTCCAGCTTAGAACGTTGACTAGATCCCCTCGCTTGTAAACGTCCTCAACGGTGTGGGGTGCACCAGTAGCCGGGTCGTGTGTAAGTGTTTGATAATACACGCATTTTCCTGTGCCGGTCTTCGCAGCAAAAAGGATAAGGTCCTCGGGCCAAAAACCGTAGGTCTCCTCATTGATCGTAGGCCAAGGCGTTAGGATGCCACGCTCCCCCGCTTTCATCCGATCGTAGTGCTCCATCACCTTCGGCCAAAGCTTGGGGATGCTCTCCGCCCGAGAGTGGGAAACCTGGTGCTCTCGGCGGATACCCCGCAGAAGGCTCTCCAGCGCGTCTAGAGCTTCGTAGGGCCGTGCGTCGTCAAGATGCTTTGCCGTCTCCAACAGGCTGTTGCGTAGGTCTATCTGCATCTTGCGCGCCCAGACCTCCTTAACGAAGAACTCCGCGGGCTCATCCACATCCGGCAGCGCTAAGCTCAGCTTAGCCTCTACCACCTGACGCGACGGCGGCGAACCATAGAGCTTCGCATGATCGTTGATAAGCTTGTAGGCCCCTGGGGCGTGCTCACCCATCAGCAGGTCAGGGCGCATAGCCGCCTCTCTAGCAACCTTGAGCCCCGCCCCGTCGCCCGCGAGAATCGCAGAGATAAGAGCTAAATCGAGATCGAGAGCCACAGCTACCTCCTCGCTCCCATGACCAGGTCCTTTAGCGCCCGGTCGCCGGTGTTACATTGGTTGGGCCCCTCCACAAGCAGCGGGACCATGCGGCCCTTGACAGCCTCCGCGAACGTCCCGAAGTCGGCGTCGATGTCCGCAAAGGGGATGCGCGTGGTAATGATGGTAGGACGCTTCCAGCCGCCCCGCTGCAACACTAAGCGCTCCAGGTCTCGGGCACCAAGCAAACGGTCCGAAGCGTCGGCGGGGTCAAGGTCGTCAAGCACCAGCAACGGGACCGCTCGCGCCCGGTCCATCATGGTCTGCTCCTCGTCGAACATCAGGCGCTTCCGAATGCTCTCGCGGAGGTCCGAGACGGATATCCAGAATACGGGCATCCGGTGGGCCCGCACCTCCTTGGCGATTAACGCGGCAATAGCACTCTTGCCCACCCCAGGAGGACCCATTAGCAGCAGCCCCGCACAGGCCGATACCATCTGCGGAGCGCGGCTAAGGTAGCGGGCAACCACCTGCTGCACACTCTCGGGGACCTTTTCCAGCGTAACCTCCCACAGCTCTGGTGGAAGCTGCATACGCTCCATGTCCTCGTGATCTATCTCTCGCTTGTCCATCATCTCTTCCCTGTTGCCTCCATGTACCGACGCTTCAGCTCGGGCGGCGCCGGTGTGGTGGGGTTATCCCTGAACCATTGCTCGTATTCCTCTCGAACCCCTGCTGTATCCTGGTGCTGCTGTGCCCGCGGAGCGAGCATGTCGATTAGCTTGACCACCAGCCGCAACGATGGCGTCTCCTTGGGGTCGAGCGCCTTACGCTTGAGCACCTCCCGCTGCACCTCCTCCCAGCTCTCCAACACGTAGCGGAACGTTTGCTCCACCACCGCCAGCGTGTGCCCCTCTAGCAGCTCCCGGCACTGCCCATTCTCCCGCTTACCCCACCGCTTGAACTGGATCTTCGGCCACCGCTCCTGCAGCCCCTCAGTCCACACAGCCTTGAGGCGGTCTATCTGCTGACGCTCGCCCAGCGTAACCTTCTTGCCATTCAGGTTCGCCTGCTTCTGCTGTTTGGCCCGAGAACGCTCTATCTGTTGATCACGCCGCCGCTGAGCTTTCTCCTCCTCCTGCGCGACCGTTGCCCTCATACCGGCCAGGTCCGCGGACCGCAACGCAGTCCCAGGCGGAATATTCCGCCTACGCTCGGCAAGTGTGAGGTAGGTCGCGACGCTCTTAGGCGTGCGGCCGCGAGTGCCCGAGAGACCAGAAGGCTCCAGCGCGGTAGGTGCAGGTGTAAGGGGGCGCGCGGAAGTGGAAGGAGGGGGCTCCGAGGGGGAAGAGCGGTGAGGGGGGTTGGGGGGAGAAGAAGGGGCTAAGGCTTCTGACCTCTCGGACACCTGCTGGTCCCCCCCTTCCCCCTGGGGGGTTAGGGGGGATTTCTGAAATTCTATATCATTCTCTACTTCTAACCCTTCTCTATTCACTTGTTCCCTTTTGGGAACACCCCCTGTTCCCTTTTGGGAACACCCCCTGTTCCCTTTTGGGAACACCTGAACACTTGTCGAGGTGTCCCCTTTTGGTGACACCCCCCTTGCTTGGCGAGTGATGGCCTCGGACGGGACGAAGCGCCTGATAGCCGCTGCGCTCTCTGCCCCAGTAAGCCGCTGGAGTGACACCTTGATACGCTGCGCCTCGGACACTGCATCTCCTGCGGTCGTATCCTGCTCATCCCACGTGACCTCTCCATACAGGCGGCAAGCCTCCTCATCAAGCATGGCACAGACACGTTGAAGCCACGCGTCAGCAAAGAAGACCTCGTGCTCACACCCCTTGCTGTCTTGAACACGCTCGCCGAGCTGATAGACAGGAACCTGCCCCTCCTCCACCTCTATCAGGTTGATCCACCCCAGCGCCTTCATCCGCTGGATGTATCCGTTCAGCTTCGGACGTCCTAGCCCCAGCTTGTCTCCCAGCTTCGTTTGCGAGATGCGGGCTACCACCAGCCCTCCCCGGACCATGTCGCGCACTTCTCTATGGCCCGACTTGGTGCTGCGCCAGGTGAAGCGGCGCAGCATCTCGTAGGCAGTGAAGAGCATGGGGCCGAACACGGGGAGCACCCCCGAGTCGTAGAAGCTGAAGGGCTTCTTGATAAACTGATCATCAACCACGTCGTTTGTCCTTTAGTTGCAAACGCACCTATACCTTCGAGGTCGCCCCTAGGCCGAAGGAGGATTTGAGAGTCGATTCAGGCCGGCGGTATCGGGGGTAGACTCGCCTTGCCTCTCTCAAACCCTTCTTCGACCTAGGGACCTCCTTGGTGGGGTACAGGGAATCGAAACCTGTAGGATCATCAAGATACCTCCATCCCCGTCGGCGGTCAAGAACAGGCCCGGCACCTCCTCCCTAGAGCAACCTTTACGGCGTCTAGCTCGCCCGCTAAGGCCCAGAGCTGCTCTCGGGCAGGGTCGGTAGCCTCCAGCTCCTGCGCGGCCCTGTAGACGTCATCTCGGGCGTCCGAGAGCAACGCGAAGAGCAGGTCTCGCTGGAAGGGGGTAATATCGGGCCCCTCCGGTGGAGGCTTTGGAGCGACGAGCTTGATGGTGTGGGCACCGTCAAAGAAGAGCTCGCTGGCGACCCGCAGGCAGCGCTCCAGCTCCTCGGGAGAAAGCTTCATAAAGCGTAGAGCTCGATCAGCCGCCTCTAGGCTGGACACCACCAGCTCGACACCCGGCACAGCTCCGTAAATCTCTAGCTCGTGCTCTCGCGGGAGCCCCACAGTGTTCGAGAACTGTTGGGCTGGTAGGTTATTGCCTGGGCTGCTCATAGGTCCTCGAATGGTACGGAGGGGGTGGGAGGTGGAGCGGGCTTGGGGGCCGCCTTGAAGCAGCTAAGGTGGACGCCGTAGCATTCGACACCGGGGCGCAGCATGACCACCTCCTGCGGGAGGATGACACCACGGCAGACAACACAGGCCCCTGTTTTCTTGGCGCGGCGACTTGCCCAATAGTGTCCATCGTAGTCCCCGCCTCTGGCGTGGTGCTGCCCCTCCACATAGCGACGGCGCTCGTTTAGGCAGCTTCGGTGGAGATAGATACTTTCAGTAGGAGAGGAGCAGACCGCTATCACCTCTCGGGCGTGATAAGGCTTCAGGCAGCTGTCACATGCACCACCGACCCCTCGGGCTTGAATGTGCCAGCTGGTTCCCCCAAACCCTAGAGTGACCGTCGGGGAGGTGCCAGGAGGGGGAGAGGCTCTTGGATGGTTAGGACGCACACGGGCCTCCCAGCCAGCCACGATGTCGTAGAGATCATCAATATCTTCCCCAAGCCCGGTAGGCGCCTGAGCGTTGGGCAGCCTGACGGTCATGCCGTGCTTGTCCATCAACTGCAGAGCGAGCACGGCGCAGGTCCGCGACTCCTCGGCGCTGTCGGTCACTAAGGAACGGTGAATAAGGTCATTCACCTTACCCAGGGCCTTCTGCTTATCGCTCATGGACTGCTAGTGAGAGTGGCTATGGATCCAGCCACGCCCCTCACATTCTGGGCACTGCTGAACCGATGTTAAAGCCCACCGCCCGTCTAGAACCTGGAGAGCCCCCCGTCGACGCAGGCGCTGCAGCGTCCGCGACAGCTCGCGATTGTCCATCCCTAGCTCTTGGCGCAGCTCCTTACTCCCTTTGGGGCGCAGCCGTAGCGCCCCCTGAATGCTCTGCTCTACCCTCTCTGGGCTAACTACCGCGTGCTCTGTGCCTTGCTCCTCGCTCGTCTGCTTCTTGCTCATTGCTGCCTCCAATAGGCGACCATGTGGTCGCACCTAGAAGAGACCGTCCACCTCATCCCCCACCGGGGTTTCTTCGGCCTCTGTGATCTTTGCAGGTGTACCCCTCACCCGCATCATAACGGCTGGGGATAGCTGAACGTAATAAACCGGGAGTTCTGCAGGAGCGCCCGTGTGAGATTCGAAGAGATGGCGGACTGCCCCTCTGAAGCAGCGGCCGCAGTAGGGACCACCGAGCCGTCCTTGGGGGTCGGCACCTACGCCACCGCTCAACCCTACCCATAGTAAGCGCTTAGGGTCGAGGGTCCGGCAGGTCTTACAGCGGACGGAGACAACTGGGGCGTTCGTGCGCATAACGCCCCGCATGTCCTGGTAGATCGCTGCCACCAGCTCAGGATGAGCCCGCCACTGCTTAAGGTTCACCTTCCCGACCAGCGACCCCAGCCGAACATCGAGCCTCTTCCCACAGTCGTCGCATACCCCTTTCGGGCCTGTGTAAAGCGTCTGTGGCATTACTACCTCCGGCGCAGGAACTGGATAAAGCTGGACGAGACCAGCTGGACGAGGTCGGAGCCTATGCGCTCAGCTCGAACTCGCCGCCAAAAGCGCTGCGGCCCAAACATATAGGACAGCTGAGACGGCTCTAGGTCAAAGCGCGTAGGGAAACCGGGCCCCATCCGAGACCCGAGGAGAATGCCAGTAACGCCGATCCCCTGAGCCCGTGCCTGCTGCACCTCTTTGCGAACAAAGCGCATTAGCTGAGGAGTGCCGAACGTCTTCCCGTCACGCCGTCGATGGGTAGGGAACCCATCAGTGACTATGAAGATATGCTTGACCTCGGTTCCACAGCGCAGCTCCTTAACGGCCAGCCGTATAGCAACGTGGAGCGGGGTACCACCCCCGGCCCCCTTGTCCCCCATCGAGAGCACAGCATCCTTGTGGGAATCATAGCGGGTGATGGTTATCTGGCCAGGCTCCTGAGAGGAGAAGCCCCAAACCAGACTCTCTACGAAGGGGAAGCGCAGCGCTCGGTTGAGGATGTTGTAGGCAGAGCGGCACTGAATCGTTTTGCTGTGACCCATAGAGCTGGAGCGGTCTAGAAGAAGGATGGACCGAAAGCCTTGCCCCCTAGCCTCCGAGCGAAAGCAAGGGACCGGCACACCTGTTACGTGGCGCTCCAGATAGGCGCCAACGTCCACCCTCGTCCCGCTCTCCTCTAGCGCCGAGGCACGTCGCCCCAGCACGCGGTAAAACTGGGCCCGCAGGCGCCGAATGGTTCGGCGTTCGTCGGGGTACACGTTCACCGAACCTTCGCGATCGTGGTCAATGAAGGTGACCTTCGCCATGGCGTCCTTCTGTAGCCACGCATCGCGACGAACAACCTGCTTCATCTCCTGCAGGACCTGTGCAATCAGGTCCTGCATGCGGTCCTCAGACCGCGCTAGCTCCGCGTCAAACACATCACCGTCACCAACCGGAGCACACAGAGCTTTAGAGGCCAGAGCCTGCGACCGCGGAGATGTCCGAGACCGGACATAGCTCGACTCGCGCATCAGGCCCTCCAGGGCCTCCGGAGCGTCGCCGCTGTCTGCTAGAACTCTTGATAGGGCCTGCGCCCTCTCACGGCCAGAGACGGCCTGCGGGGCCTCGGGGTGCCACGGCTGCTGCTCCCCACTTTCCGCGCTGGCGCTCTCGTCCTCCTTACCGTCTGATGATCCCTCCTCATTGTCCCCGTCTCCCCTCTGCGGACAGGAGGGAGGGGGCTCGCCGCGGGTCTCACGGATTATCTGATTCACCAGCTGCACGACCAGCCACTTGCTCACCATCAAGGTGGCAGTAAAGTCGCGACCACACACCTTTCGGAACGCCTCCAGTATGTATGGCTCGAAGCAGTCTAGGTCCCCAGGCGCCACGCCCTCTGGGTCCCCGCTCAGGCAGGTTACGTAGGAGAGCAGGCCCTCATGGGCCTCGGGCAATATCTCCGCGACAGCCTCACGATCGAGGTCTCTGATGATATCTCTGCTCCCGGCGTATAGCAGTCCCCACAGGGAGAGCACCCGGCGTCGCTCCAGCTGCGCGATGATATGTCCTAGCAGCTGGCGAACATCCTCCAAGGCAATGGGGACTCCCAGCTTTTCTCCTACCTTCTGCACCTTCTCGGTGTAGGTCTCCACGAAGAGGCGGGCGGCTTGAGGGTCGCTCTTGAAAAGAATATGCGCTAACTGCAGCTCAACCAGCCGGTAAAAGCTGGAGTGGAAGAAGGGCGCTCTTATCTCGTGGCCGTCCGTCCCCGGCACGTCGGCGTGGCGCAGCCACAGCTTGCGTTTGGTAATACCCGCAAACATGTCCACGGTCTTGTAGGCCACTGAGCGGGTGGTCTCATATGCTCGGAGAGCCTCCCGACGCTCTGGAGATAATTCGGCGGCAGCGTCCGGGGTCATCTCTTCTTCCCGTTGAGGTCTACCTTGAATATCGAGGTGATGCGCTCCCGGACCGTGGCTTTGTCTGTCCCCTCGAACTTACCGACGACGATGCGCAGCGCGCGGGTTAGGTCCAGAGCTGCAATATCCTCCAGAAGCTGCACGACATCACGAGGGCTGAGGGCATAGTCCAAGGAAGCCTGGCGAGTCTCGTGCGCGAGCGTCATAACCTGCTTGACCACCTCTTTTCGAACGCCCCCGTTGAGCACAGCATCCAAGATCTTCTTCTCGCTGGTGGGATTGGGGTAGTCGACCGAGATAACCCTAAAACGAGACTTCAGATCCTCATTGAGCGCGTACACGCCGCCGTATACCGCCGTGTTCATTGTCCCGGTAACCCACAGCTCCTTACCGGGCTGCAGCTTAAACACCTTCTGCGCCTCGGGCACCTCCACCCGGCAACGCCAATCTGCTACCGCGTTAAGGATCTTCTGGCTCTGGGGTGAAAGCGAGTTATGCGTACCAAGCCCGTTGGCAAAGTATGTATGAGTCCCCGTGAGACCTATCTCTCGTAAGGGTGTTGGGGTCCTGTTGACTACCACTCTTTGTACAGTTACCCATCGAGGAACGTCCTCACCGCCCGACGTATTAGGTCTGGGCTTTTCAGATCCTCTTCCGATAGTCTCAACACTGTATAGCCCATGCTGGTGTAGGCTGCCGTCTCTGCCTCGCGCTGCTCTTTCGGGTGCCAGTAAGCCCCATCTACCAGCAGTACCTTCTTTCCCCTGGCAATGAAGTCGGGATTGAGGTGCCTCCCATCGGGGGTCGTCAACCATCTGCTGCCGTCGCCGACATAGTGAACCGGAAGACCTTCTAGGATGCTCATAGCCTTCCGCTCCAGTGCTGTGGGAAGCTCCGCATTCCACCCCGCATGTACAAACTGTATCTTGGCCTCGGGGTGCGCCTTCAGGTACGCCTTCCGCTTCGCCGACATATTCTGCCTGTGTGCGGGGTCGGACCATATTCTCTGAGCGCGTTCCGAGGCCAAGGCGCGACCTTTGGGACTCCGCCAAAACGCTGCGGTGGCTTGGCCACCTCGTGCTGCAGCCTCGCGGAACTCGGGGGACCGACAAACTGCCAAACGTTTGGCCCGCCTCTCCTCGTCGGCCCACTCTTTCTTCATCTGTCGCCTTTTGGTAGCAGCCATCTTTGCCCGCGTGGTTGGGTCCTCGTGCGGGCGCAAATTTCTCAGGAAGGCTGACATGCCCTCGCGGTACTCTTTGTCCTTCCACCTTTCGCGCATAGCCCTGGAGCGTTTTGCGCGAGCCTCCGGCGTCCTCGCCTTTGCTTGGACGTCCGGGCGACGTCCCGGATTGTCTCCGTGCGCCATACGTTCGTGAGCTCTTAAGGCCCGCAGGTCCCTCTTCACGCAGCCGCAAGTTTTGCAGGTGTAAGATTCGGTCGCCTTCGCGGATGTCTTCGGCATAGGACCAACCTCGTGCGGTCCAAAAAAGGTGGTTACCGCTAGCAGTTATCCTACGCTCACCACAATCTAGTGTAAAGGAGGTGTTAGCCCATTCATCTCGGACCTCTACCACCGTCTCGATGCCTTGTTGACCAGAGGGTCCGAAGCTCACCACAGCGTCTCCCACCTGGACGCGTTCTATAGGCACTTGGAGACCCGAAGGCAGCATTACGTTGGAGGATGGGTGTATGCAATTGATCTCCTCTAGGCAGAGGATACAGCGGCCAACCTCATTGGCCACCTCGAAGGCGTTGGTTATGGGCCCTAGAACAAAAGGGGTCGAGCCCCCTCGGATGATGTGCATCCCCAGCAGATGAGAGCGCCGCACATCCTCTGAGCAGTCAAAGGTGATGATCGGGCTCCGTACCTTGTTAGCGTAGTGCTGGATGGAGAGTGTTTTCCCTACCCCCTTCGGACCACACACAATTGCGGGTGCCCGAAAGGCTAGCCCATCATACAGAGGGAGCAGGTCCAGGGCGTCGATGTAGGTAACCTGCTTCGGAGCGAAGCTGTCTGCGGGCAAACTTAGAATATCGCTCATCGCTCAGCTCCTCAGCAGTAGAAGGTCAAAAGACGCCCATAGGGTCCCTGAGCTGCCTCGTGCGCCGGAGACTCCTGGAACTCGCCAACAGTGCGGGCGCCCTCGACGGTTATGATGGGCGCGACCCACACCCGCGTCTGGGGCCGAAAGCCGAGATGCGTGAATACTGCTAGCAGCGCGGGCTGCGGAGCGACCGGCTGTGTGTCTGCCAGGGCTAAGCCCAGCAGGTCATCAATATCTTCCGAGACGCTTTCCCCGAGGGGAACCTCATCAACCGTCTCATAGATGGTCAGAACGCCCACCGCCTTGGTCACCTCCGCAAAGCGGCCAACCGCTGCTTGGTGATCCTCCAGAGATAGCTGCTTGCGCTCCACTGCCAGAACCTTAACCCCAATAGGCTCGCCGTCTGGGTCCGTGGTAGCCAACAGCCACGAGGCCACGGGCAACCTTCCCCGCTGCGTTAATCTTAGCTGCGCCTGTGCAAAGGCCACCTCCGCAAAACGCTCCGCGCCTCTGAGCGTGTGCAGATCCTCCGGTAACCTTGGTCGTGTTGTCACTGCTAGTCCCATGCTGCGAAGATAATATGTAACCTCGCGATTGTCAAGCGAGGCTCAAGCGGTGGGCTTCAGCTTGACACGTGAGGGACGCACCTTGGGGGCGTAGCGGCGGCAGTTAGCAGCTGCGTTAGATGCCCAGTAGCAGGGGCGTCCGACGTCTCCAGGGGCGTGGCAAACTCCCTGACACTCGCCGGCTTTGAAGTGGGGCGGTATCTCGCCGGATAGGTGTGCACACGGATGGGTGTTGACCACCACTTGCTTAATCATCTGAGGGCTCCTTTGCTCGTTGTTGGAGGGCTCCGGCGCAAAGCCGAAGATCATACCGTTTGGGGGAGATTGGTCCTCTAGCGCATCGAGCGTCTCAAAGGCGAGGTCAATCATGTGGGGGCTATCAGCCGTAACAGCTCGGCGCCTGGCGGTCTCAGGCACAGCATCGATGATGGCCCTAGCGGCCCAAGCTTCTGGAGAGAGTCCTCGGGTGGCGGCCCAACTGCTCACAAGCTGGTGCTTACTGCCTAGGGAGATCACAAGCTCGGGAGGCCGAGGCCGGCGGCGCTGCAGTGCCTTTCGGAGCGCGCCGCCTGCTAAAGCGCCTCCGAGGAAGGTCGCCACCAGAGCGACGCTGTACAGAATGGCAGATATCATATCCATAGCCTACTGGGGCAGAGGTACCCCGAAGTGCATATCGCGGAGGTGAGCGCGGAGCACCTCACAGTGCTCAAAAGCTGGGCACAGCTCACAGGAGGAGAGCCCTTTCATATCCTTGCATGCCTCCACCTTACGCTGGCGGAGGACCGTCTCAAACTGCGGGGTGCCTGGGGTGTATCCTTCCAGCTCTACGGCAAGGTGTAGCTGCTCTAACCGACCCAGCGTCATGATGGGGTTTTTGCCGCCCGAGCAATACTCCGAATCTCCTCCAGCACGGATTGCGGAGACTCGATCGCTCGCCTAAAGCAGCCCTCGTGAAGATACCCAAACTCTCCCTGCTCCTCGTCCTCGTGAAAGCTGTTCTCGGACAACGTCCCGCGAAGTATCAGGTACACGCGCGTCCCAGCGTCCAACACCTTCCCACAACCACGACACCTATCAGTCGTTGCTTCGTCGCTCATCTCTTAGTCCTTTTCAAGCCCAGTCGGATCATAACCGCCTGAAGATCCTCCCACACCTGCGGCTTCCACTGCACGTTACGCAGTAGAGCAGCAGGATGGTAGGTAGCGCGGACCGGGACACCCTCCCAGCTGTGCCACTGTCCCCGCAGAGCCGTAACCTTCTTACCAGACCCTAGCAACGTCTGCGCCGCTGTTCCTCCCATTGCAACGATGCACTGCGGATTGACGGCCCGCAGCTGCCCGCAGAGCAACGGGCGGCAGGCGTCTTTCTCTGCGGGCGAGGGCTTACGGTTCTGGGGCTCTGTTCGTCCCCTCGCAATATCCTCGTCCGAAGGAGGCGCCGTCGGACGGCACAATACCGCGTTGGTGATGAACACCTGGGAGCGCTCCAAGGTCATGGCCTTAATCATGCGGTTTAGAAGCTTGCCCGAGGAGCCCACAAACGGGACCCCTTCCGCATCCTCCTCAGCCCCCGGCCCCTCCCCCACAAAGGCCAGCAAAGGGCGATCAATGTTCCCCGCACCAAAAACAACATTACGCCGCTCTCGCGACAGAGCACACGCCTGGCAGCCCTGCGCGCGCTCACGCAAGCGCGCCACCTCGTCCGCCCCCCGCTGACCCGCTAGGGCCTCTGTCGATAGTAGCGAAAGCTGTGCGCTCATGTGAGCATCTTACCCTATGGAGAGGGGATTGTCTATCCCACCTCGCCTGGAGCCAGTAACTAGAGTATGCTCAGAAGGCTGGAGGTCACACTATGGATACTCTTGTCGAACTCTGGGAAAAGCACAGCTTCTGGTTGATCCCTGTAGGCTGGGCGCTTCTCTCGGGCGCGCTCAACCTCGCGTTGCGCAAGCGCACAGCGGAGGAGTGGGTCGAATATGCAGAGCAGCACCCGCGCCGGGCAGCTATCATCCGACTCATTCGCGCTCTGGGGTTTGATCCCGCTAAAGCTATCAACGCTGTTCAGCACCTGGTAAATGGGAAAGCTGTAGCGACCCGACGAATGCTGCCGGAGCCTGCTGCTAAAGCTCTAGAGGCGGCAGAGATCCTAGCGACCGCTAAGGACGAGGACAAGGCCAACGAGGCCAAGAAGGACGAGAAGGAGAAGCCATGCGAAAAGCCGCAACCACCCTAATCCTAGCCCTGGCAGCCCTGGTGCTAACCGGCTGTCCCCAGTTTAAGCCGTGGGCCCGAACAGCCCTCGAAGCAGCCCGACACGCCTGCGCTGCCTACGCGGAGCAAACGGGCCTGTCCTTCAAGGACGTGTGCGACACCGAGGAGAAGCTACGTCCGTTTATCGATTCGATCCTAGCAGCTCAAGCAGCAGCCGCGGCAAAGGGGGCGGCCGGAGCCTGCAAGTGCCCAAAGTGTGAGGAGGCCCCCAAGCCCGCTGCCCCCGCACCGAAGCCGCCTCCCCCCACGCCCTCCGCAAAGCCGGAGGCCAAACCCATCCCCAAGCCTGAGCCAGCACCAGGAGGCTGAGATGACGGAGAAAGGCACAGGCTACATCCCATCGCCAGAGGACGAGCGGGACTACCCGCTGATAGGCCCAGGCGAGAACGCCCTCTTCGGGGCGCTGAACACAACGGTCCCCACCGAGCATCTAGCAATGCTACCGTTGATCGACTTCATCCGTGATCAAGGCGGCACCAACTCGTGCTTTCCTGCGGGCACTCGCGTGCTCCTGGAAGGCTTTACAGAGCGACCTATCGAACAGATTGCTCCAGGAAACCGTGTGCGGACGCACACAGGCCGAAGCGGTGCCGTCACAAAGGTGTCTGAGAGACCCTACGAGGGGCTGCTGTATTCGATCAAAGTAGGAGGCTGGATATACCCCCTAGAGGCTACTCCCGAGCACCCCGTAGCCGTCATCGCCAACGTGTCCGCCAGAGCAAAGCACGGAGACTTCGAGCCTGGTGAGCTAACGTGGCGCCGGTTTGACGCGATACGTCCAGGAGATCGTGTAGTCATGCCTGCAGACACCCGAGAGTTCCCCGAGGACTATCGGTCTGCGTGGCACGTGCTGCGCGTAGCGGACTATCTGGAAGGGGAGTACTGGGAGGAAGATGGCGCTGTTCGAGCGGCCATGGGAAGACGGGGGAGTGAGATACCTGCGGAGCTGGGGCTCACCCCCGATATCGGCAGGCTTCTCGGGCTGTTCCTAGCAGAGGGCAGCTTTCTCAAACCCAGCGGCACTAAACAGGGTGTGGCGTTCACCTTTGCGCGGCACGAAGCGCTCCTCCACACCTTCGTCTTGGAGGCCATGAGGACACACTTCGACCTGGAGGGCCAGAAGGAGGAGACGGAGCAGAAGCCCAACGTCACAACGTTGCTATTCTACAGCTCAACTGTAGCGCAGCTGTTCTACGCTCTGTGCGGAGAAGGGGCGCTACAGAAGCGCGTGCCCGACGTGTTTTTTGAGACAGGGCGCGACGTGAAGCTCGCACTCATCCGAGGGTGGTTTCAAGGAGATGGGTCTCAAGACCCCGTTCGTCTCCGCAGAAAGAAGGACGGCACTGTGCGCAAAGCTGCGGCCGTTCAAGGAGTCACAAGCTCTGAGGAGCTCCACCGTGGGCTATACCGCTTAGCCTCTCTCTGTAACATCAAGCTCAGTACGCAGCAGAGAAAGGTAGCGGAGCATCAAAACGCTGCCGGCCGCGAGCTGAACCTTTACGGGGACAACATCCTAAAGGTGTTCCCCGATGCAGCACCGCGCCTGGAAGCCGCTGGGATAAAGCTATCGGGACGGACCCGCTACCGAAAGCACGCCTTGGGATATCTGTGCCGCGTAGAGGAGGTTTCTATGCGTGAGGCCCCCGCAGACACTAAGGTCTACAACTTGGAAGTCGAGGGGGATCACTCGTACGTTGCCGAGGGCATCGCCGTCCACAACTGCGTCTGGCAATCCATCCAGCAGCAGCACTACATCGCACAGGGGGTACACGGGGTGCAGCAACGTCTACCCCTGAGCGTGATGTTCGGCTACTACCACACGCGCCTTCGCGGGGGCACGCAGAGGTTTGACAATGGCTGCTTCCCCAGGCTGGCCTGGCAGGTGGCGGAGAAGATCGGATTCTGTATCGAGGACCTGTGGCCCTTCAAGGAGCCCGAGATAAACCGACCGCCGAGTCTAGATGCCACCTCCGGGGCCATAGACCAGCGGTGGGTGCACGGCTACTACCACATCCTCGGACGCCCACGAGAGGAGGAGGTCCGACAGGCCCTCTCAAACAACCACCCTGTGGTATTCGGGACCGTCGTCGACAACGATTTCAAGCGGTACAAGGGCTCTAACCTTAGCACCGAGCCTATGAAGCCTCCGACGGGCCACTCCGGACGCCATATGATGTGCGCAGTTGCGTACGATCAAGACGGTCTGTGGGTGATCAACTCGTGGGGCTGTTACGACGATAAGACGGAGATTCTAACCGCCGCTGGGTGGAAGTCTTTTGCTGATGTCGTGGTGGGTGAGCCCGTCGCAACGCTTAATAGCCACGGGGAGCTGGAGTACCAGAATACGACTGACGTTCAACGCTACATCTACGACGGAGAGTTGTGGTCTTACCAGTCCCAAGGCGTAGACCTTGTTGTGACGCCAAACCACAACATGCTCATAGGACGCCGTTGTCGCGAAGGCGGTAAGCGCGTCCCCAAGTGGGAGCGCGTTCCGGCTGATCGCATCAACACCAAACACTTCTTGATGAAGAAAACGGCTGCCTGGTCAGGCGAAGAGCCTCCTTACATTGAGGTCGGTCCCCACAGGATACCAACGGAGCTTTGGGTCGAGTTCCTCGGCTACTTCTTGTCCGAAGGTCATGCCCGAGAGAACGTGGTCCAACGGCCGGAGCGTGTGGCGCTTAACGGTACGACAGGTCGCGAGAAGCGGTACAGCGCGTGCAGCGAAACTCAGTACCTGGTGGGTATCCATCAAACCAAGTCTGAAGGTGTCTTCAAGATGGGCGCCTGTCTACGTCGCATGCCTGCCGCCTTCACCCGCATAACAGGGGGTTGGCAGGCAACATCTAGCCCACTGTGCGAGCATCTTCTCCCGCTCGGAAAAGCGCATCAGAAGTACATTCCTCCCTACGTCAAAAGGCTCTCTCCTCGGCTTCTACGAGTGTTCCTGAAGGCCGCTTGTCTCGGCGACGGCTCCCCTGTAGGCCGCAACGGCAGCGTCTACTACACCTCGTCCAAGCGGCTTGCTGACGATATACAGGAGGTTGCACTAAAGGCCGGGATGTGTGCAGATATACGCGAGGATGATCGCCGCGGTCGTACTAATGCGCGGGGGACCACTCGCTATGTGAACTACCAGGTGGCAATCAAACCCGTGAGGGGAGAAACCAAACCCAAAGGAGGCTTCACGCCAACAAAGATCCCCTACAAAGGTTTCGTGCGCTGCGTCACAGTACCGAACGGTCTGGTCTATGTTCGACGCAATGGTAAGGCGGTCTGGTCGGGCAACTCCGACTGGGGCTGCCCGGACCCATCAGGGTTCTATCGATCGGGGTTCTTTCATATGTCCTGGGAATGGGTAAACTGGTCAAGTGCCACTGATTGGTGGGCCGTCCAATACCCAAAGATGTTCGTTTAGGAGACCAACACAATGAATCGTGAGCTAAACCGCTTGTTAGAGAGCGTACGTGCAGAGCTGGCAGAGGGCCTCCCCAAAGGGAAGTACCTGGGCCTACGAGACGCAAAAAGCATCGACATGAACCGTGTCCGGGTTGATCTAGAGACCACCTCTGGGGACAATCTAGGGGGCAACATCGAAACCCTCTTGAGAGGTGAGGACGATGTAAGGTGGCTTACGAGGCCGCCGCGACGAGGGGAGGGCACCGCGAGCTTCACCATCTTCGTCCGGGACCCGGACGAGTTCAAGTACCTGTGGAACACGTTGGAGCGTGCAGAGATCTACGACGACACTATCCTAAACTTCTACGTCAGCGTCACGGACATCTAGGATATCGACATGCACCACCTTCCCTTCTTACTCATGCTGGCCCTCATGGTCTGCATGCTCCCCGCCTGCCCGGACCCTGTCATCCCTGGCCCTCAATGGGACGGGGGGTCTGTTGAGCCCGACCCCGTTCTACCCCCTGGTGTTGATGCCAACGAGGCTGCCTGCAAGCGCCTAGAGGAGCTGCAGTGCAAGTCAAAGGATGGGCGCAACCTCTGGGAGCCCACACCCGGCGGCGTCTCCTGCGTCGACGTGTTCCGCAACGCAGAGAAGAATGGGGTCAACCTACACCCTGCGTGTTTGGCTAAAATAGAACGCTGTGAGGATAGGCATCGGTGTACCGACAAGGGCTAGTCCAGATGCGCCCATAAACGGCGTGTGACAAGTGCATGCACCAGGCTCTCACTGACATGGTACTTCTCCGCCAAGCTTCTCAGGGACACCTTTCGAGGGACGTATCTCCGCCTGATGTCTCGCACCTGTTCAGGAGTAAGCTTGGCGGACCCGTTGGCTTCGCCTGGGTGTGCAACGTGTCGTCCTTTGGACATCATGTCTCTCATGTTATCCGTGTGGGTCCCAACCCACAGGTGCTCTGGGTTGACGCAGGGTGGGTTGTCACACTTGTGCAGAACACAGAGCCCCTCGGGTATAGGGCCGCGGGTAAGCTCCCAAGATACTCGGTGGGCATAGGTAGATATGCTGCTGAGTTCCTGTCGGCTCCCCTGCCTGAAGAACCCATACTGGGTACGGGAGTGTCGAGGACCCGTCCAAAGCCAACAATCTCCACTACAGTCCACATGTTTCCAGAATCGCTCGGTCTCGACCAGGCCGAAGGTAGTCTGCTGTCTTGCTGTCATGATGCAGGAGGCTCCGCAGGCGTACGAAGACCTCGGACCGCGACTAGCTGGGCTTCCAGAGATTGCTCTGCCTTCGGCAGCTCCTTGGCCAAGAACTCCCCCAACGCTTCCTTGATCAGCTTGTTTAGCGTAGTCTCTCTGTAGTCGGCTAGGAACTTGAGACGCTTGTGGGTAAAAGGATACAACCTAACAGTGATTTTGACAGGATCTTCGTCTTTTGACTCCATAATAGGAGTATGGCGGCATACTCAAGAGTTGCCGTCAAACCAACCGAAGATCGAAAAGTGTGAGGACCGTCACAGCTGCACCGACAAAGGATAGCCCATGACCAGCAAGGCACAATTGACCGAGGAGATGCGGCGCCTGATGGGTGTTGCGCCACGACCGCTGGGGCCTTGGTCAGATAGACCAGAGGAGACCTGGAAAGAGCCGATCACCACAAAGCTCGATGAGGCCAAGCTCAAGGTAGACTGGGACGAGGGGATAAAGATAGTCGACCAGGCTCTGAACAAGCTTCGGACGACCGGCCCCAAGTGGCTGAAGGGCCTTGTAGGGGACGACTGGAAGGCAGGGAAGGTCCAGAAGACCAAAGGCAAAGGAGCCCAGAAGAAGTACACCGGGCGCCTTCGGCTCTTTGTGGGCCCCTCTGTCAGCAACGCCAGCAAGACCGTTGTGGTGACCCTGACGCAGACAGAGGCGCCGGGAGAGCACGACTACTACACCGGCGTATACACCACAGGGCTAATCGAGATCGACGCCTCCTGTAAGCTACTGTTGGGCAAAAAGGGTGTAGGCGGCGCCAAGGTGGGCCTACCCGACCTAAGCGCCATTCAGGACCTTACTGCCAGCGTGCTTACCACCTTTAAGCCTTACCTTGAAAAGCACTTTGGTAGCCCGAGTGGAGAGGATGCGAAGGACCTCGCTAAGGATACCCTAAACGACGCGGCACAAGAGCTACTACCGTGGCTCAAGGGCCTTACAGGCGACAAGTGGTATGCTTCCTCAGTGGGCCCAGAGACGCTGCGACTCCACGTCGGTCTAAGCTACGCCGACGCGCCGATCTCGATGACCATAATCCTGAAGTACGACCCCATCAAGGGGACCTTCACCGCAACAGCTCGCGCCTTCTCCGGGGAGGGGCTGATGGATAAGGTCACCAAGGACAATCTCAAGTCGGATGGTCTGCAGGGGGTTGTCGCCATCGCGAAAAGCTTACAGCCGGTGATAAAGCTGGCGTCCGAGGCTGCTCAAGAGGTCGCGGCGACGAACACCGAGGAGATCATCTTGGACGCTGTCGCGAACTTGGTAGCCGATGGTCTGGTGTGGCTAAAGGATGTAACCGGCGAACCGGACGGCTGGAAGATCACAAAACCTACGGAGCACGACCCCTGGATGTACTTCAACCTGAACCCGCCGGGGAAGAGCTTCACCTTGACGGTCGGAGTGGTGGTTGACCCGTTGGACGAGGGCGAGGGCTTCCAGGTCATCACGGACGTTCTAGGCAAACAGGGACAGCCCTTTGCCCACCACGGTCCTGTGATCGCTAGTGAGGACGACCTAAAGGACCTAGTCAAGGTGGCTTTGAAGCCTGTTGAGAAGAACATCAAGGAGGTCATCAAAGCGGAGGGGGCCAAGGTCCTTACCTTGATCAAAGATATTCGCACAGACTACAAGAAGATGCGCAAGGGCCTTGTCATGGCACGTGCCGCCTTGGAGTTCGTCAGCGAGAAGCTAGAGGTGGAGGATTTCACGGGGGTCGAGGCAAAATGCCTGGAGTTCGAGGAGAAGCTCGGCGCGGCACTCGACAGCTCGAAGCAGCTTCGCTCAAAGCTCCCTTACTAAGATGAACGCCATGAGATGACGAACAGGGAATGAGGAGAACAAGGTGAGCAAACTGCAAGAGCAGCGGCGATTGATGGGGCTAGAGCCTCGACCTATGGGGCCATGGGCTCAGGACGCAGAGGGCGCGGGTCCTCCTGATGAGGAGATAGTAGAGGCGACCCAAGGACCCTGGGTAAAGATGAACCGCGCCCTCAAGAAGGCAGAAAAAGACGGGGTCTCCTGGATCAAAACGAACGTAGCCGACCGAGACTGGAAGACCTCCCTAACCACGGCCGACAAGAATTACCCCTACGGGCGGCTGGAGATCTACCTTCTTAGCCCCGAGGGAGTTTTCGAGAAGAACCTCTGGGACCTGACCATCTACCTAACGTGGACCGCATCCTTAAGCTCAGACACAGACCCCAAGTTCAAAGCGCGCATCCGTTTGGAGGACAAGCAAGGCCAGGTTCACGTGGAGGAGACCAAGGAAGAGGTCAGCGCTGCGGACATCAAGGACCTCAAGAACCTGCTACTGCTGCCCAACAAGAAAGCTTTGGCCGATGCTTTTGCCCCCGGAGCCCAACAGAAGAAGTCGTTGAAGGACCTCCGGCGAGCATACAAGGATGCTCGCCAGAACCTCGTCTCTATGAGGGACAAGATCGAGGTTCTCAGCCAGCACCTAGAGAAAAGCGCGCTCGCGGATGTAAAGGATTCGGCTCAAGAGCTGTACAGCATGGAACTCAAGCTATCCTCAGCAATAAAGAAGCTGCGGAACTCTGCGGCCACCGCCGCAGAGTTCTAACCCTATCTTATCGGACAGCTTCCGCTAGCGCACGCCTCCTCAATCTCCATCTCACCGCCGTTGACCAGCGGGTGGTCGTGGTCGATGTTGGAGGCTAGACGCTCAAAGGTCTCGCGGTCTATCGCCTCGTAGGGAGGCTGGGCGTAGCCATGAGCCTTGGGCAAGCAGGTGGTGCTCTTAAGCCGCGGCACAAACTCCCCGAGAAGAGCGGCAAGCTCCTCCTGCTCCGTATCGGCGTCAAAGGTGATAGTGGCACTGACGGCATTATCTGCCCAGTGCTCCTGTACGGCCGCCTGCCGTTCAAACTGCTGGCGCAGCGTCTGCGTCTGCGCAGTCACGCGCCCCGCGGGCGTCGACTCTGCGAAGCTGAACACGATCGTGTTCCCTGTCTGGTCGTACACATCAAGCTCGTGCGGAACGCCAGCCTCCATAAGGGCGCCGGCTAGGTTGTCCGCAATGTCCAAGCGAACACGGCGGATGTAGTGGCGCGCGAAGGGGGCGTGGATGCCTGGCGAGCTGCGGCTTAGCAACGATATGGTGCCGCTAGGCTTAACGGTGGTAACGGTCTTGGGGATAGCTGTGCCTAGCTCAATGGCGTAGCGCGTAGCCTCCCTGCGACATGCTCCGTACCACGCATCGAGCTGTGCTGGCGTCCAGTCGAAGTCGCAGATACCCCCCAGCCCTACTCCTAGCCTCATGTTCTGCTGCTGCACCGCGTTCGAGATGGGGTCCGTCAGCTTAGACAGTCGATTGCGAAAGCAGTAGCGCGTGACAAGGCGAAACACCTCGTCAGCGTCAGTCGTATCGTGGAACCGTGAGGGGAACACCTCGGACAGGTTGCACGCCTCACGGTTGTACAGCGGCAGCTCGCCACAGTTGCCCGTCGCTACGCCGTCTGCAATGAAGGTCTCGTGCGTCGGCTGCTTGAGGCAGAACACCGGCTCGTGTCCGATAGGCTCGATGCTCACGATCTCCGTGGTGAACCGCTCCGCATAGGGTCCCCTCTTCCACGAGCTGCGCCAGCTTAGATAGCGATCCTCCATATCCTCTCGGAGGAATCCGAGCTGCTCATAGAAACGGACCGCGTTGGCCTTTGAGACAACAAGGTCGTACTGCGTCTTGCACCAGTAGTCAGCAAGGTCCCCCTTACCATCAGGCAGACGGCGATAGCCTGCGTCTCGCCGCTTGTAGACGGACGACACGATGCCGAAGTTTAGGAGCAGCGTTTGAACATCACGGAGAAGAGCTGGGTTGCTCTGCGACAGACGGACGGAGAAGGTCTGCTTTTCGGCTGTCCAGTTTATCTGACCGTCTGTTGCGAAGAGGCCGCGGAGGTAGCCGCGGACGCACTTTTTGGTCCCGCGCCACACCACCTCTGGCACAGAGCCCTTCTCACGATAGCCTACCTCAGCCAGGGCACGGCTTAGCAGCGAGCTGCAGATGTCCTCGTAGCGATCATACACTTGACAACCGAAGCGCTTCAGGTGCCCGTTACGCGGCGCTACGGAGGCCGCTACCTCGTGGCACCACGCTAGATATTGCCCGGACATCTTGCGCTTGGCGTCCCAGAAGAATAGATGAGCGCGCTTGCCGTCCTCGCTCCAACAGCCGTCACCTTCGAGCCACCCAATAACATGCCCGAGAGCCTCGCTGCCGTCCGCCCCCCACAAACCCTCGCCGGATTGAAGTAGCAAGGTATCTCCAGGAGACAGGTCCTTAAGCTCCACAAAACCGTCGGGGGTCGGGAAGCGGTGATACGCCGTAGCCTTGATCTCGTTACCGTGCCGGGTCCGCATCCGGTAGACCTTCTCGGAGGCGCTTGTCTGGAAAGCCGCCTCCGCCTCGCGATGCACCGCTCCAGGCGAGACGTTCGTACGGTCCGTGCCGACACGAGCGTCGGTGGTGACCTGGAAAGCTTTGGCGTCCTTGAGATCTCGGATGGGTATTAAGCCCCATTGCGTGACGACACGGGTGTCGCCGGTGAGGCAGGGGTTGATCCCAACGATACCGGGGTCCGTCTCACGACATAGAGGGAGGTTGAACACACCAGGCTCGCCACCAGGCTCCGCAACGATGTCCGAAACGAGCTGGCGCCAGTCAAACCCCTCCAGCTCCTCCCTGCTTTGGAAGGCCAACGAGTTGTTGCTGGTGTGCCGATGCAAGGTTACCAGGCTCAGGTCCTTCTTCGCATTCCGGAAGGCTTGGTCGGTCGGGCTCCCCAAGGTCATCAAGGCGGAGTTGTGGACGAGCAAGCCGTTGCAGACAAACTCCTCAGCACCAGCTACCTCGATATCGTAGGTGTCCGCGGTCTCGTCCGTCTCGGTCACGTCCTGCACACAGATGGGCACGAGACCCTGAGCTTCTCCGCCCAGCTCTTCGTAAAGCGGGAAGACCATCTGTTTGCTGGTTGAATCCCACCGACCTTTCCAGAAGGTGGTGCTGTGTTCTGCGCGCACCATCTCGGAGGGGTAGCCGTAGTCACACTGAGACACCGCGCTTACACGGACGCGCTTGGTCGCGTGGGGCTGCACTAGCTCCAGAAAGCGGGCCGTCGCGGTCCGTCCCACCAGATTGAGGTGGTACATAGGCTGCCAAGACCCTCTAGCAGAGCGATTAAGCTTCAACCTCGTCGGTATTCCCAGGCTCGCGTAGACCGCCTGCACCTGCTCCAGGAAGGAGGGGTACACCGAGGCGCAGAGAACCACGGGGCGATTGCGTGCTGCACCGTCCGCATCTAGGAGGCCCGCCAGGTAGGAGGCTCGAACATGGGGGAGCCCCTCCAAGATGAACGACGGCACGTTAAGAGGCTGACGGGGTTTCTTCAGATTATCGTCCAGGTACCAGGCTAGCTGCTTGGACTGTGCTCGTATCCTTAGACAGTCGTCGAGGGCTCGTGGGGGGCGCTCGTTGAGCCGGACCCCGTAGCGCGTCAATTGCTCACGGCATCTGTTTGCTATTGCGTTGTGATAGCCGTCGTTAGCAACTACCACAGAAACATAGGCGTTGAACCCGTCGTCGCGTCGGTTGGCCCTGGTGTAGCCGTCTCCCTGAAAGTAGCCAAGAAACCAAGCGCTCTGCTCATCTAACCGCGGAACGGTTATATCGACGCACGTCGTAGAGTGTTTCGGCTTGTCGTAGGACCACGAGGGCAGCTCAGTAGGACGCCCTGGTAGAATGGCGTCGACAAACACCATACGGTCCCCTGGCTCCAGCTCTTTAGCCTCTTTGAACTCGTAGCGGCCGGGGGCTGTGAGGACGGCCACTCGATGGTTTCCGGTACAACGAAAGACGCCCATTTGCGTGGTCAGCTCGTAAAGAGCCTGAACGCCCTGGTGTACGTGCTCCGAGACCTTAGCAAACTTCGAGCCCCCTGTGAGAACCTCATCGCCTACCGCAACGGCCTCGATAGGCTTCAGCCCGTTCTTGGTGTGAACCAAGGAGCCTTCGGGGAGACAGCGACGCACGTTGCCTGCCTTCACGCATAGCCCGATGTAGTTGGTGACATCCAGGCAGTCGATCGAACTAAGCCTCCGACCCCGAGCTCGACGGACAACCTCCCAGCAGGACCTCAGCATATGAGTTAGCGGGCCAGGGCCGCCGGCCACTCCGCCAAAGGTCCGGATGGGTGTACCTCGCGGGCGCACGCGGGACACGTCAATGACCACATCAACCCCCTGGAAGGCTGAGAGCAGCACCTCACCTAACGCCTTCATCCAGCCCTCACGTGAGTCCTCTACATCGTAACGGTGTGTGCTCCCGTTGAGCATCTCTCCGCTGTACTTCGACACCTCGGTGTAGTTGGGGTGGTCCAGCCGACACTCGATGAACAGACGCGGGTTGCCTGGGGCAACAGGAGGGAGTGCCCCAATGTTATCGAGCCCTACACCAACGCCTCCGCCAAGCATGAGCTGCTCAGACGTCCACACCCAGTCGTCCACGCCGGACAGCTGCACAAACCAGCAGTTGCCCGTTACTACGCCCCCCTCCAAGGTAAAGCTACCTGTCTCGGGCTCGGTAACGCAGAAGACCTCCTCTTCTTGTCCCTCATCCACGATCTCTCGCACGGTGTAGCGGGTAGGCTCGGGAACGACTGTAAGAATCTCCAGGCGTCCTGAGCGTATACCGTAGTTTGTCTCAGTGCTTGGATCCGTTGACCTACCAGTAACGCAGTATCCTAACAGTGGCGCACGCTCAGCCACCCAGTCCAACGCAGCGCTGTTCTGGGAGGACAGGCGATTGCTGGGCTTCCCCGGTCTAAGAGAGCCATCAGCTGCTAAGAGTCCGGCGAGAAAACCGGCCTGGTAAACAGTATCCAACCTGGTTGGGGGCAGGCTCTTGAGATCCTCCACAGACTTAAAGAACAGCACAGGCTCTCCATCCTGAGAAGGCGGCGTGCACGTGTACGAGAAGAAGCTAGCCCTCTCCAACCGCTCTCTGTGAGCAACCTTCTTACCGCACAACCGTAGCCTAAACGTGCTGAGCTTGAGCGTCTCACGGCTCCCATCTCCAAAGATGAGCCCATGAGCAAACCCATCGTTGAACGTCTTGGGGTCGCATCCTTCAAGCTCTTTTGCGCAAGCGGGTGTTACTAGGATCTGGTCACCCACCCGGAGGTCTGTGACCTCCCCGCGGTTCGAGGTGAACCAACGGTGCTCGGCTGTAGCTGTGAACTCAAAAGCGAAGCTGGACCTTAGCCCTGTAGGCTTCATGCGATAGCGGAGGAGCCGTTGCCTACCAAAGGACCTAACCTTTGCTGGACGCCATTGCCCATCCTTGGTCAACACCTCTACGGTTTCTCCTACCGCCTCCTCCAAGGTTGCAAGAACACCGTTGGCCCAGAAGCGAGTACCTCCCGAAAAGCAGTTGAACCGAGCGTTAGCAGGGATGCCTGGCACACCACCGGTCCATAGCCCGCGACCGGGGGGCAACGCCTGGCAGGTCCAGAAGAGCTCAAACAGCCGCTCAGCCTCGGCGCGGCAGGGGCTTGGAGCCAAGGACACATTACCCTCCACCACGCGGCGGATAGTGTCGGTCCACGACTCCTCGTTGCGGCAGTACTTCGTTAGGTAGGTGCTACGGGAGAGTATGCTCTCGAACGGGTCGCGGGCCCTCCTGTATGGCTCCAGGAAACGCTCCTGAAGCCGAAATTCCTGCGTCTCACGGGCCTTGACGACGATCTGCTGCATAGCTTCTCCACGCGCACGCTTGCCCGCCAAGAGGCCCGCGCCTCCTGCGGGTCTTTTTGGTTAATCACGAGGTGAGGAGGTCTCGGACCTCCGCCTCTAAGCTCTCCACGACTCCCAGCTTGGGAGGATCGTCCGAGAGCTTAAACCGGACCTGCAGCAGGTCATCCTGGCTGTCTCCTCCCCATAAAGTGGTCGAGTCCACCGTCCCCACGATGGGCTCATCAAGCGTTATCTCATAAGGCGTGGGGCTGTAGGATAGCGTGATGTGCGGCTGATAGTCCGGGAACTTCTTCGAGAACGGGACACCCCCGGCATCGAAGGCGCGCGCCAACTGCGCGCGCAGCTTCATAAGCGCAGGGCTGAGCACCTTAGCGATTATTGGGTGTCCGGGCTTGTCGTCCGGGTTCTCAGGGAAGTAGGACACCTCCCTGACCACTACCTCGAACGGCGGTGTGCGGTCCATGATGGGGGCCGCAATCTCTATCGCGCCACCCAACGTGTGCAAAGGCACTCCCTTGCCGAGGTAGAGCATCGTGATGTGGTGGCTGTTTGCCCCCACATGCTCCCCAGGACAGCCGATACTTCTAAGGCGCTCACTGAGCGCGGGTGACATGGCTACCCCTAAAAACGACATCCCTTGGTTCTACCACGATTCGAGGCTAGTTAGCATCTTTACGACACAGCCCTTAGACGGCCTCTAATCATCTCCAGCAGATAGCCCCTGATGGCGTTTCTGAAGCGAGCTGATGTCGTCCGAAAGCCCCGTATAATCCTGCATCAGCGAGCACGGGGCCACACCCGCCTCTCTAGTCTACCTTGAAAGGGCGGAAGCTCCGCCGGTGTATCTCGCACGGCCCCAGCCGCTCAATCGCGTCCATGTGGGCCTTAACGCCGTAACCCTTGTGGGCTGCGAAGCCGTAACCCTTGTAGGTATCAGACAGCTCAACCATGAGCCGGTCTCGAACCACCTTCGCGAACACGCTAGCCAAGGAGACCGCAGGCACCAGCCTGTCGGCGCGCGGAAGACAGACAACCTCAGCTACGTCCGGCTTGCCTATAGCGGGAAGCCTCATCCCATCGACCACAACAAAAGGGGGATAGGCCAGCCGGTAAAATGTGGCGCGGATAGCCTCGGCTTGGGCGTCCGCCTGCGCTGCATCAATGTCTCCCTTGTCAATCTCGGCCGCGCTCACCTCCCCGATACCCACGACCACGTGGTCGTCATCCTTTAAGCTCTCAAAGAGCTGCTCTCGCCGCGCGGGGCTGAGCCGCTTGGAGTCGGTTAAAAGCTTGGGGGGCTTCCAGTCAATCGAGACCGCTGCTGCAGCCGCTACAATCGGCCCTGCTAAAGCTCCACGCCCCACCTCATCCACTCCCACGATGGTTCCCGGACGGAGGAGCTTTAGCAGCGCAGCTAACATCGCGAGGTTTTGCTGGTCAACCTCTTCTTTGCTCAGCGTATCAGTCATGCTTGCCCCCCAATAGGGGCGCTGCAGCAATGCCCGAGACTAGACCTCTGCCTGCCACGCCAATCGCCGACGGCACCCACCCACACCCCTTGACGAAAGCCTCCGCTGCCTCCCGCGTTTGACCTTGCTCCGAGTAGCACTTAGGAGAGCCGTCGCCATAGACCCCATGGGTAGACCAATCCTTGTCGGATCCCTTGGGTTCGCAGAGCCAGTCTATGAGCGCCTCCGCAGTTGCAAAGACCGGGCTGCAGGGGCTCCCCTCCGAGACCGTCTCCCAGACCTGCCATCCTGGACCCGCTGGGGGTGGTGTGGGCTCCCACGCATCGTAATCGTCCTGAGCGTCGGGGTGCATCGCCGAGCCCTTACAGACCGGACAGACGCCCCAGGAGTCCGGGTCTTGCCCCGCCAGCTCCAAGAGCCTCTGAGCAAGCCGCCATCGCGCTGAGCCGCCAAAACCAAAGGGACCATCCAGCTCTGTCTCGGACAGCTTCTCCACTAAGGTGAGAAACTCCGGGGAGGGAGGCAAGACCTTGGGGCGGCGCACCCACCCAAGGCGCCCGTCCGGCGCACGGGTGATCTCCCCTTTAGCTGTAGGGGCCAACGCAAACTCTTGCAGATAGGGGTGGGGGTAGCTCTGAGTGCGGCGGTCCATGACCGCCGCTTGCTCTCCCACCAGTGTGATGAATTGGCAGATAGATTCGAGCCATGCCCCCGCCGTGGTACGACCATTAACACACTCGTCTGGGGCCTTTGGGCACGGGCGTCCATGCGGGTTGAGGTAGCCCTCCCACACCTCCCCCCATTTGCCGTCAAAGTCTAACACCACTCGCTTGATCTCTCGTCCCATCTTAATCCTCCGTCCACACAGCTCAGTCCCGCTCCACAAAGACCCCCGGTCGAACCTCCTGGTAGCGTCTCTGCCGAGGCTTGAGAAAGCTCTGCATGATGCTTGCCCAGACCTTACTGTCCTTGAAATCCGTTCCCTTGGGATATCGCCCGAGATGGGTAAGGAACGGCTCGTGATCTCCTATCCCCAGCCTGTTCAGGATTCGAAGGCAACGCATGCGATGAAAGCCGGTAACCTCCTTCATCCGGACAGAGATATCATACAGCTCCGCCATCCTCTCCCTCCTTACCGCCGTACTCCGCCGAGAACGCCTCCTCTAGCGCCGCAATCGCTCCATGCACCTCGGGCCCCAGCTGGGCCTGGTAGGGCTGTAGAACGTCAAGGAGACCCTCTGCTGCCCGCGCTATCGGGCAGGGCTCGGCCGCGAGCTCCGCTAGCTCCGCGACATCTACCAGCATCGCGCGAAGCGACTCAATCCTCTCGGCAGAGGGCAGAAGCGAGGCAGGCTCGCGCAGCCTCGCTAAGATTGATTTGACCAGCTGGTGTCGACGTAATGCTCCCACCGCTCGTCCTCCTCGGGCACCGGCCCAGGCTCGGTTAGAAAGCGCTCGTACTCCTCAACAAACCATTCCTGCTGCGGGGTTTGGATAGTGCCCTTGCGCGAGGCTCGCGTCTCCGCGATGGCATCCGCAGCGGACATACCCATCAGGATGAGGCAGCAGGCAACGACGAGGCCCGTGCGGCCTAAGCCTCCGCGGCAGTGCACAACGATATTCTCGCCATGCTCCAGCCGCTTCACGAGCTCCCGGACGAGCTCGTGAAGGCTCGCCATCGAATGCGGGACGCTCACGTCGGGGAAGGGGTAGTAGATCGAGGCCATCCCCGCATGGCCAACCTCATAAAGCAGGTCGGGAATCTGCAAGAGCTTGAGCTCATGCCACTCCACCAGGGGGACAAGCACATCCACCTTGTGGTGACGAGCAAGAACCCCCACATCTGCCGGCAGGTTGCGGTCCCATATAGCGGTCAGCCCCCCCTCGTCCTTCTTGCCCGGCGCGAAGGTCATCCCAAGACGGCCCGGAAGGCCCGTCTCGACCCAGTCAACTAGGATCGGGTGGGAGATGCTGGTGCGGCGCTGTCCCGGCGGTTGGGGCTTAGCTTTCATCATCTTTGCTGCGTTCTTGGTCATGATCTCTCCCTGTTATCAGTGTATAACATGGCGAGGGTATTGTCAAGGGATGACCGCTCCGCCGTCCGGGAGGTTCTCCACAGAAGCCTCTGAAAGGCTCTTAATCTGGACAGACCTAGGGGAGCCCCTACAGCCTCGACAAAGCTTTGGCGGCACTGTGCCGGCATACAGGCGCCCGCAGCACCGAGCGATGTACGTAGGGGTACCCTGGTCCAGAAAGGGCTTTACGAGGCGGCTAAGAGCTTCCTGTAGCTGGTCATCATTCATGGGGGACTCCGAGCTTCTGCTCTATCTGAGCTTGCTCCAGAACGTTCGCGGCCAGCTTCTCCTCCAGCTGAGCTTGCTGCGCACGCAGCTTGCGCAGCCGAAGAAGAAGCTTACGCTCGGCCGGGGAGGCGCGCTGGAGCCGCACCTCCTCGGGGTCATACTCTGCACCACAGGTCGAGCACAGCATAGGTAACCTATAGCGAGCTAACGTCGCCTCGGGCGAAGTAGAGCTCATGCTTAGCGCGAGTGATGGCAACGTAGAGCAGGTTGTGCTCCTCGTCTGCAGGGGGCTTACCGCACCACCACTGGAGATAGGTATCGCGGAGCACGAAAACGCGATCTCGCTCCAACCCTTTAGCCTTATGGGTGGTGGACAAGGTTACGCGGGAGCGTGCATCATCGTCGTCGCAGAAGAACTGATCGATGCGTTGCTCCAGCTCCCGGATAGAGGAGGCACCTTCCATGAGGGCGAGCATGCAGCGGCGCTTATCATCCAGCAGCCCGGTGTCGCCCGGCGGCTCCTTACTTTCTAGGCGCTCTGTCTCCTTGTCGTACCAGTCCTGCAGCCACGTCTGCAGCTCCCCTAGCGTTCGGGCCTTGGATCGCTCGATAAGCTTCAGCAGCACCGCGCTGAACCGACGCCCGAGAATACCGGCAGGGCGCTTGTCCAGCAGGAGCTTGAGGCAAAGGCGGATCAGGGGAGCGTTGGTCCGAGAGAGGACGAAGTCTCCCGGCCTGGCATCCCGGAAGAGGTCCTCCACGGCGCACTTCTTGACGAGGCCCTCGGGACGACCTGGCTCGACCTCCAGGTCTGGGACAATGCGCTGAGCTTCTCGGACAATCGCCGCGTCGCAGCGGTAGGTGATGGGGAGCGGGAGGACCTTAGCGTTGAGGCGCTGAATGATACGGGGGATTGAATGGGAATCGGCGCCGCGGAACAGATATATAGAGTTGAGGACGACCACACCATTGGCGGCGTAGCTGTGATCCTCCTCCACATCGAGGGAGAAGACGGGACCCTCGTAGCTGCTCACCTCTACACGGTCGACAGGCTCCCAGCGGTTCTGTCCGTCAGGTAGAGGTAGGGACATGAGACCAGGCTCTACGTTCGATGCGAACACTTTGAAGTAGGTCGCACGTCCCTGCTTAGCTCGGACGTCCGGCATATCTGGCCACGGATACAAAGGGAGAGCTAGCTCGCGATTATGGTCCGAGAGAGCTGCAAGTCCTCGGCCCGTGTTGCTGTCAGCTACCGCGTCGAAGAGTCGGCGGATGGTATCCTCTGTAATGTGGTTTGCCCCGTGTACGGGCTCAAAGGTCATGGTAGGGAGGCCGTACCGCGCCGCCACCACACTCTCGTAGAGGCTGGCCTCGGTGCGGTCATTGTGAGTACGCAGTATCCAGGTCTTGTCCGCCTGCTCCATGCGTGCACGGTGCGCTAGATGAAAGATGCGTGCGTTGCTGGAGGTGGTGAAGAGCTGGCACCACCCGACGCGGAAGCCGTACCCTTCTCGCCACATCAGGTAGGTTACACAGGTCTTCACGGTACGGTCTGACCAACGGCAAAGCAGTTTGTGGTTGGGAGTCATCGGCACGTCTCGCCCGGCAACACCGACGGTGCGGAGAGCACCGCTGTAGGGGCGCTGGGCTATTCTGTAGTGGCGTCCCCCCACCATCCTCTGCGCGTTGCGACTCCACCCAGCAATGGTCGCGCCTGTGTTACTCTCGGGCGCTAATAGCTCAATGGGAACCTCCGCACCTGTGTGATCTATCTGCACACGAACGCCGGGCGGGTGGCACTGCCGGTCATCCCCTACAGCGCAGATGCGTCCCCCGCGCCCGCAGGCGCGCAGGGCCAGCTCGACCTGAGCGCGATTGAGATCCTGGGTCTCGTCCACGAAGACGTGCTTGTACTTGGGGGTCTGCATGCGAAGCTTGACGGGCATCCAGATCATGTCGTCGAAGTCGTAGGTCTTCTGGTCCTCCAGACACACCTTCAACATGAGCAAGATACCTTGGATAAATTGCTTCCGCTCTCGGTCCCCATCACCGTAGTAGAGATCAAAAGCGTCTATCAGGTTGTCTAGCTCCTGCGGCTCCTCTACCAGCAACCCCTTGGCCTTTGACACAGCATCCGCCAGGCTCCGCTTCACATCCCAGGCAACGTCGTAGTACCAGGGAAGGTGCTCCTTCATCAGGCGAAACACCTTCCGCTGGTCCAGCTCCGCCGAGTTACCCCACGCCTTCCACAGTATCCCGCGCCCAAAAGCGTGCAGAGTCTTGATATTGGGGCCCCGCGGCGCCCTAGACTCCATCTCCTCGCGAATCGCGCGGTTAAAGGCCACCACCAAGGTGCGATGGTTGCGCTTCGGTAGGTGACGCAGAGACTCGATAATCGTTGCTGTCTTTCCAGACCCCGCCCGAGCAAGCACAACGGTGTGTCCGTTGCCCGCCTTGGCGTCCTCAAAGACCGCTTCCTGATACTTGCTCCACTGCATGTGCGTTGCTCCTATCGCTCGCATAAGATGCTCGACCCTACCACATAAGGAAAAAGTTGTCAACAGTGTGAAAAACTGCCCCAGCTTTGTCAGATTGGGAGGGTGTCTGTTCGTCCTGCAGACACCATGACGAAGCTAATCAATCTCACCCCACACCCTTTAACCCTTAGAGACGCCAACGGCGAGGACACTGTGATCCCGCCCTCCGGAGCTGTTGCTCGTGTAGCGATGGTTGCCGGTGCGCTGGAGCACGTTGAGGGCGTCCCCATCCCCATCGCTGGCGCAGATCAACCCGGCCCCGTCCAAGGGCTCGGAGAGCCGCGGCCTGGTGTTCTATACATCGTCTCGGCGATGGTTGGGTCCTATTGTCGAGGGCGCCACGACGTGGTTGTCCCCGGCACGGGGCCGGCCGACGGTGCAATCCGAAATGCCAAGGGGCACATAGCTGCTGTGACACGGCTTAAGAGGGTTTAGGCGCGGGCTCGGGCAGGTGGGGTAGCGGACCCACCTTGGCCTGCCCGAGCATCTCCAGCAGCAGCGTATGAGCCACAGCATACTCGTTCACAAGGTCCTGGTCCGGAGCTGTCGGGCACCCCTTCGCGGCCTGCAGAGCTGCTTGCCAGCGACGGATGATCTCTACTGCCCGAGGTCATCGAGGCGAGCCCTCGGGCAGCTCAAGCTTCGCCTCTACCTTAGCGCGGCGAAGTCGCTCTGCGCCGAGGTCCACAAGCTTGCTCATGCAGAGTTCTTTGAGGCTAGAGAGGGGATTCGCGGCAGCAGTGCTAGCCGACGGATGAAAGGGGGCAGCGGAGGCAGCGGCGGTATCTGCGGCAAGACGGCGTCGTGGTTGTGCAGCCTAACCTTGGCCATCTCCAGCCGATGCTCTGCTAGCTCGACCTCGTACTCCAGCTCCTCACGCTTGTCATCGTGCGTCATCATCTACTCCTAGCAGCTTGAGGGCCCGCGAGACATGCTCATCCGTGAGCCCCCCACCATACATGTCAGTCCGAATAAAACGCTCGCCAAGCGCTCGCGTCATGTCCTCGTCATCGATGGCCACCCACTGCTTAACGGGAACCCGCTTTAGCCACGCGAGGACGGCCTCTGCGCGTGTTGTTCGGTGGTAGGTGTCCGCATCTATCCCCTCTGTCACAACGGCGCCTATGACCCGCTCAGGGCTCCGCAAGCCTCGGTCGTAGAGGATGGAGGCGAGGTAGGGTACCGGCTCCTTCCAGGCCCACGAGGTACTGAGGACGATTGAGGCGTCTGCACGCTCCACCAGGCCCGAGAGGCGCGCCACCTTGGAGGGGTCGAGAAACTGCAGGTCCTCCAGCATCCCGCCCAAGTAGTTGGGGAACTCCTGCTGGATCGCATCGAGTGGTTGCTTTCGGGCAGAGGCGTTCCAGTCCTCGTCGTTCAAGACGCCATCGAAATCGAGGAACACTACTCGGAGGGGCTTACGCATCGGAGCATCTCCTCCGTTCGTACTACCAGGTCCGACAGGTCCAGCTCCAGTCCAGCCACATCGCACTGCGCGGCTGCATGTAGCAGGACGGTACGTACCCCGCGGGCGGGGTCGACCCAGCGGCTAAGCTTCTGTGCACCAATAAGTCCCAGCAGGGACCAGATACGGAAGGCGGCCGACACCGCCACCTCCTTATCCTCCAGCGCCTTGACGACGGCTAGCATCATCCTGTTTATTGGGTGGTCCGTAAGCTTCATCTCGACCCCATCTAGCTCGAAGCTCTTACCAAGCTCGATCGGCACCACGTTGCCGCTGGCAATGGCCTCGTTTGCGGCATCCCATGCGACCATGAAGCTCTCGATGGAGACCGCTTTGATCTCAAGCATCATCCACCTCGCTGTAGCCTCCCCCATGCTGGAGCACGGATAGGCTAACGAGGCGAGCAAGAATAAATCGGACCAGGTGCTGCCGACGGATGGTCTCGCCCACATCCTCGCACCAGCGTTGCCCGCTCTCCAACTGCGCACCGCAGACCACCAGATTAGGGGGTGGCTTAGCCCAATGCGGCACCACCATGAGCACCTCCTCAGCACGGCGCCCATCAAGCTCAGCCTTGAGCCGCAAGGGCTTAGCGCCAGGCTCTGCCGGGATACACGGCCGCAGCCCGTCGGCCAGCGACCGCAGCTTACCGTCGATCGCTTTGACACGGTCGGCAATCCCACAGCAACGACAGCGCCCCGTGCGACCGTCCGAGAGCAGCTCCCAGTCGTGTCCTGTAGCTTCCGCTAAAGGCGGCACCAAGCCGCGGAGGCGCTCATCAATGATGCGCCGAAGGGTGTGCAGGAGGTCCTCGTCGCCTTCCTGGCGTTGCTCCTCCAGCAACGCCCAGATCTTTTCGTCGTCGGTCATACAGCTCATAGGCACTGATACTACCACATAGGGGGCGGATGGTCAATCGGCGGCGCCTGCGGCCGTCCGGGGCAAAAGCTCCCTAGACCTCGTGGACCGACCAGCGACCAATTGTAGTCCGCAAGCTCCCTTGGAGAGCTCAGGGGAGTTTGGTAGACTCGGGGGATGCTGCTGCAGGAGAAGATCAGGAGATGCGAGGATATCCTGGAAGCAGCCGGGCGTCCGCGGAGGCGGTACGCCCGGTGGGCGGAGGTAGAGGAGCTGGCGTCCGTGATCGCGGATAAGCTCCTGGTGTCTCTACTCTACGCTCGTGGCAGGGAGGCCAGCAGCGATTTTGGCGGCCTTGTCTCGGACCTTATCGAAGGCCCCTACGCCGCGCTCCTGATTCTCCGAGACGCTTTCAAGGCCGCCAAGATGACCAAGGTCTCAAGGGCGCTGGATGCTTGGGCTTCTAAGCACACTCCCATCCGGCCGGAGGAGGAGCTAACCGACAAGGAGCTGCGAAGGTCCGAGAAGGCTCTAAGCCGCGCCCAGACCCGCGCCGCCAACATTCGGGACGCCATACGCTTCGGGCGAAGGGAGAAGCTTTACGAGGTCGAAGATCTTCGAGTCGACCTGCTGGAGCTAACTCTGATGCTGGCAGATGTCCTTCCCCTGCTGGGCTACCATACTGGAGGCCGCACCCTGGCGCAGCTGGTCCACACCATCCAGCTTTAGGAGAGTCCGCCGTGGAACTGTATGAGAAGATCAAGAAGTGCCGAGACATCCTAGAGGCTCCCAGGCCCACCCTAGATATGCCGAGCTGGGAGGAGGTGGAGGTCGACCTCCGCGCCTCTCTGTCCGAGCTTGAGCTCGCGCTGTCCTACGCAGATGGACGTCGCCAAACATTAGGGGAGCCCACGTCACACGCGGTAGCCGCCGACGTACGCAACGCGGCTCTAGATCTCAGCGCCGCGATGAAAAGCGCGGGCCTCTGGAGGATCAATCGCGCCGTAGAGCGCTGGTATGACAACCACGTCGGCCGCCAGCCCGAGCGCGACGTAAGCCTGGCAGGTATCCGCACCGCACAGCCAAAGCTGGCCGGGCTCCGCGCAGGTACCGAGGCAGTGCTAGGCAGCATTCCTAGGCTCCCCGATGTTGCTGAGCTTAGAGGAGACCTGGCGACGCTCTTGCGTCTTTACGGCCCAATTCTGACCTCGTTGGGGTTCACCAGCGCGGGCGCAGATATTAGCAGAATTGCTCAAAGCGCTTAAAAGCGATAAGCAGTACAAATAAAAGCGGCCCCGTCGGGGACCAGCCGACGGGGCCTGTAGGAGAGTAACACACTACGTCAGCAAGCAACCGTGGGCATGCGGTTGCAGGCTGAGGAGGACACGCGATACCAACCTTTCGGGTACCCTCCTCAGCCTCCGAGGAGGCGTGCACTCGTTGGGGCTCAGCCCTCGTAGGTTCCTGGGTCAAGCTTGCGGGCGAGCTCGTCCAGACCATCCGCGAGCTGATCAACCAGCTTGTCGGTGTCCTCAGCAGGACCGCCAACCGGCCCTGTTTGGATCAGCTCCAGAAGCTCGTCTACGAGCTTGGCGGCCTCGGCTGTCTGCTCATTGGAGGCGTCGAGCGCCATCCGCACCAGCTGCAGATCAACCTGCTGCTCCACCAGGTGAGGCGCAAGCCCAGTGCTCCCACACTCCTCGCACGGGTCCTCAGCCCAGTAGCCCTTGGGATTGAACTCGTCCACCTCAAATGAGGTGGTGTTGGGATTGAGCCCTGAGCCCTTACAGGCGGCGCAGTGGGCCTTCGCCCGCTTACGGCAAGGATTATCCGCACGCAGCCGTGCGGCACGAGGGGTGGTGGGGGTGATTGTGATGTGGTCGTCGGTCATGTCGTTGCTCTCCGTTGTTGTTTTAACAGTATACGGTAAGGCGGGGGTTGTCAAGGAATAATTCGCAGGAGGCGCTTGCACTGGCGGGTGAGGAACAGCTCGGTGCCAGGCTCTACGGCGCCGCGCTCTGCAGACCACTCCCCCTCAGCGTTCACCCACACGTAGCCGTTGGCGCGTGTGTACCCGCTAGTGCGTGCCTCCTTCGGTTCCCAATGGTACGCCGCCCTCACGAGCCCGAGGCGCTCAAAGACGAGATCCTCAACCTCTCGGGCCCTGGCACAGTCTTGCTCGTCGCCGTCGTTCAGACGGTCGACGCCCTCGGCGAGGGCACGGAGGATAGCGGGTGTTGTAGGAATGGTGGTGTTATTGTTGGCCATAGCTATATGCTCCTCTTTGCTAGCAAAACAGGTCTCCCGCCTCGACACGCAGCTCCTCCCCGGAGGGGAACGCCACGGTTACCTTACGGCGGTCGCGTCGGCTCCCCTTTACACGATCGTGCCACTTAACGACCTTTACCTCCACAGAGAACCCGCACCCTGAACACGGAGCCCGTCCGACAAGCTGGAGCTCTGCGCCTGGTGGGTGCGTCAGCTCCCCAAGCTCCGCACGAGCAAGGACGAAGGGCACGACCCAATCATGCCCTCCCTCTCGCACCACAAGCGCAGTCCCCTTTCGCGCTTTGGTACGCCCGCTCCGCGTCGTGTCGCGTTCATCGGGAAAGTAGATGGTGGCGCCGTTCGCTACGAGGGCATCGAGATCGTTACTAGAGGCGAGGTAGTAAAGAGGGAGGATTGGGTCGGTCATTGTGTGCTCCTAGCTGGTTGCTGGCTCTTCTAACGCCTCAAGCCCCAGGCTTTCGCTCTGGGGCGGCTCTCTAGCGCCTCGCGGCGCCGCACCTCAGCCGGTGCGGTAGGCGTTAGGCACATAGCGTGCCCCGCGCGCCTTGGCGCGGCCCGCCAACGCTTTCGCGAAGGCGTAAGGCGTGCCCGCAGGGGCCATGCACCCAAGGGTGCCATACTGGTGCTCTTCAGCACCTACCTGGCGGAGGTACTCCCCCCGCTCGGTAACCCACAGCTCCTCACCATCGAGGGAGCCGAGGAACTGGGCCTCGTCGGCCCAGCTAAAAAGGGTGGGGGAAACGTTGCGGGTGATGAGAGAAGCTGTAGCCATGGGAGACCTCCAAGGGAAAGGGGTTGATGCGGGCCCGACGCCGCGCTGCGTTGTGAGTATAAGATACACACCCCAAACGATCCTGTCAAGGGGTGTGAGTAATCTTTTCTCACTTTTTCTGGTTGCTCGGGCCGGAGGCGCGCTACAGGCCCCCCTCCTCGGGGTCGAGCAAGGCGCTCGCATCGGCTAGGCCCTCGTGCACCTTTGCCAGCAGATCCCAGGGGTCATCGTCGTCAGAGTCTGGGGACTCTAGTGCCGCAGCAACCAAACGCTCCAGGGCCTGCAGGCCCGAGAGGGCCTCGGCGGCTAGCGCGCGCTCCTCGCGCAGGATACGCGCTGTCTGTGTCAGGTCCTCCTGCGTACGGGCAATTGTAGGCGAGACTCCCGACCCTTCGCAGTCTGTACATGGGTAGGAGGACGCGGGGTTGAGGAGCCCAGACCCCAGGCAACCGGGGCACAGGATCCCGTCGCGGATAGTGTGAAGAGCCATGGGATTACGCCACGCGAGCCTTGAGAGGGCAACGTTCGCCTGGGCACGGGGCGCCGCATCCGGGGCACCCCCCGGTGCCCTTAGCTGCGACACGGAGCTGCTCAGCCCATCCGGCGTCCTCCAGCGCCTCGTCGACGCTGGAATATGACCAGTCGCAGACGTAGACACGCTCGAAGTGTTCTACAGCCTCGGCAGTCGAGGTGTCCGATAGAGTCTGACATAGTGTTTGCTTGGTGGTCATTACTGCTGCTCCTGATAGGGTTGCTCCTAACGGCTAAAGCCCCAGGCCCCATGATGAGGCTCTGAGGTTCAGCCGGCCAAGCAAGCTGCTAGCTCTTGAGCCGCCACACAGGCTCGCTGCCATCAAAGCAGCGTTTCGGGACCGACTCGATCAGGCGGTCGTCTACCAGAGACGACCAGGCCATGTGCAAATCAACCCTATCGTAGCCGGAGGGGCTCATCCCCCAGAAGGTTCTTGGACCTTTGGCTAGAGCCGCCAGCATATGCTTGCGGATCCCAGCACGTTTGACCGCCACCTCTGCCGGGTCTTGGGGCGGGAACAGATCAGCAAAGCTGCAGCCGCTCCACTCAATGCGGCCGATACCGTCCGAGCTGACCGCGTAGCCGAGCCCCTCCTCGGGGTGAGCCCCTACCATCTTGTGGGCGTAGAGCCTCGCCCACTTCAACCCCTTGTACACCCTGCGCCCACGAGCGCCGTCCACGGCGCTGTAGGTGATTGTGATATTGCTCCTGGTCCCCATGTGCTCCCTCCGTTGCTGGCTGCTGTGTTGTGAGTAAAGGATACTCACCCCATCCTGCCTGTCAAGGGGTTGAGTAACTTTTTCTCACTTTTGCTCGGAGCCTTAGCTATCCTCGTGCTCCAGGATTGACGCGAGGACTCCCAGCAGGACGATCACAGCGAGCATTATTCCGACCTTGAGCATAGGAACGGGCTTATTCACCTGGTGGGGAATCTTGTGGATTGAGGAGGCTGGGCGGGACCCAGAAGGGTCGGAGGTCCTTGCGGAGATAGAGGGGGTGGCCGGGGTGATGATCCTTAGTCAGAGTGAGGCAGCTCAGGTCTCCATACCCTGCTAACAGCTTGGCCACTCGGGGACCTTGGCCTCGAAGTGCCCCGTGTACGCCCCAGGCAGCAATCTGAAGGCCGTTTGCCTCGGTAACGGTCCGAGACCACCTGGCAAGCACCTCGTCGTTCTGAGGGCCCTCTGGGGCCGGAGAGGCATATAGCGCTTTCGGGTCGGAGGCGCGGAGGGCGAACAGGTTGCACACGTGGACGGCGTTAAAGCCCCAGCTATGGGCGTACTCAACGCACCGGCGCACGGTGGGGTCGAGCTGCCGCTCGTCGGCCGTGCTCGGGTTGAGCATCACCCACAGAATAGGCTGGTCTGCGGGACCCCACCAGCGGCTCAGGTGGTATCGATAGAGCTCACAGTCCGAGAGGACCACCGAGCCGCGCGCGCTGTACCAAACACGGCCGCCAATCCTTACCGCCTCAAACTGATGCTGCCTCTCGATCATACCCCTCCTCGGCGCGCTATAGCCCTGGAGAGATTTAGGGTAGGGGGTCCTTGACCTAGCACCCGCTTGGCCTTCTCGATGTGTGCATCCTGCAGCCCCTCCTCGGCGGATGGTCGGATACGGTAACTCTCCAGCTCACACATGTGCTCGTTGTCATCCTCGATGACAAACGGGCAGGGCGGAAGGTTGGTGAGGTAAACCAAGAGCTCCTTCCCGCGCGGGTGACCACTAAGCCTCGGCGTTATCCCCACCACCCTACCCTCAAAGCCCCCTAGCTCTAAGATAGCCTGTAAGCGCTTGGGTGGGTTCGCGAGACGCCAGCTCGATATAACCACCACCACCGCCCCGGTCTCCCGTAGCAGCCGGTTAAGCCGCTGCACCGCCACCGGGTCTAGCATCTCGGCCCACCACTCAAGGCTGTGCATCTCTAGCGTTTGGCTAAGCGTTGCCCCGTCGATGAACGTCCGGCTGTTAAGCACACCGTCAATGTCACAGAACACCAGCTTCACAGCCCCGACCCTAACAGGTGCGCCCGCAATTGTCAAAAAGGCTATGTGACCACAGCCTCGCGGAGGATGGTAGGGGCGCCCTCTGGGCCCTTCCAATACGGCTCGATCCAGGTCGGTCGCCGTTCCTGCCGACCCTTCCCACAAGCTTGGTTGCGCCAATGTCCTCGTACGACCCAGCGCACCTTGCAGGTCCGGCTGCTTTTGCCCGAGAGGTAGTCTCGGATGTGCTTGGTCATGTCGAGCTTGACCGGCATCCCGAAGATGTGGGTGTTGCTAGGCTGATTTCGTGCTTTGCGTCCTTTTCTGCCACGCTGCTTTACCTTGGGTCGCAGAAGACTTTGGCGGCTGGCAGGGTGCGTCACGGCATAGCAGAGGTTGAGGACCGCCCGACCTACAAGCTCCATCACGCGTGCTTGCTCCTCGGAGGCGTTGGAGCTGTCTGCAGGTGACAGGCGCCGAAAGACGGACTGCGCAGAGCCCATGAGCGCCATCGGCACGTGGTCTGTCATCACGGACATGTACCAGTGCCCCTCGATAAACGATACCAGCACACGGTTGATCGGCCTACCGCTTACACTCAGACAGGAGTCGTCGATGTGGAGAAGGAAAGCACGCCACGGCGGCACGAGGGCTTCGAGCTGCGCATTCGATAGGTCGCTAAGCGCAAGCGAGCCCACCTGCTTGTTGGAGGCATACACGGTCGGGCAGCTAATCCGCCACCACTCACGGGCCCAGGCGTACAGGCCCACCAGAGCCGCCTCTAGCAGGCTCTCGTCGTGATCATCCAGCTCCGCTGAGTGGCTTTCCTCGGTGACCGATATCAGCAACCGCACCAGTGCGATACATAGCAGCACATGAACGCCCGGCTGAGGAGCGATGCTGTACAGCGCCTGGAGCCGCTGCCCTATGCCGCGAAGCTCGCTATCCGATGGTGCTAACCAGCAGCGTAGAAGAAACCGAGCGATAGCCTCCGTCCCTTCGAAGCGTCGGAGAAGCTGTGCGGCGACCTGAAGATCTACCGTCTCTAGCCGCGCCTCGTAGCGCCTCATCCACTCGTGGTCTTTCGCTCGTTTGCTCATCTCCGTCCTCCTACCACTAAGACGGCGCAGCAACCCCACAATCTGACAACACTCGGTCAACAATTGTAGTGGTGTCTAGCTCCCCGTTCCTGGTCACACCAAAGGACCCTGCATCAGCTCGTCGTAGCTAAACTGCTTACCCAGAGCATCGTGGATGGTGACGGTTCCCTTGCTATCATCTAGCTCCCAGCAGCGGCCGCCGTAGTCCCAGGCTATCCGCGGAACCGAGACGCGGCCGTGCACGAAGTCGATACCCAGCTGAGTCGGCCGCCATCGGCCTGAGTTGCTAGGATCCTTTTTCCCCTTGGAGGGGTCCTTGTGCGTCTGCACCAGCTTCCAGTACGGAGGGTTGTCAAGGACGTAGTGTGAGGGTGGGTCAACAATTGTAGTCCGCTGTCCTCCGCTGTCCTCCGGTGTCCTCCTCCTCGCTGCCCACGTTCCTGTGGGATAGTAGTGGAAGAAGGTAGGCGGCTGGCGGAGTGTGATAGAGTGGGGGCATGAACCGGGAGATCAACGAGCGGCTGGATGATGTCCGAGCGCTGCTGGAAAGCTTTAAGCCTCCTGCTAACGTCGCTAAGGCGGCCGCACGCGGGCTGGAGTACCGGCGTAAGCAGACGGACAAGGCGGGGCTCACACCAGCTCAGGCGGCAAAGGCGGGCATAGGCAGCGGAGTACAGCGAGCGGTCAACCTCAAGAACCGGGATCGCATCAGCCTCAAGGTCATCAAGCAGATGAACGCCTTCTTTGCTCGGCACGCCAAGAACGCAGCGGTGGATGCGAAGCATCGCGGGGAGCCCTGGAAGGATAAGGGCTATGTGGCGTGGCTGCTGTGGGGTGGGGACGCCGGGCGGTCATGGGCCCGAAAGGTGCTCAAGAAGCAGCTGAAGGAGGCGGACGAGGGGGGCCTGTCTGTCCGAGAGGTGGTGGAGCGCTGGAGGCGGGGAGAGCGTGCGGGCAACGGCGCGGTGCTCTGGTATCCGGCTCGGGAGCTTTGGCCATATCGCGAGCACACGTGGACGCGGGATACGGCTCGGCCGGGGCTGGCCTGGGTGGAGGGTCAGCAGCTGTGGCTTGACGGTGATGTGAAGTGGGATGCGCTGCGGGCCGACATGCAGGCTCGGGGCTGGGATGAGGATGAGCCGCTGCTGATGCGGGTTGGGAGGAACGGCGTAGCGCTGCTAGGGGAGGGGAACCACAGGCTCGCTATTGCCCGAGAGCTTGACCTCATGGTGCCGGTGGAGCTGCAGTTTGAGCAGCGGGTGGTCAACGAGCGGGAGGTTATGGTTCGAGAGCTTGGGGGCCGCGGCTAGAGCTCGTCGTCGTCCGGATATAGCCGTTGCAGCTCTGACCACTCGTCGGAGACCACGCGGGCTACGGCTTTAAGGACCAGGCGATTGTTGGCGGAGGTGAGGTCGCGTCTGATGCGCTCCCATGTTGCCGAGCTGTCGAGAGCGGATTGGATCATGTCTGAGCTTGGGGGTCCTACAAAGAGCCAGCCTCCATCATCCTGTCCGAGATGGTGGAGGTATGCGAGGGCCTCATCTGATATCTGCTGCATGAAGGCTCGGACCTCTGAGGGGCGGTTGTGGTAGTCGAGGCCCTTCTCGGGCTTAAGCAGATCACGAAGGTGCGTTACCTCATGCACCAGCACGGAGTAAAGCTCATCCTCCACCTCGCTCATGTTGGCCAGGAGCTCCGATGGGCTTCGTTGGCTATTTAGCCCGATAAACAGCAGGTGCTTTACCCCGTAGGAGGTTGGGGTGTCGTGTGTGCTGAGCACGTTGCCTCCGGTTACGTAGCGCCGGGGGCTCCGCCACGTGCGCGGCTCCTCAACGCGTAGCGTCACGTCGACCTTGACAGGAGCACCTCGGACGTCCGTGGTCTCGTAGGCTCCCAACGACCAGCTACGCCGCCGCAACGGCCGCTCTGAGGGCTTCAGCTTCCTCCTCAGAAGGCTGATGGCCTCCTTGGCTAGCTGCCTTGCCTGCCTCTTATCAATGGGGATAGGTCGGCCCTCCCCCAGCTCTAGGCGTATCCTGGAGAGGATACTGTTGATGCTTTCTCTCATGCTAAACAGCCTCCAAAGGGGTTGGGCTGAAGTGCTCCCGACACCGTGCTGTGTAGTGCTTGGTGCTCCCAATAAGCACCTCCTCAGTGCTGGCCGTCAGGCGCTGAGAGCGTGTGGCGTCTGCTCCGCAGACAGTGCAGACCGCATATAGCTGGATGATGTGATCGGCGACCGCCATAAGCGACGGCATCGGCTCCCAAGGCTCCCCTCGCCAGTTCAACGATAGCCCCGCAACCACCACCCGGATGCCCCGGTCCGAGATAGCCAGGACGTTGGCCGACAGCCCCTTGTCGAACAGCTGCCCCTCGTCAATCAAGACCAGCTGCGTCTCAGGCAGGAGATGCTCCTTGATGGCCGCAGAGTAGGGAACGGTCGTGGCATCCAGCTCGCGCCCCCCGTGGGTACGGATGACGGTTGATCGTGTGTCCTTGGCCGGCTTGAACGCCTGGAAGGGCTGTCGGGCGTATGTGGCGCGCTCAGCGCAGCTGATAAGCTCGTCCGTCTTGCTCGCAAACATCGGGCCCGCGATAACCTCTATTCGTCCTTTGGTCATCCGAGGAGGATATCAGGAAGGAGGTCTAGGGGGTACATGCGGAAGCGGTAGCGACCGCGTGGTCGCTACCGCTTGTACCCCCGCAGCAGTGCTTTCTCTAGAGCTTGTAAGCTCAAGGTCGGATGGCCTCCTCCCAGCATCGCCCATATGTCATTGTAGCTGCTTCGCAGCCAGCTACGAAGCTGCTCCGCGGTCCACCCGTCACGCTTGGCCTGCCGTCCAGTGGTGATAGCTGCGCTCTCCATTCGCATTGCGGGTGGGTCCCCTTGGAATAGATCGAAGGCGCGAGCCGCATGTGATGCCAGCTGCTGCGCCTTTATTGGATCAATAGGTTTTTCCTTTACCGCGCTCTTTCCGCTAAGCCACGCTTCAAAGGCGTCGAAGAGCTCCGGAGCCGTGCGCTCCATATGCTTGGGCGCCAAAGCCCACCAGGCTGCGGCCTCCATGGTGCCCTCTAGATCTCCTGCTAGACCATGATAGACCGACACCCCCTTACCCCAAGCCTTGAGGGCTTTGGTTGCAAGAGCCCCAGCTGCAGGGTCCTTGGCGTATACCGCGTGGGCGGCCTCATGTGCTGCTGTCTTCGACCCGTGATGAACCTTGGTTCCCCCAACCTCTGTTGTGTTGTCTAGGTGGGCGTTAACCACTCGGGCGCGCCCCGCCAAGCTGTCCCCCTCAACATCCCCGTGAGGCTTCACGAAGAACTCGATCTTAATGGTCGGTAGAACCCTCTTAGCCGCCCGCGTCGCCTTTGCGAGGTTGGCCTTCCCCCCATCCGAAGGTTTCCAAGGACGCTCCTTCGCGGGAGGAGGCGACATCTTAACTATCCGATCAACCTCTTTAACCCATCGCTCCAGCTCCTTAAGCTTCCCTACAATCACCCCCACGCTGCCGTCGCGGCCGTGATATACGAGCCAGCCGTCCTTTAGCTCGTAGCGAGCGATAGCCATGGGAAAGGTGTCGTCCGTGTCTGGTGGTTCGGCCCACACCTTTCCTATTCCGGGAACCGCTACCATGGCGACCTTTCCCCCCACACTGCGTCGAGCCTGCTTCCGTAGATTCGGCGCGGCTGCGGCCTCCCCTAGGATCATTCTACACCGCTCGATCTTCTCAGCTAATGTCCGCATGCCCCCTAACCTACCACAAGCTCCTGCCACCGCGCCTCAAGCATCTGAGCGTACAAGGTCGCAGGTAGCCCATACGGGCCAAACGCAAACCCATCGTTCACCTCGATCAAGAGGGTCTGACCGCCCGTGGTAACCCCCATGTCGAGCGTGTAGGCTGCAGGGGCGTCATGGTAGGCTTGGACGGCCTCCAGGACGACGTTTCGATCAAGAGGGCGCGACCAGTCCCCCTTGTAGTGCCGGGCCGCGAGGATGTCTCCTCGGAGCACACAGCACCGGTACTCGGCTTGGAAGGGAAGGGGTGGTGAGACCCAGCACAGCTCGTCATCGTCGTAAGGGCCAAGCCGCACCTGGTCCTCGAAGGTGCCCGAGGTAACAAAGCCCGTGAACAGCTTCTGCTTATGTGGCTTGATGAACAGGCGACGGTGCGTGATGGTGCGGACCTCGGATAGGGGGAGGGTCTCGATCGAGCGTCCGAGGAAGGCTTTCAGGGATGGGGGATAGTCGAGGCTCGGGGGCCGGGGGATGTGCAGGTGGTCGAGGGCCTCCCACACATCCCCGACGAAGCCCGCCAGGCCCGTGTCGTGGCCCAGGTCCGAGAGTGAGCGGATGTCCCCAAAGCCGTAGAAGGGGACGGTCTCCGTGCCGCGGGCCCGGAAGCCCAAGGCTGCGATCGCATGAGGCGCGCTGTCGGGTAGGTCCTCGCGATAGCGTATGTAGCAGCGGCGAAGGGTCATGGCTCGGCCATCACACCAGGTCGAGGAGGAGCGACACCACGAGGGCGACGGCGAGGCCGAGGGGGACCGCTGTCAGCAGGATTAGGATGGAGCCGTGCAGGCTCTTACCCCTCCGGCGGCAATAGGCTAGGTGTGCTGTGGTCGAGAGGAGGCCCCCAAGGGCCGCCGGCGCTGCCCGCCAAGGGCTTGTGACGCCTCCGGTCCACAGCACGAAGGTCACACCGATGAGCACGAAGGCTGCAACGGAGGCAGTGGGGTGCCACCAAGGCTTCCACCATCTCGGGCCGTCATCGGGCACTGCAGTAGGGGTCCGATAGGGAGCGGTGGTCATTCGCTCCCCTTGTCGCCCTTCACTGGGGCGCACCACACGATCTCGTCCAGCTCAAGGTCCAGACCTCCCTCGAACACGATCGGGTCCGAGAGCACCTTGACCTTGCTGCCACTCAGATTCGTGACCTTGCTTAGCCTCACCCAGTCACCCTTGAGCTCCACCCCCTTGAATCTCACCACCAGGCCGCCGCGCGCCGCTAGCAGATAGTGCTGGGCCTCTGATCGATGGTAGTGAGGCTCTAGGGCCTCCTGCAAGCACGGCGGCAGCTCCCTCAGCCGTCGCTGCTCCTCATGTAGGTCCTGTCGTCTCATCTGTCCTCTATGTCTTGATCGTCATCTCGCGGAGAATCGTGGGCCCTCCGTCACGGTTGACCCATGTGGGCTTGCGCCATATCCGCTTGCGCAGCGAGCTTCTCGGCCCGTACGGCTGATTGTTCCAATGACCTCGACGGATGTGCTGAGCCTTGTGGATATGGGTCGACTCGCCGCGCAGGTACTGAATGACCTTCGTCGACAGGTCTACCTCAATCGGAAGGCGCAGCTCAAAGCTCTGTGAGCCGCTCAGCGGCCTCCCCTTTCGCTTGCGCCTCTTGCCTTTGCTGCTTGTCCTCCTCGCCTGTCCTTTGATCACGAGGTTTGGTCTGAGGGATGAGTCGCCTAGCATGTAGCAGAGGTTGAGCACCACCCGGCCCTGGATCTCTGCTGCCCGAAAGATCTCCTGGGTGTCACACTCCACATCTACATGTGCTCCGCCAGGCGTACGGTACAGCTCCTCCAAGGGCTGGTCGCGATAGCTGCTTGACGTTTGATCCCTGTCCACGATAAGCGACCACCGATCTCTGTCCACAAGGATATATAACCTCTCCCAGATGCTGTTGAGCAGTGGAGGGCTGATAGCAATACAGAAGGCGCTCCAAGGGGCTCGTATCGACCGTAGCTGCGCCGCCCGGAGATCGGTAAGGGCTAGGGCCGCTGCCTGTGTCGCTGTTAGATGGATGGTTGGGCATGTCTGCCCCCACCAGCTAGCCGCCCACACCATACGCATATCGTTGTATATCGTGGCGACCTGGTTAGACCGACGGCTAAGGCGGGGATCTGGACCACTCAGCGATCGCTCGAAAGCTGTCTGCGCTTGGAGCGTATGCAGCTGCTCAAGCTTCAGCAGGTCCTTGTCCGACAGAGCTAGCAGCGCCTGGTTCGCTTTACCAACCTGACGGAGATCCGCTAGGCCAAACACATCGCTCCCCCCAGCAGCAAGATCTTTGGCCCACCTACCCATCAGTGCGTACAACGGACGATAGGCTGCGATGACCTCGGCTTTCCGCTCGCGCCAGGTGCGGGAGGCCCACCCCCTCGCTGCCTCCCGATCCGCTAGAAGCTTGTCGCAGAACGCCGGGTGCCGCACGTAAAGCGCTCGCGTGTAATCCCAGTACGCTAGCTCACCCCCAGTGTGGCTACCCCGACCCTCCCCAGCTACATCTAGCCCCGTGCAGTATCGTGCCCAATCCTCAGCACTCATACGGCTACCCTATCTTATCCATCAACACGGTGCAAGGGGTGGGTCAACAATTGTAGTCTGACCTGCCCTGCGCGTTTGGGGGTGCAGGCCCGTACTCCCTAGAACCAGGTAGCTCGAAGCGGAGAAGTTGCATGCTCCCGATAACGTTATCGGGAGTTTTAGAGGGCCTAGGGAGGAGTAGGGAGGCAGCTCGGCGAGGGAGCCCTGTAAAACTCCCTTGTGTTAGTTATAGGGAGTTTAGGGTACATCCGTTTGGTCTAGGGAGTTTCCGGCGCGCCTGCGGCGAGGCCGGCAGGGCCGGCCCAAGCCCTAGAGCCTAGGGCTTGGGCCGCGGCACGCCTCGGTGGAGGCGAAGCGGCGGGGCCTCGATGAGCAGAGTGATCGCGCGCTCGTAGTCACCCTCACGCTCGGCCTGCAGAGCTGCGGGCGGTAGGACGTAGCACTCGTGGCCCACCGGCTTGCCATCACTGAGCCGGTGGGCGTGGTTGCAGTAGGTGGTGCAGTAGATCATCTAACCCTCACGGATACGTAGACCCACATCTCCTCATGGGCGTCCGGAGGAAGGCGCGCATCATCTGCTGTGGGCGCATCGGGCCAATCGTCGGCGTCGTCGAGGATCCAACCTGCTTGACCTAGCTGCTCCAAGGCATCCTCGAACGCTTCGGCTGCGTCGGCGCCTACGCCTGTAGCCGCAGCGCGGAAGTCCGTGACGGTTAGGCCGCAGCCCTGGAAGTACTGCTCATGCTCGACGCCGTGGACGATCACGTCGTGAGCCGCAACCGTGCGTCGAGGCGTGGTGGCGCTGAAGTGAGGCTCGCACAGTGATGGTGGGCGCTTCAACGCCTCGACGCACAGGTTAGCTAGGCGCTCTCGGACATCGGCGGGGATGTCCGCGCGGTCCTCCTTCAGGATAGCCTCTACCCCGCGGCGCAAGGCAAACAGCATGTCCTCGACCTCGCGGATACTCTGCTGGGCTCTTCGTATCTCCTGGTGCAGCTCTTCCTCGTGTGTTGCCATTAGTTCCTCCTACCCCGAAAGCCCCAGGCTTGAAGGCTCTGGGGCTTTGGTGGGGACGCCTCGGGCTACCCTAGGCGCCGATCGTCAAGGTCAAGGTCCGGAGGGTAGAGCGCGGTGAGGTCAAGCACCTCACGCGTGGAGGCGCCCGTGCTGTCGCGGAGCTCCCATCGGTCAGCGCTCACACGGACCATACAGATCACACCGCCGGTTAGGTCCACCAAGGTTAGGGCCGTGCGGAACGCGTCAGCAGCCGACGCGCCGACGAGCACGGTGGTGCCGCCGTCACGCGAGCGGAAGGTGCGGAAGGTTGGGGTAGAAGGAGCAGGCGGGGTCATCGTTTTGGTCATCGTTGATCTCCGTTGTTGCTCCTATAATATACCCACTACCTGAACGATTGTCAAGGGTGTGGTGTGTAAACATTACACACCATGTCCTTACGCCGCGGCACTCTGCTCAGTCGATCTTCCTAGGTACATCGACGCCCACAGAGCGGGGAAGGCCCCCGTAGGCGCGGATCAAAGCGAGGGCAGCGTCAAAGGCTGTGGAGACCTCGTGGGTTCCACCGGCGAGTGAGCCCGCCTCTACGAGGAACGGCTCGCCGTAGCCCTCGCGAGTGATGTGGCAACCCCACACCGAGACTGAGCCGCCGTCGCAGGCATAGTCCTCGATGATGGTTGCAAGCCCCATCACGGGGCACGAGCCCGAGTGAATGCTCCGGGAGCCGACCCAGCGCTGGCCGTCGTCGGAGGCGTGAAGGCTGGGGTCGTAGGGGTGGGGGGCGGTCTGGTCGACGGTCAAGGTCATGTGTTGCTCCTTCGAGATTCGGTCCTAACAAGCGTTGCCCGTGCTAGAGGTCAGCCCCCACGGGCAGGGGCTCTCGGGCCTCTACAGGCCCACCAGGCGCCGCTATGCAGCCTTCTGGCCGGGGAGGGTGGAGATCCCCTTGGTGCCGATGACCGCCATGCCGGGGAAGGTGTCCGAGAGGGCAGCCCACAGCTCTTTGCGGCTTTTGAGCGCAATATAGCGGCCCTTGGGAACGCGCACGCCCTGGACCTCGGTCTTGCCGTCGGCCCATCGGCGCCAGACCTTATGAGCCTTGAGCGCCTCGTTGAGCTCGGGGCTATAGGGGGTGGTGAGCTTGAGGCACGGCCCAAAGTCGGGGTGCTCGCTGGCCTCGACCTTAAGCGCGCCAGCGTTGGTGGTGATACGCTTGGCAAGCTTGTGGTAGCCAAGGGCGAAGATGATGGCCGCAAGGGCGTACACCTTGACAGTGCCCTGCACTAACGCGCAAGCGTAGGTCAAGGCATTGCAAGCCTTGCGGGCGTCGCCTGCAACGATCGCAACGGGGCCGCCCGGACCTGCGACCGAGCCAGACTCCAGCTCCTTGTCCAGGAGCACAGAGGCCGTGGCCCAGTCAGCCTCCACACAGGGGACCTTGTAGCCGTGCTTGCGCCGGCACACAGGACCTACGCCCGTCTCCACCGACGCCGCGTCCACGAGCTCCTTGCCGCAGCAGGCGCAGTTGGAGGCCAACATGGCGCAGGCGGGGGACTGGGTGTAATCGGAAGCGGCGGCGGTGTGGGCGGTGGTCTTGGTCATCGTGTGCTCTCCTCGTTGCGTCGTTGTGAGTATATAATACACACCCACCCCCACCCTGTCAAGGGTGTGTGTATCTTTTACTCACTTTTTTTCAAACGTGGGGGTCGGGGCAACGATAATGGGGACTTAGCCCGAGCGACCTCAGTCCAGGAGGTACTGGCGGATGTCCGAGATCAGATTCCACACGCTCCACTTGTTGGAGGCGTAGCGCAGGCGATCTTCGATCGTCCCCTCCTCGGGCAGCTGCCAGCCGAGGTTGAGCCGCGACAGCACGGCGTCTACGCGCTCTGCAGCTGCCTGTAGGTCGGCCTCCTGGGCCACTAGGGTCTTGGGGTCCTTGGAGGTCCGAAAGGCCCGCAGGGCGTCTCCTACGGCCAGCACGTCGGCTTTAATCTCGGATACCCAGGAGGCCGGGAGCTGGCTGTCGTCGGCCTCAAAGATGGCGTCGTACGCCTCGATGATGTCGCGGGCCCAGCGGAGGTACTTGGCCGGCTTGAGGCTCTCGTAAGAGCTCTCAAAGGGGAGGGCGTAGGCGAAGCTCTCCTCGAAGTCGTACGCGTCCACGCGCGCCTGGGCAAGCTGCGGGTTGGCGAGCACGCGCTCGTACTCACCTCGACCTAGCCCTATGACGTGAGCCAGGAGGTCCGAGAAGCTGTCGTCTCCGAGCCCTTCGACCACCGGGCCGATGGCCTTGGACAGACGCCCCTCCAGCACGTGGAAGGTCCCCCGCAGCGCGACGGCCTGCGCCCGGTCGAGCTCCCGCAGGAGCCGCTTCTCAATCACCTTGTAGTCTGTGGTCTCGGTGCCCCAGCCGAGGGGCTCGGTGGTGCTCCAGAAGCGGGTGATGGCGGCGGGGGATGCTGGGTCGGTCTTGGTCATGGTGTGCTCCTAGCGTGTGGTTGCTGGTCTCTCTAACGCCTTAAGCCCGAGGCCAGCTAAGACTCTCGGGCGGAGGCAACGACCACGTGGTCGTTGCTACGCGGCGATCTTGATGTCGTGCGCCTGGAGGTCGAGGGCCTGGAGGTCCGAGAGCAGCTGGTGCTCCACGAAGAGCGCGCGGATAGCCGCGAGGCTGCCCTTCTCGACCAGCACCAGGCCAACCTCCTCAAACTTATGCACCTGGACGCCGAGGGCCTGGAGGTCCGAGAGCAGACCGTGCTCATCAGCCAGCGCACGGATGGCCGGGAGCGCGGAGGCGCTCAGAAAGACCCACTGCTCGTAGTCTGAGGTTAGGTTCAGGGTGGCGGTCTCAAGGTCGATGGTCAGGGTGGTCATGTGTGTTGCTCCTCGTTGCTACGTTGTGTGTATAACTTACTCACTTTCGACCAGCTGTCAACCCTTGTGAGTAACTTTTTCTCGCTTTTCTTTTTCGGTTGAGGGATCGCTCGTATTAACAACCACTTACGGCGGCGCTCTCGGGCCTGCTGGTGGAGTAGCGCGGGCCCGAGAGCGCGGAGGCTACATCTCGTCGATGGCCGACTCGGGGCAGGACTCGGGACCCCAATCACGGATTGAGGGCTGAGTCTCTGGGCAAGGCTCCTCACCGTCGTCGCAGCAGCCCGAGAGCCAGTCGGTGTGCGACTCCTCGGTCAGCTCTGGCACGACCACGAGCTTAGGTGCTGGAGCGGCCTTGGGGGCCGAGGTGGGCTTGTTGACCTCCCGCATGTAGGCGGTGTGGAGGTTGCGCACGCGGCGCCGCGTGGCCACGTAGCAAGCCCGCAGCTCAGTAAGCTCTGCCAGCAGCTCGGCTGGCGCCTCCGCGCCCAGAGCATCGGCAGCCTCACGGAGGTCACGGCCCACAGCCTCAAGGTCCGTCAGGCGAACCCGCACGAAGGAGAGGCTCTGGCGCAGGGCCTCCTCCTTGGTCGGCTCCAGCTTGGTGCCCTCACACCGATAGCAGACCCCACCGTCCGGGCGCCACCACTCAGGGCGACGACCTTTGCCCTGGCAACGGACACAGGGCTTACGGTCGGAGGTGGTGTGAGAGACGGTGTGGGCGGTGGCGTTGGTCATTGTGCGATCTCCTTGCTGCGTCGTTGTGAGTATAAGATACACACTCCAGACGATCCTGTCAAGAAGAGTGAGTAACTTTTTCTCACTTTTTCGGCGCAGTGTTAAGATCGTGAGACCTTACGCGCACTTAGCGAGCTAGTGTGGTGGGGGTAGGCGCTCCTCATGCCAGGTGGGGTAGAGCTGGCCCGAGAGCACCGAAGCTAACCTCCGTGCGTCCTTCCTGGCCTGAGAAAGGCTCCTAAAGCGTCGAGGGCCTTCGGCGGGCACGCGCACCCCTGGGATAGCTCGGGGACCTTGTGGGCTAACCTCGTGCACGAGACGAGCACGGACGGTGTAGGTCCAGCCGACAGCTAGGGGCTCCTGTCGGACCTCGACCGTCCAGCGCTCGGCACGTCGCCAAGTGGCCGGGCGTAGCGAGCTATCCCACCGAGCCGGGGCGTCCACGGTTAGGCGGGTGCGGAGCACGGGCTACCCTCCCGACGGTAGATAAAGCCTGAGCCATACGGGACCGCCTTCAGCCCGAGGTCCAGCAGCCGCTTCCCAATACCCGAGAGGGCTCCGTGGGCTGGGCTGTTTAGGAGCAGGGCGGAGGCTCCCCCCGCCTTGGTCCACTGCCAATCCTCCCATTCCTCCAGCTGCTCTGCCGCCAGGGCGGCCAAGGCTCGCATTATAGTCTCTCTGTCCATCTGTCTGTTCTCCTGTGATGATGATCGGGCCTCGGTGCTGGGCAGCAGGGAGGCTCGGGGTGGTAGTACACGTAGCCCATGCCATAGTCGTCCACTCGGAGCCCCAGAGCGCAGAGCTCCCGGCCGATGTCCGACAGACCGTCATGGTCAAGGTCAAAAAGCTCGATTGCCTCCCGCCGGGACAGCCAGAAGAGCTTGGACTCGTAGTGATAGGTGATCCACTGCCAATCCTCCCCCTCCACAAGGCCGGCAGCCTCAAGGGCGTTCAGGGTAGCAGCGCGGGTGCCGGGACTCAGCTTAGTCATCTCTCAGACCTCCTTGCAAGCCACCCAAAGGCTCGGGCTCCAGATGTGGTCTGGCTGATACGCGCCGGTCCGCTCCCGCCACTCCTTGAAGGCGCGGAGCTCAGGCTCATGGCGGCAACCGCCGCACTCTGTCCGCCCGCAATAGGCTGACTGACAGTGGGCGGGGTACCAGCGCTCCTCGGGAGCACGCCGGCGAGCCTCTCGGGCTTTGATCTGAGCTTTGATGTGGTCGTTTAGCATGGATCGTTGTCGGTTAAGGTGTGGTTAGACGTAACTGTCGGACAATAGGGATCGGCCCCCCAAGCGCGACCACGTGGTCGCTACCTGAGATACCCCACCCCGTAGCGGCTCATGTTGCCCCAGCTGCTGGGGTCGTAGATGTTCCCACGGGAACCCTTAGCTGGCCCCTTCCACCCCCTCGGCTTGAGCACCGTGCCGTCGTCCTTGCGGACGAAACAGTAGACCGAGCGGCCCGACGAGGACCCGTGGGGGTCTTTGAATACGCGTACATAGCGCGGCCCGGCGGTCGTCCCAAGCGTGTCGGGCTTGAGCGATGGGTGGTTGTAGCCAAGCCCCAAGGACTCGATGTGGCGGATGAAGGCGGATAGGGCTGTGCTGAAGTCGTTGGTCATGGTTGGTCTCGTTGCGTTGGTTGACGGCGGCTGTGAGCTGTGGTAGGGTCGAGGACCTCTGTCAAGAGAGGTCCTCGGGGGGCAGACTAGGCGCGGAGGTGGTCAAAGCAGCACGGGCAGATGTGAGCGCCGGGCCCGAGCTGCTCCCCCTCACGCTTCCCACACTCGTCGCAGGGATGGGTAGGGGAGGTCAGGGTTAGGGGGAGCACGCGGACCACGAAAGGTTCGCGGGTCGGGTGAGCCTGCGCCACGCGGGCTGCAGCCGCGGCGTAGGAGGGATAGCCCCCGCGGCTAAGGCCGCACAGAACGTGCGGGCCAAGGGTGCCGGCGGCTCGGTCTGCTCTACACATGTAGTAATACATTTACCTATAAGATACCCACTAGTCTGACGATTGTCAAGGAAAGTGAGTACGTTTTCCGCACTTTTCTTTTTCCTAATGATTCCGCATAGTGTTGTTAGGTGCCATCGCCGCGCGCGCGCACACGCGCGAGGGGGGTTGATCTGCGTCGAGATCACTAAACCTCCTCGCAAACCTCCCCCAAGCCTCCCGGATGGCGCGCACAGAACCTCCACCTCCCCTCGACGGGGACGGCTCGTGCTGCCCCGAGAATCGATTCTAACGCGCCCTCGTGCTCGGGCAGGGCTGAGGGTGTCCGAGAGCCTCGCCCGGCTCCTGGAGGTGTCCTCGGCCGAGTATGGGGCCTTACGGCTCTGCTGGGGCCGAAGCCTCTTCCTTCTTCGTGGGAGGCCGCAGCGCGAACCTAGCCGCTAGGGCCATCTCGCGGATCTCCTCTCTACCCTCCCGCAACGCCGGCACCGAGTTAAGCCAGTTGTGCAGCGTCTTTCGCTCGATCCCCAGATCTCGGGCCGCCGGCGCAGCCATACCGCGATGCTCCCTAAGCGCCCCAAGCACCTCCGCTAACGCCGCCGGGTCCCCCAACCTCAAACGCGCTCCAAGAATCCGAGTCCGATCTCTGCTCATCTGTCCCTCACTCATGTTGATCTCCCGATGTTGTGGGTAACTACTTCTCAGTATAACCAGGGAGCCCCTCCTCGTCAACAGCAGCAGCTCCGCAGCCCAGCCCCACAGCAGCCGCCCGAAAAGCTCCCTCTAACCACGATCGTCTCCCACCCCCGTGCGAAACTCCCCAGACCCTATCGAGGCCGCCAGCTCCCGAAACTCCCATAACACCACTGGCGCCGCGCTCGCCCGAAACTCCCTTAGATAAGAGGGCTTAGGGAGTTTCGCACGTGTCCGAGAGGCCAGACCTCCTAGGGAGCTTTAGGGGGGACCCCCCCCTCCCCCATCGCCTAGGGAGTTTGCAAAGGCGGCAAAAAAGCCCTGCCTGTGAGGGCCTGTGAGGCCCTGCCTGTGAGGGCCTGTGAGGCCCTGCCTGTGAGGGCCTGTGAGGCCCTGCCTGTGAGGGCCTGTGAGGCCCTGCCTGTGAGGCGCGCGCTGTAAAGGAAGGAGGAGACGGGGAGCCCAGGAGGAGGGCGGGTAGGTGTCTGGTCAAGGCTCGCGACCCACGATCCGAGCACACCTCGGCGCCGACGGCGACCATATTGTCCCGTAATTGTTAGCTTTTTCGTGGTCTGTTGGTAAGCTTAATACGCAGGGAGGCAGCAGGCAAGGATCTCAAGGGGGGCAGGATGGGCGGGGCTGGTGGCTGGATGGGGGTCTTGTAGGCAGCGGATGGGGCCGAGTAGATGGGGGAGGGGGGCAGCTGAGATCTACTAGGGGGGTGAGAGGGGAGGGGGGCTATGGTAGAGTGCTGGGAGGCTTTAGACATACCTGACGAGCACCGGCAGTGGAGGCCGAGCGGGGCCACACGGGAGAGAGGTTAAGATGAGGAGCAGAGGAGCGAGAGCAGCAGCAGCGCGACGAGGGGGTAGGCGTAAGGGCGAGGGGGAGCTACGGCGAGGCTGTGAGGAGCCTATGGGGTGTGAGGCTCGGTGGCTGTCCGAGAGGTATCTCCGACGGTGGGGGGCAGGCGGATGGGGGGAGCTAGCCGAGACGGTGGGGGTAACGGCCTCTGTGCCGGTGGGGTTGGGCGCGCTGGGTCACTCTGCGGACGAGTGGGCGGCTAGTGGAGGCTGGGACGAGTGGGTTGATGATGACGAGGGGGAGGGGTGTGCTGAGTGTGGGGACAAGGAGGGGGTAGAGGAGGCAGGCGAGGGGGGCGACGAGGCTGAGTATGATGAGGATTGCAGCTGCTTTGATGACGTAGGGGGCTGTGCGGATTGTGAGGAGGGGCTGTCGGTTGGGGGTCGAGATGGGGGAGGACTGTTCGAGGCTGGGGGGGTATCTGGTCCTGAGACACCGGCGGTGCTGTCGAAGATAGGGGCGTATGTCCGGTCACATCAGAAGGACCCGATGATGGTGGCCATCAAGATCAAGCCGGGGGGCAAGGCGAAGCTGCTGGGGACGCTCAAGAAGGCTGGGTTTGACGTTGACGAGCTTGAGACGATGAGCACGGGGCAGCGCTTCATCGTGTTCATGAGCAAGAAGGAGCTGGCGCAGCTAGCCTCTGGGGTGAAGCCGAAGAAGGGTGCGGGGCCCGCCAAAAAGGGGGCGCGGGGGCCGAAGGGGGCGGCAGCAGCAGGCAAGGGGGAGGACCTGCCGAAGGCCCTTTCGGGCATAGGGGCCTATCTACGGCCTCACATGAAGGACAAGTCTAAGGCCACGATCAAGATTGATGCCAAGAAGGAGGACGAGCTCCTAGGCGTCCTCGCGTCCATGGGCTTCAACGTGGACAAGCTGGACACGATGAAGACAGGCCAGAGGTTCATGGTCTTCCTGGACCGCAAGGAGATGGAGGCCAAGTTTGCGGGCAAGATGGACAAGCTGTGGGCCGCAGCGGGTGGGGTGGTCGTGGACAAGCTTGAGCCTACCGCCAACACCTACCTGGTTCTACCGTCGTCTAAGGGGCTGGGCTCCTGGACATTACCGAAGGGTAAGGTGGACGCGGGCGAGACGGCGAAGAAGGCAGCAGTCCGAGAGGTAGAGGAGGAGTCGGGCCTGAAGGCTAGCATCCTGCCGGGCGGATACCTAGGCAAGCACAAGGGCGACTACAGCCAGACCGAGTACTGGCTGATGCTGCGGAAGGGGGGCTCTCCCGCAAAGGCGGGCTGGGAGACCAGCGAGGTGAAGGAGCTGCCGCTGGGTGCAGCGCTCGCACTGCTAAAGAAGGCTCGGGACATCCAGGTGATGACCAAGGCGATAAAGGTGCTGGCCAAGCTGTCGGGGTCGACGGAGGCCGAGGTGCTGGCGGCCGCGGGTGCTGCTGCGCAGCCCGAGAAGGTGGTGGTGGTCGGGATGCCTAAGCTCCAGAAGGAGCTGAAGGCCGTGGGAGGCTATCTACGGGCGCACGAGACCGACGCCAACATGATCGTCGTCAAGGCTCCGAAGGCGAACGCCAAGGCGCTGGAGGACCTGCTCAAGTCTCTCGGGCTGGATGTAGACAAGCTCAAGTCGGCGCTGGGGGCCAAGAACCTGATGTTCTTCGTGCCGAAGGAGCAGCTAGAGAAGGCCATCGGCGTTCCGATCAAGATTGCAGACCTCAAGGGCTCCGGGGCGGCCTCCGGGGTAGGGTTGGGTGCTACCGCAGCCGCAGGCGCGCTGGCTAAGCTGGCCAAGAAGCATGACCTACCAGCTCTGGGCGATACCGAGCCCTCGCACGTCGTCGATATTGGGGGCACCAAGGTCCGCTTCTACGGCTTCACGGACGAGATGATGGACAAGACGGTCCCTGAGTTCCAAAAAGCCTACACGAAGCTCAAGCAGAAGGGGTTCGAGAAGGCTTGGGGTGGCCGCATCTACGTCTACCCGTTCGCTAACGGAGGCACGCTGGGACGCTACGAGTACAAGTGGGATATGACCGAGCTGTGGAAGGGGATGGACACTGAGACGATCGTCCACGAGCTGGGGCACCGTTGGTGGTACAAAGGCATGACGAAGGCCAACCGATTCAAGTTCATCGATTGGATCGAAGCTCAAGCCAGGTATGGGGTTGAGCCGCTGAAGCCTGTCAGCGACTATCCGTACAGGGCACACGGGCGGATGAAAAAGAAAGGAGGTAAGTGGGTCCCTGCTAGGAGAAAGTCCCCAGACTCCTGGGAGGCATTTGCCGAGGCGTTTGCCTACTACGTAATGGACAAGGAGATGGACCACCAGCAAAGGCTAACCTTTAAGCTTGTGACCAAGGGAGGACCCGTCGAGGCTCGCGAGGACGACACCCTGAAGGACCGCATACGGTCGCTGCTTAAAAGCTGGGAGGAGCCCCTGGCTGAGCGCCGCTTTGATGGCACCGGCCCGAGAGGCCGAGGCCCGAGGACTGGTCGGGGTCTAGGGCGCTGCGCCGCAGAGGACGGTCGAGGCTACGGCGGTGGCGAGATAGGCGATGACGAATGGGATGAGGAGGCGGACAGCCTGATGCGTGAGCGTAACCACGACGGTACGGGTCCCCGCGGCCGCGGGCCTCGAACCGGTCGAGGGCGCGGCCTCTGTCCGGATGAGGAGGATGCTCTGACCGCCGCCGTCCGTAAGATTGTAACTACCGAGGAGGAGGAGCCCTTCTCCTTCGAGATAGAGCTAGGGGACGACGGCGCCTTCGAATGGGAGCGCCACTAGCCACCACCCCCTGACAATCCCCAAACAATGTGTATGGTGTTTCTACGATCAGCACCGGCGGTGAGATTCGGGGTGGGAGGTGTGCTAGGGAGGCTGGGGCTGGTATAGTGCGATGGTACTCTACAGGTAGGTGATCATGAGTCTAGAGGAGCAGATTAAGGACATCAAAGGGCTGCTGGCCGCGGTCGAGAAGATCAAAAAGGACGCAGAGCCTCCCGTCGCAGAGCCTGAGCCTACCACCGCTCCGGCAGCAGTGCCGACGGCTGCGCCAGAGCCCGAGGCTAAGACCTTCAAGACGAGCACGACCTACGACCTCACCACGCTCATGCACATGGTGTACGGGGAAAATGGGGTGAGCATTGCTGACCTACACACGTCCACCGCGGGCTTCACCTCTGCCGAGGAGTGGTATGAGAGCCCCAACGCGCAGAAGTTCCTCGTCCAGACGCTCTCGGACAACGAGGGCACCGTCTTCCAGTGGCTAACCGACGCAAAGGCTGAGACGGACATCCCCGCGTTTGTCGACACAGCTCACATGGTCAAGAGCCACGAGGATTGGGTGCCACAGCTGATAGCGCGAGTGACGGGAAAGAAGGGCCTCAAGGCGGCCGTCACGGACTTCATCACGGGGCTGGGCGGACAGATCGTCTACGCTGGTGAGCAGGACCTCGACCCAGACGACGCAGCGTACGGCGAAGGATCAATCTACGAGGTCGAGGCAGACTTCTGGGAGCCCGCCGGCAAGGTGCTTAAGGATGTGATCGCGAGCGCTGTCGACAAGGCTATAGCAGCTTCCAAGGCTATAGCTACCGGAGCGATCAAGCTGCCGCTGAGCAAGGTTGTGGACGCTCTTGCCACAGGCGACTACGAGCCCCTAGCCAAAGGCGCCGTATTGATGGGCGCCAAGGCGCGCCAGATGCTTCGTAAAGCCTTCTCAAAGGCGCAGGCGGACAACGATCTCTCCGCAGCGCTAGAGCTGGCCAAGCTCCTAGCCACAGCCCACGGCGCAAACCAACACCCCACCATCGCCAAGAAGTGGAAGGATAAGGCCGCCGACATAGAGGCTCAGCTGGCGGCAGCAGAGCCCGAGCCCGCAGCAGAGCCTGAGCCTGCACCTGCCGCCGTCTCCACAGGCGAGAGCCTAAAGACGCTGCTGCCAAAGGCGTACGCTGAGAGCGACGGCGAGGCCATTCTAACGAAGGGGATGGAGGGCTTCACAAGCCTAGAGGGGTGGTACAAGAACATAGCGGCCCGACGGACAATGACGCGGCTGATGGTGTATGCGCCCAAGGCGGTCACCGCCTGGTTGGAGAGCGCCACCGACGCCCTCACCGTCTACGTGGACGATGCTGAGATGATCTACGGGGATGACGGGCAGCCTGAGCTATCCGCCAACATGACGGGCCTCGCCGGCCTGAAGGAGACCATCCAGGATCTTCTAACCAAGATGGGTGCTGACTCCACATACGTCTACGAGAAGGACCTACCCCCCGACGACGTGGGCTCAGATGCGGGCTCCGCATACGAGGTCACGGCCGTGTTCAACGAGTCCCCAGAGGCCACGCTGAAGGCCGCTCTCGGGCCCGAGATTGAGGCTGTGGCCGCCAAGGTGTTTGCTGATGGAGAGTCGGAGCTAGCCCCGATGACACCAGCAGAGGTAGCCAAGGCTATAGCAGCAGGCGATTACGACACCCTTGAGAAGGGCGCCCCCCTCCTCAGCACCGAGGCTCGCTTGGAGGTCCACAAAGCCCTCATCCAAGCGAAGGATAGCGGCGACCTGATAACAGCAGCCAAGCTTGCGACCATCATGGCCATAGCCATGGACGCAAAGGGCAATGCCCTCGCCGCAGCTGAGTGGAAGGCGCAGGCTGCGGAGCTCAAGCAGCAGGCAGCAGACGCAGTGCCCGAGGAGCCTGCAGAGCCTCCCAAAAAGAAGACGATCGCCTCACCTACACCCAAGCCGGTCCTACCCAACCTACCGGCAGGCGCCAAGTCTCGCACGTGGCAGTTCGCTGGCACCTACGTGCGGCTAGCAGACGGTACGTGGGTCACCGAGGCGGAGCTCAAGAAGATAGATGAGCTGGCCGCCAAGCCCGCCTGATAAGTTTGCGACCACGTGGTCGCACCCACTAGGTGCTGTAGAGCTGCTGTGCAGGACACGGAGCAGTGGGCAAAGCTTGGAGGGCCGTCGTCCGAGAGGTGCTCGCCCACAGCTTCTGTAGGGGGGCATCGTGGACCGACCCTAGCGTGAACGGCTCCCAGACGCCCTTCAGAGCCTCGCAGGGGAGCACCCGACCGTCGGGCTGGATTAGGAGGCGCGAGGCCGCCTGACAGCCCGCGGCGCCCAGGAACGGGGCACCTAGCCGCACGCCTGCACCAGAGGCGAAGGCTGTGATGCGCTGGGTCAGCCCGTCGGTTAGCTCTAGCTCGGGGCGTGCCGCCGCTCCGCGGCCCTGGGGGACAAAGCGCAGCAGCGAGACCTGGGTCAGCTTGAGGGCTCGGGCACACTCAACATAGGTGGGGAGCTGAGCGACGGTGAGCAGCAGGGGGGTGTGCTGAGCCTCCACCTTGAGGTGCAAGCTTTGGGCGCGCTCGATCGTATCGATTGGCTGTCGGACGGTAGCCTCGGAACGTGCGATGCGCCGGTAGGTGCTGGCGCGGAAGGACGGGATACCGAGGATGAGCTGGGTCCTGGTCGCGCGAACGGTGTCAAGGATGTCGAGGGATAGGGGCTCGTAGGTGTCCGAGACACCACAGGAGTAGAGCCGTAGCTTGAGCCCCAAGCTGTGACCATGCTGGAGGATGTCGGGCAAGCCTGGATGTAGGGTTGGCTCTCCGCCTGATATCGCGGCGGTCGTCGCCCCAAGCTCTCGGGCCTCAGTGAGAACTCGGCACACCGTCGCGGTGTCGAGATGCGTGGTAGCGTCGGGTCCCCCCTCCGTCGAGCAATAGACGCAGCGGTTGGGGCAGCGCTGCGTCAGCTCGATCGTCAGCTCCTTGAGCATGCTCTAAAGATTCTCGGCCCTCAGAGCCTCGGGATGACGCGCCAGAGGTCCGCTCCGGCCTCGTCGTACCCCATACGATGCAGCACCTTAGCAGTGACGTCCACGAGACCCTTCACCTTCTTCATATCCTCAAGAACTCCAGGGTTGTGTGTGATCTGCCGATACATCCCATTAGCCTCCTGCCAGACAGACCGCACAAAGGCTACAAGGTTGTCGATCGCTGTGAACTCCGAGGTAGGGGCCTTGTCGCGCCACCGGGTGCTCCACGCTTCAAGGGCTTTCCCCTCCTGGACGTTACCCTGGAGCTTCAGCATCCCACCGAGGTAGGCCATTGCCCAGTTGAGGTAGCGCGCCACCTCCTTAGACTTACCTCTACGCGCAGCCTTCGTAGCGAGGTTGAGATTGTCTCGGACGTCTGCGAACCAGTCCGCGGGGCCTTCGGAAGGCTCCTCGTACTCCATAGAGTCGCTACCCTCCAACTCCAACAGCCGACGGCACTCCTCAAGCTTCCTGTTCAATGCTCGGTTCATGTGTTCTCTCTCTCTCCGTAACGGTTAGCGGGATCGCGGAGGCAGTCTATCAATCCAGCATGTAGAATGCTAGCCGACCTTCTTCTGCCAAAGCCTGTCGGCGTCGTTGAAGATGCGCTTGATATCTGATAGGTCTGAGTAGTCGTACTCGTGGCGGGCGATCGAGGTCTCGTCTCGGCCGAGGGACAGGTAGGCCATACCGTCGCTCATGCTCCCGTCCAGCACGTCCTCCAGGTCAAACAGCGTGACGGACATCGAGTGACCCTCCGGGCCACGGAAGACCGCTGTTGTGATCTCGTCGTCCTCGTGCACCTCCCACCCAGGCCCAGCAATCCGCTGGAGCTGCTGGGCAGCACTCGCCTCATGAAGGTCCTCCGCACCCTCCAGGATGGAACGGACCTCCTCCAGCTTCGCATTCAGCTCACGGTTCATTGATCGTACTCTCCTCCACAGTCACAAGATCTTGGGCAGTCTATCACCCTCTCGGACAACGTACTAGCTCAGCCGCACGCAGCTCATTAGCAAAGTGCTGGTGCACACGACGCACCTCACGTCGTACCACCCTAGGGTCTCCCTGGATACGCCGAGCGGTCCGTCGACCGCTGCGATGTAGCGTGATGACGGTAGCCTCCACAGCCTGAGCCCGCTCATTGAAGCGGGTATGCTCGACGGTGTACGAAAGGACAGGATCCTCCGACATCAGAGCTCTTAGCGACCACGTGGTCGCTAATCCCCCGTAACCTCGAACGGATCTAAGGCGCCCATAGGCCACGTTCCTCGGGGCCCGCGACGGTCCAGAGCAAACTCCGTTGGCAGCTCCGCTGGGTCTTCTCCAGGCTCCTCGGGAGATGTCGATCGCGACCAACGCCTGGGCGGGGGAACAGGCTCTCCAGCTGCTGCAGCCTCTCGCCGTCGACGCTCATAACGCGCCTGCTCCTGAAAGACGACTAGCGCATTGCGCACTGTAGCTAAGACCTTAATAACGTTGATGCCGTGCGCCTTATCACGATCGAGGCCACGGAGCACATCGCTCATATTCTCCACCTCATGCTGGAGTGCGCGAAGAAAGGTGGCCTCATCCCGGCTTCTCACAGAGCTCCGCACCCCGACTCCGAGCGGCGCCACCAGCTTACCTATCTTCTGCCAATCGATCACGTGCTCCCGCCGTCGCACGTCCTCAAGAAGCGCGCGCCCCGCCTGCAGCTCAAGAGCGGCCCGACAAACCCGCAGCACTCTGTTGGTCTCTGGTGTCATGGTTGGGTCCCTCACCTCCGGCGCGGCCTTGTGGCTGCGTGGCTTTGACTGGTGGACCAGCTCCCCGAGCTGTGCCGCTCTCCTGGGTACATGGTGGTCAACTGCGACGGGGTCCGCTGAGACCGAGGAGGTCTAATCCGAGTAGAGGGGCCACTTACCGACGGCGACCTCCCTCGCACCCCACGCCGCGGAGGCGGGGGGGCCTGCCCGCGTCGGCGCGCGGGAGGCACGCGAGCATCGCCGCGCTCTTCTGCATCCCACCGAGCCTGCCGCGCAAGCTCCGATACCGCCGTAGACGCCGCCATAAGCTCCCGATTAAAATCGTGGCCTTCCCAGGTGTCGCGATATACGCCCTGCCCTCCTAAGAGGGCGCGGATCTTATCCACCTCTTTTTGCAGAGCATAGAGAAGGTAGTCCTCCGATTCGTGCTCCGCTGCGTGCCTAGCCTCCGCGCCCAGCGGTCCGACAAGCCTTCTTATGCGATTCCACTGCGGAGCCGGCTTAGCTTCGCAAAGGCTCCGGTGTTGACCTACCTCTAGCAGGACTACGCAAGCTCGCAGCACCGTATTCATCTCTGGGGTCATCGCAGCAACCATCTCCTCTTAGGTGGATCACAGACCCACGAGAACGGGGCTTCCCACGCCGAGGCTTATGGCAGCCTACCACCTCGGCACCTTGGGCTTCAACCCCAGACGTCGCTCCTCCTCAGCCATCCGTTGCTCGACCACATCAACCCAGAAGGAACGATCTGGCTCGGGGAGCGCGTTAGCTTTAGCGAGCGCCTGCGCGTACCACCGCCACAGCTTGGTCATCTCGTCCTCCTCGTCCATGGGTCACGACCCGCAGACGTAACGAGGCTGCCCCCTAAGATCAAGCCTCTGATGGTGGGGGCTCGGAGGGCTTCTCCTCCGTAAGCTCCTTGGGACCCTCCTCGGGCTTATTCAGCGGCTTGGTGGGGTCCGCAGGCCCTGGCGTTAGGTCTATCCCCGTCTTCTTCTTGACGGCCTTCCGAAGGACCTTGTACAGGAAGCTGCTGAACCACCCCACGATCACGCCCCACACAGCCGCCCCTCCAACCGTCTTAAGGTTGGCCAGGTAGTCCGAGCTGTAATGCTTGACACCAGCAGCGATACCCGCTCCTACCAGGACGGGCAGCAGGTAAAGCAGAACTCCCGTCCACCACCGCCCAAAAGCGTTCTCGGGGTCCTTCGCCTTGGGATAGGCGAGCTCTACCACGCGCCTGACGAAGAAGGTGACGATCACGACCAACACCGAGAGGTATATGGTCTCGGCTTTCACTAGCTGTGAGAAGACCTCATCCATCCCCCATAGATAGCACATTCCCTCGGACACCTGCAGCTGTGCTACCAGGGAGCACCTAGCGTGATAGGCGTTTGCTGGGGCTTGCGGGGCGTACGGGCCCGCAGCGCACCACGATAACCCGGAAGCCCTCCCACGTCTCGGGGACGGGGTTGCGCCACCCTTTGGGGACGTAGGCGCACAGGGTAGGCTCCCCGTGCTCATCCTCCCCCACCCCCACGAACCTCGGACTCCGCGCGGTGCCGGGGCAACCTAGCTTCCTCCCCAAGCTATGGGCGGCCTGCTCCTGCTTAGTCTCTAGCGGGCTCATGACAAGCTGTGCGCCATCCGTCTCTGGGCCTTCTCGCCTAGGTTGTACCCACGCTTCCTGCTCATTCTTACTCTACCTCCATGGCGCACTTAGCGCACCATCCTAGGGACCACCACAGCTGCAGGGGTCCGAGAAGCAGCCCATCGTTGGGGCCGTCGTAGTAGCTGTGGACGCGCCCCCACCTCGTCCAGCTCTTCGGGGTCCAGGCTAGGAGCGCGTAGCGCGCGCTAAGGCCCACCCAGCGGCCGTTCAGCTCCAGCTGCTCAATAACCCCCACATAGTCGCTCGCGAGCTCTAGAGCCCATCTACGGGGCGAAGCGGGCCCATCTGAGGGCACCTCTAGCAACGGTACGGTGAGCATCAGCACCCGACCTCCGCGTGCTGCAGAAGAGTCTCTATGTCCTTCCCGATCCAAACCAAACCACGAAGGGTCTTTACTAGCGCCTCATCAAGAATGTTGTGGCGCAAGATGCTCAGATCCTCCGAGACGAGGAATAGGAACAAAGCGCGGCGCAGGGGAACGGCGACGGACTCTGGTGGAATAGCACGCATCCCTAACAGACGATCTAAAAAGCTCTCCCAGCTCTCATACTTCGCCTCCTCGACGATATCCTTCCACTCCCTAAGCTCCTTAGCTCTACACTCCAAGGCCACCTCACTATCCCACCGGACATCCTGGTCATAGGGCACAAGAGGATAGCGCCCTAGCTCCAGGCACCGCTTGATGTTGCGCTTGGTGCCGCTACTCTCGCGAGCCGACGGATGGGTATAGGCGAGGAAGTGGGTGCAGGCCTCGATCGCCGCGTCGTCGCGGGCCTCGTCGGTGGCGAATCCCCCCTCCAGCTGCCAGCTGCTGACCTTGGTGCGGTACCTGTCGGGCAGGTACCGCGGGCGCTCCCCGATGTGATATACGCTTACCCGCGTGGTGCGGGTCTTGAGAAGCTCCATCACCAAGGTATCGACCCCACGGAAGTCGCAGACGATGAAGCTCTCGTCGTCCTCGTACGGGAGGAGCCAAAGGGGCTCAGCATACAGCTTTACAAAGTCCTCGAAGCGTGCGCAGCCAGGACCAAAGATGTAGAGCCTCACAGGCTTGCTCCCGACGCTGTGGGGTCATAAGCAACGACCTCGGGAGGCAACCCGACCGTCTCGATACGAGCAATGAGCTTGCATAGTCGCTGCTGTGTACGTTTCTCAGCAGCTGCAAACTTAACAAATCGATCGTGTACCTCCTGATTATCGAAGTGCTCTAGCCAGTGCGACGCGGTGCGCTGCTGCTGAACCTCTCGGGCTGCAGACATGTTGGCAAGGCCCTTCAGCCCTTCAAGGATGACACGCTCGCGGTTGCCCGAGAGCCACGACCGGAAACGCTCCGCTGCGGCTTGCATGTCGCCCAGGACGTACGATGGGGGAGGACGGCAACGCAGCCACGCGCCGTCCAGCTCGCCACACATCCTACGGATGTCCGTCTTGGTCCACCGTTTAGCCGTTTTCACGATCCGGTGCTCCCCAGGTACGCATTGGCCCACTCTAGATCGTCTTCCAACTCCCCGTGCTTGATCGCCTCGGTATGATGCCTTTCTCTCACCAAGCGCATTAGCCCCTCGATGGCCGCTTTGCTACCACTATCGTTGTCGTACTGCTCAGCTCTGTCACGGAGCCACGCTACAAGATAGACGTCGGATACACCTATGTGTAAGCCCAGCTCCAGCTGTACCAGCACCAGCTCCGCGAGCCGCTTAGCTTTGCCGAGCATGCTAAAGATCTCCTCGGTGTCTGTCAGCTCGCGAATCTCTAGAATCTCCCCAGCAAGCATAAGCTGCTCCTTCCAGTAGTCCTCCGCATCCATGATCAACGTCCTTTCTCTATCAATGTCTAGCGTCCGTGTGACATCCACAGCTCCTCGACCAGGGCTGCGGTACGGTCCCAATCCTGCGGTGTGAGCCCGTTCGGGTCCCAGGGCAAGATTGCGCACTCCACCGTGTGGCTCCAGGGGTACATCGCGGTCTTAGCCTCGCTCAGCAGCTGCTGATAGCCCTCGTGTATCTCCTGGAGGTACTCCAGCGTGATGTCGGCCTCCTGCGGTCTACCGCGCTTCCTGATGCGCTCCAGGCACGTCTCGGGCCTGGCGTTCAGATACAGCAGGACCGTAGGGGGGAAGAGCACGAGGGACATGTTGCGGACGGCCGTCATGTAGATATCCCACTCCTTGGGGTGGATCGCCCCATGCTTCATCAGCACCTGCGCGAACACCATATCCCCCCAAAGGGAGCGATCGAGAATGGCGCCGTCATAGCCGGCTGAGACCATGGTCTCAGCCGCGGCCGACATCTGAGCAGCCCAGCGGCGGTGAAGCATCTCTATCTGGAAGGGGAAGGACCACCTCTCCTTATCCGCGTAGAACAGCTCCAGAAGCTCGGGGTCTACCGGCTCCTCGATTAGCCGCAGATTGAGGCGGTTGGCAAGCTCGCGGCTCGCGGTGCTCTTACCTGCACCTATTGAGCCCTCAACAATGATCAACGGGCGCAGCCACGCCCTAACATCTTTCGGACCTCTACCGGTCATCTGTGCTCTCCTATGGGCTAGTCCAGTCCAGTCTAATGTCCGACAGCCGCACGCGGCTACACAGAATCTGCACCACCTCGAACGAGGCCCCCCTATCCTCCGACGCCCTCAGCGCGATAACGTTGCTGCTGCTCACCGATGCCTCCCGTCTCCCAGCCCCTCTAGAGCTGGGAGAATAGCACGCCAGGAGCTAGTTAAGCTCCTCCTCATCGGAGGCCGTAGGGAGGCTCGGGACGGGGCTCGGCTCCTGGGCCTTCAGCTCGTCCTCAAAGCAGGCCATGGCCAGTGCCAAGAACGCCTGCGGGGGCGCCTGAAGGTCGATAAAGACGCGCGCCGCCATCCGAAGGCACACCCGGACAAACCGCCGTGTGTGGTCAGCATCCATGGGGATACCAAGAGCACTCATCTTACCCTTGACCGCCTCGCCCAGCTTCACCTGTAGCTCGATTCTCTCCATTGCGTTGCTCCTTGCCGCTGTGTTGGTTGGTATAATGTTTGGCGACACGACCAGCGTACCCACTAGCGTGGTGATTGTCAAGACGTTGGGTAAACTTTCCACAGACGAGGGTAAGATGAGCACAGAGGCGCGTGATATTGTTGACGAGCTGACGGACCTACTGCTAACGCATCCGGGCTGGGATGACCTGCTTCTGGCCTCAATCACGGAGGCGAAGGAGGAGGCGCTGCAGCGGGGGATGGAGCGGGCCAGGGAGTGGCCTGACGACCTGGACGGCTACTTCGAGTATCTGCGTGGAGCGGTGCGGTGGATACCGCGGCAGGACTACCCGCGGGAGACGTTCAACCACCTGGCCAAGTTCTACTGGCTGCTGGACCAGCCGACGGGGCGGAAGCTGCAAGCTTCCGAGGAATTTAACCGGTGGATGTGCGACTTTGCAGCGGACTGGGGAGCTTTCCTCAGCACCTCTGCATCAGCGGCAGACCTGGCCACCTTTGAGGCAGACCCAGCTTACAACACCTGGCAGTATGTCAAGCCGCCGCATGGGTGGGCCACGTTCAACGACTTCTTCGCTCGCTACATCAAGCCAGGCATGCGGCCTGTGGCCGGCTACCGGCAGGATGCCATCATCACAAGCCCCGCCGACTGCACCTTCAAGGCTAAGTGGCCCATCAGCAACGACAGCACAGTCACGATCAAGTTCACCCACACCTACTCGGTCCTCGACCTGCTGGAGGGGAGCCCCTACCGCGACCGCTTTCGCGGCGGCCTGTTTGCTCACAGCTTCCTGGGTCCCTCGGACTACCACCACTTCCACTCACCGGTCCGGGGGACCGTGCTGGAGAGCCGAGCTGTGGTGGGCCGCGTATTCCTCGGGGTCACGATCAACGAGCATGGGGAGTTTGAGGCGCCCGACAGAGCTGCCAACGGCTACGAGTTTCGGCAAGCTCGGGGCATCATCATCTTTGACAGCCCGATCGGGCTGGTCGCTGTCATCCCCGTAGGGATGGCGCAGGTCAGCTCGGTGAACATGACCGCTGTCGAGGGCTCCTACGTGAACAAAGGCGATCGCTTCGGCTACTTCATGTTCGGCGGCTCGGACATCATCGTGCTGTTCGAGAAGGGCTCCGGGGTCGAGTGGACCGCTGCCCCCGGCATCCACACTAACGTGGGGATGGCCGTCGCTGAGGTCTTTCGCTAGATATCGACGCCGTTCACCCATGCGGGGTCGTAGGGGTCCGAGAGACCTGCGCAGGTGAGGTCCTCCGCGTCGCCCTCAATCTGCATCAGGTAGGTCACGGTCCAGTCCTCGGGGTTGGCCCACTCAATCACCTCGTCCGGGGCCTTAGCCGTCTCCTCAAGGCCGTCCTCAACCGCCTCGGGGGTCACGGTGCGTGTGATGCCGAAAACACGTCCTGTAAGCTCTGATCGTAGAAGGCGGCGCGGCGTCTTAAAGTTCCTCATCTCCCCGAGCTGCTGCCACGTCTCCTTGCGCTGCTCATAGAGGCCGTCTACTCGCCGGCGTAGCATCGTTACGCAGCGCTCGATCGGGTACTGTCGCGGTTTGAAGGTAGCCAGGAGCTCGTCGGCCACCCAGACCTGGTGCATTCGGTCGAGGCGCTCTCGGACCACCCCACACTTTGCGCAGTGCCGATTGCCACCACCCCCTATTGAGGTCTCCTCAAACGGGTACCCGAAAAGCTCCGTCGCACACTCGGTGCATAGCCATGCCAGCTGTCTCATGATGGGATCTCCGTAAGCTCCGCAGGCGCCTGGGTCGAGATGCCTGCGGCCTGAAAGAACTCCTCGGTGGCGTTGCACCAGTGCATCCGATCGCTCTGCTTCCGGACCACCCCACACTTAGCGCAGCGGCGCTTCCCCTGGCCGAGCGTCTGCCAATTCTTGAAAGGAAAGGCAAAAAGCTCTGTCGCACAGTCGGTACATAACCAGACTTGGTCTTTTCTCTTCTGCTCACTCATGATTGCATCTCCATGTACTCGGCCACCACCTCACCTCGGCGGAGCAACACCAAGCCCCCCCGAAAAGCCATAGGTCCTTGATCGGAGGCGTACCGCCACAGCTCGTCGCCGTCCTGCCATTGATCGCAGAAACGGTCCCATTCGGGCTCGCCGGTACGCGTCGGCGGCTCTCCCTTGGGGGTACGCTCTATCAGCCGTGTCTTGAGCCTCGCCATCCAGCCCGGAATACTCGGCGCTGCCGGCCCAACGGTGGTGGCCTCCATCACGGTGTCGTCCACCACGTCCACGTGGAGGGGTCGCGGTGTCTCCGTCTCCCGGCGGTTGTCGGCCCGCAACGTGGGCAGGTTGGCCGCGCCGGTAACCCACAGCACGCCTTGAATGAAGCCCAGCCACCGCTGGGCCTTGTCCAGCTTCTCAGCCTCTAGGTGTCCGAGAGCCTCCTCACACATCCACAGGGCGTGCTTGAGGGCCGCCTCGGGCCACGGCTTGACATCGACGAGCCCATACCGCGGGGGGAAGGGAGGAGCTTCTAGGCCCCGCTCCTTGAAGGCGGCGCCGATGTGCTCCTGGCACCGTTTGATCGCTCGCCGTACACGCGCGGCGTCCATCACCCCTCCAGCTCCGTGTAGCATCCCCTGTGGTACCAGACGTGCGGGCCGTACTTCGCAATACGCTCAGTGCCCCCACCCACAGACCGCAGCACGGTATCCTCAGCTACCCCGACCGCGTCCTCGTAGCCTAGAGCTGGTAGATCAACCACGTTTCGGCCGCAGACAGCACAAGAATGAACTATCAGCAGCCTATTGCTCTCGGGCAGCCATCCGCCCGTGAGAACCTGCTGAACGACACGAAAGGTCGCAGCCCGCCACTTCCGCCTGATGTGCTCGGGCAGGTCCTCCCAGGTGGGCATGGGCTTACCCTCGTAGTTCTTCCAATCCGCATCCTCGCCGTAGGCGACGTAGCCTATACGAGCCAAGCTCTCGTGCTGGAGCAGCTGCTCAGACGTAGCGGATGCTCGGGCTGCTACCTCCCGCTCTACATCAAGCGCCTGCTGCCGCTCCTCCTCCTCGCAAAGTATCTTGGCTAAGTACGCCACATCCTCGGGCGTCATGTTGCGTAGATCAATCTCTCTCGGGCGCTTCATTCCTCGTCCTCCGCATCGCGCTCTGCGCGTCTATCCCCCTCGTTCCGTCTAGCCTTCAGGTAGGTGGTAGAGAAAGCCTGGTAGCCGGCCTTGCGGGCCTCGCGCAGCTCGGCGGATGCCTCCTTGCGGGTCAGACAGGCGACGGGCTCCCACGAGCTGTCGTCAAGCGTGAGCCGCTTGACCCACACGATCACGAGCCGCTTTCGGCCGGTAAACTCCTGAGAGTGCGGGTTGCCGGGGTTAGGTGGATGCTTGTGGTGCTTGGGGGCCGGCTTAACCTCTCGGACCACTCGCCGGTACGGATGGCTCATCCTCTAGTCTCCCCTAGGGCCAAAGCACAACGCATGGAACGCCGTCTGGTTTGAGGTCCTCCTCGCTGTCAGCTCTTTAACGATCATCCCACCCCCTTTACCAGCAGCAGCGTGCCTCCGCCCTCATGAGGACATTCGAGCGGGCGGGCATCCAGCGCTCTCGGCCGCCGATCGTCATCAGTGGCCGAGTGTGTGCATTTCCCCTGCGCCTGCACCCCGCGGCCGCTCTTTACCGCAAAGGGGCACTCTCGACAGCGCGACACCTCGATCGTGTACGCAGGCGCTACTGCGATTCCCGTAGGGGGCTCGGACTCAGGTGGAGGGGGCTCTGGCTTCGGCTCTGGCTCAGGCTCGGGTGGAGGGGGCTCTGGCTCTGGTACCGGAGGCTGTTCGGCCAGGCGTCGAATAAGCTCATCCTTCAGCATTCGGACGGGGCTTTCGGCCGTCTCCGGTGGCGTAACGAAGCCCACCTTGGGGCGACGTTTGAGGACCGCTGCCTGAAAGGACTCGATCAGCTCCTCTGTGTCCATCTCCGTTACAGGTGTGTCGCTGCTCATCTATCGGTCTCCTATACGTCTGAGGGTTTAGGTCCCCACTAGCGCGGGGAAGCTCCGTCACCAGGGGCTAAGCCAACCGTTCCGCTAAACTTACCAAAAGTTACCATTAGGTAGCTCCTGCGTTAGCTTCCTGCCCAGAAGGTAGTTTCACTCGGCCCACATGGACCAAGCCAGCGCTCCCTTGGCGACAGGCTGACACCCCGGAACTCGGGGCCAAAGTCTTCAGATTCACAGCAGCGTTCAGGTCCCTATCCATCACCAGACCACACCGCTCACAACGATAGGTTCGCTCTCCGAGACCCAAGGTCTCTTTGACGTGTCCACAACGTGAGCACCTCTTGGATGATGGATAGAATCTGTCTGCCTTGACCAAGATGGCACCATACCACCTGGCCTTATATTCAAGCTGCCTGTGGAACTCCGACAAGGAAGCGTCGCTCAAAGCTCGGCTCAGCCTACGGTTCTTGAGCATCCCGGCAACATTCAGGTCCTCAATCACAATCGTCCCCGCCGACTTGGCTATCATCGTCGTGGCCTTGTTGATTGAGTCTCGTCTGATGCAGGATACTCGATAGTGCTGACGAGCTAGCTGAAGCTTGGCTTTCCTTCGGTTCTTTGATCCTTTCTTCCGCCTTGAGACGGCCTTTGACAAGCGACGAAGGCGCTTCAGCGCCCCACCCAAAGCTCTTGGGTTCTCGAACACCTCGCCCTCAGAGGTCACTGCGAGATGTGAAATACCAACATCCGCCCCAAGCACACCTTTGGCGGACCTCGGCTCTGGTCTGTCCTTCTCGACGGAGAGGGAAACGAACCACCGCCCGGCCCGCTCAGAGATGGTCGCTGAGAGCACTTTGACTCCATCCTGGGGAAGGTAGCCCTGCTCCTTCAAACGGAGCCTACCAAGCCTCGGGAGCTGAATATGAGTGCCTTCGGAGGTGACCTTGACGGTGCCGGTGAGAGTGAAGCTTCCAATCCCGTTCCTTCGGCTTTTGAAGCGAGGGAATCCCTTCCTTTTGGCCCCTTGCTTGCAACGCCTAAAGAAGCTCTTGTAAGCCTTATCAAGGTTCCTCAAGCTCTCCTGGGCCGCGCACTTCGAGACCTCATACATCCAGGGGACGCCGCCCTGCTCCTTGGGGAGCTTCTTCAGCTTGTTCAGCTCCCGGTGAAGCTCCATGGCGCTCGGAGAGCGTTTGGTTGTCCGATAGCTCTCGATCTTCTGACGAAGGCCCCAGTTGAAGGCCCACCGAGCAGCTCCCGCGTGCTTCAAGAGCAGTGTCCGCTGAACGTTGTTGGGGTCCAGCTCCACTTTATAGCCACGGTTCACCTTCATTTTCCTGGGCCTTCCTCTTGCGGTTGGCGGCAGAGCGACGACCATAGATCCTTGCGGAGAAGGATGACATCAGAGAAAGGATGTCCGAGACAAGCTCCTCCTCGTAGCTCTTGCCCAGAGCCTTTCGAACCCACTCTATCCGAACACCATGGCTCGCAAAGTAGCTCTCAAGGAACCCAAAGGAGAAGCGGCAGAGGCGATCCTTATGCTCGACTACAACCACGTCCACCTTGTGCTCGTTGACTAGCTTGAAGAGCCGATGAAGCTTTGACCTCGTATCAGACATCCCCGAGCCAACCTCTCGAAGCACGGCTTTGACCTGGTACTCCTTCTTGGCGCAATAGGCTGAAACACGGCCTACCTGACGTTCAAGGTCGCCCTTCTGCTTCTGGTCATGGCTGCTTACGCGACAGTAGACCACGGCTCTGAGAACCGCGCTCTCAGGCTGCTGGCCCTGAAGAGCTTGAATATCCGAGAGACGATAGCGCCGATGACCTCCTGGGGTGCGGACAGCTTGGAGACGGCCTTCGTTATCCCACCGACGTAGTGTACTCGGGTCTGCTCCAAGCTGCTTGGCCGCCTGACGGAGCGTTAGGAGTCGCTCACTCATCAGCCACGCGCTCTTGAGGGTCTAGCAACAGAACTTTTCGCCAGTGATCGTAGACCTTCTGAAACTCCTCAAGGGTGGGGACCTCATCAGGCTCAAAGGGGAACATGTGAGGATGAATAGCCCCGTTAGAGGTCTC